AACAGTATACATGTTAAGCCTTACAAAAGTCAACAATAAAATAAAAAAACATACAATTAAGTATGTTTTTTCGGTACAAAATATTTCTCTTGGATATTACCGTCTTTATCTACAACAATACCGTTTAACTGTCCGCCATAGGCGCAAGCACCATCAATGTATATTGTACGGTCTCCTAAATAAATATCACAGTTATTACCTTTATGGAAGTTAACTGTAGGTGTATGTCCTACAATAATAGTTTTACTTGTCTCGTTCTTTTGGAATGGATTTGGTCTAGTCCAAAGCATTTCATGTTCCTCTGCTGTTTTCCAGTCTGGCTGTCTCCATCTCGGAATACCCCCATGCACAAATAGCACGTTACCGAACTCGTAGTAAGGTTCTAGGAGTTCCAAGGTGTCTTTTACATTAGAGTTATTAAGAAGCTCTGTACGCAACGCTAGGGCGCTAAGAGAAGCTGTCTTAGTTCCTAGAATAGAATTAGCTGTCTCTTGACCTCCTTGATAATACCACACTGAGTATATCTCTTGCAAGTCCTCGTAATCTGGTTCTAATCTTAATGGGAAACTAAGAAAATCTAATAGCATTTGGTCATGGTTCCCTTTAATTGCTGTGCCACCAGAAGCCATATGTTCGTAAACAAAACCTAGAACTTCTTTTGATTGGAGACCTCTGTCTACATAATCTCCTAAAAGAATCAATTCCTGTTCTTCACGATTCCAATTTTTTAATAACTCCATAAATTCATCGTACATACCATGTATATCTGATACTACGAACGCTTTCTCTTTGCTCATTAATCGTCCTCTACTTTCTCAAAATATCGAAAGAACGCATACCAGTCATATCGTTCAGTAACCTGCTTACTCTCGTACATAAATACAAACTCAACGTATTTGTGTTTAACTGCATGAGGGTCTATTGGTTCCCAAGGAAGCCTGCGAGGGTAATCATAGTAAACTCTTGTTGGAATGACTTCTCGCATTAATAATTTAGGGTACCGCTTTTTAGGACGGTACCTCTTTCCTAAAACATGTTCGTATGTCGGTCTCATTCTATTGTACCATGTTTCGTATAAGTTAAGCCGGACTCATTGAAACGCTTTTCCTTTTCTTCAATCAGGTCAATACACTCTTTAATTGTGTATGGTGTCCCAAAAGGATGTAAAGTTAATTCTGGTGAATCGACACCTACATTTAATAAGTTAGGTTCTTGATAAGCCATTTCGTGAATGTGTCCATGTAAGTTTACTCGGTTTCCTCGACTACCAATAATAAGTGGATAGTGTGTTAAATGGATGATTTTTCTTTCCTGCTTTAGTATTACACCAACATCACTCCAAAATACTCGTTCACGTAATTCCTCATCCCGATTAATTGTTTTTAAAAGCTTGGTACTGTCGTGGTTTCCTTTAACCATGATAATGATACCGTTTAGCTTACGAAGAATCTCTAGAGTATCCTTTGGTTTCTGGTTCATGGCAAAGTCACCTAGATGGTACACAGTATCTTCCGGTTTTACCCGTTTGTTCCATGTTTTGATTAAGTAAGCGTTCATTTCATCTACATCAGCAAACCTGCGCCTTGTTTCTACAAAGCCATCTTCTCCACAAATATTGTGGTGATTAAAGTGCATGTCTGAAATTACATATGTTTTCATTCTAGCAACCCTCCCAATTCAAAGTTATCGAAGCACTCTGCATTGTATACATTTTGAATGGCATTCCGATAGAACTCTACAGTTTCTAGACTAACTGGGGTGAAGTTGTGTACGTCTACCCCTACGTTAAGAGCATTACGTTTTACTTTTTGCTTTTCATGAATATGTCCGAATAAGCCAAAATACCCATCTTTGATTTTATCTTCTGAATAACTCATATGGGAAGGCTCATGGACAAGAACTAATTTTTGGTCTACAAGGGTGACAACTGTTCCTTTTCGAACAAACTCAAAGTAGTTTTCTTGTTCCGGAGTAATAAGTCCACCTTTTCCATCCCGTTCGTAGTTACCAAATAATAAATGAATTTTACCTTTAAGCTGTTTAGCTACTTCGAAGTTACCGAAATCTCCTAAATGGTAAACAGTGTCTTCTTCATCTACAACATCGTTCCACCGTTCTATCATAGCTAAATCAGCATGTTCTACATTATCAAAATACATACCTCGCATGGAGTATTTGAAAGTACGTTCTTGTCCAAAGTGTGTGTCGGATGTAAACCAAATCTTACTCATTTACATCATCTCCAAACGTTCATAACATTTTTTAACTACCAAGGCATCCCACATTGCATTATGTTTTACACCCTCCATTGTTTCACCATTACCAAGAAGGAACGCAAACTCTTCACGAGAAATATCAGGGTCAACGCCTTTAGCCTTAAATAACGTACAGATGTCAAAGGGAATGTAGTACACGTTACTGGGTATAGAGAGTGCATCCCCAAATAAATGATTAAATAGAACCCAGTCATATGAAAGACAATCTGACCATACTTCTACAGAATTAAACTGCGCTAGCCATTCCTGTAGTTTTTGTGCAATATATGCTGTGTCTCCATAGTACTGATTTTCTTCTTCTCGTAGGTTTTCTTCCCCTACTAAATTATCAAGCACATGCGCCTGTAACCATTCGTCTACTTGTGTTTCATCGTAATCGTTTAACTCTGCATAAAATGATACACCATTTTCAGCTATAATTCCAATACTAATTAGTGTAGTATCTTTATGCAATCCTGTAAACTCTGTGTCAAAAAAGATTTTCATATCTTACTCCTCTATGCAATTTAATTATGATTATGTTGTGACTATTAATAGAATTAGCAATTGAAGGTAATGAACTGTTTGGTCAATTGTTAATTGTGTTTTTGGGTCTGGTACTATTGAAGGAAACCATGTACTTTGTGCTTTGAGATAGTCCATTACAAAGTGTGGTAACCATAGAACAAGTAAAATGTGTGCTAATGTAATAGACAAACCAATTAGGTAACCTGTCATAGCAATTGTAAAAGTCCAAATAGTTGCATGGATAAATAACACATACAAGTCTCGTGTTTTTTCTCTTGCAATATATTCACTTTGTAGTGCATAGTCTCCTACAGCATGTGCTCCTACTAACATAACAAACATAGTAATATATGGTGTCATTCTTGTTCCTCCCTACAATCGTGATAACCTTCTCGGTAAGCTTTAAGCCAATCTTCAAGTTCATCCATATCTGACGAGAGGCTAATTCTATTTAGCACTGTGTTAATTGGTATTTTAATATCTTCGGTTACTTCTGGTTCAAACGCTTTGTATAATAGCTTGTCGTACCAGTCTTGATTCCACTGTGTACCTGCCTTATCTTTTATATAGTATTTATTCCCAATATACTCGATAGGGTAGCATTCACCCTTAATAAACAATGTGCTACTTCCATACATAAATGTCTTTTTACACAACAGATATTTATGTTCATTTAGTTTAATCAATTGCTTTTCCTCCGTATGCTTAGACTCGGTATCTTCAATTAGTTCATTAAGCGGTATATACTCTATTGTTCTCCTAAGAACTGTATCTCCCGCTTCTTCATCTGTATCTAGCCAACGTTTAGTGCCATCACTCATCCAAATAAGGCGTAATGGGTAACCCATTTCGTCATATTGGATAATATTAGTTCGGTTACTAACTGTCGGTTCTGGTTTCTTTTTTAGGGATTTAAACAAGTTCACCTTGTCACCTTCCTGATTAAGGAAGCTGTTACCTCTACAGGAACAACCTCTAGGTTTCTATACTTATTATTATATTTGCCTTCTTTTAGCAAAATTCGAATCATTGTGTCTCTTCTGCCTACCGCAGATTCACGCATGGGATACATTTGAGCATATGACGGGTTAGAAGACCACGCATGGAGAGTTAAACCGGCTGTATAATACATATACATCTCCCACTCTGTATCATAGGCTCTTATAACAAACTGAGTGCTCATTTAGTTACCTTCCTCAACTTCTTCATAAGTGTCTGCAAAGATGTCTGGTTTACATGGATAAACTTCACCTTGAACACCTTGAATGATATAGTCTCCCACAGAAACGTGCATCCAACCTTCAAGTGTTTTAATATAAAGTTCTCCTTCTTCAAAACTGTAATCTGCATTTAATATCCATTCTGGGACATAGTAGTTTCCTGTGGAATCCATAAAATCCCCATCAAATTTAAATGCCTCAATTACTACTGGTTTCTTTCTGTACTTCATATGTTACCTCCGTATTTACTATATTTTGTAATATAAAAGATACTTCTACACCACGAAAGTCTTTGTGTGGCTTAGTTCATATTTCCATTTTAATTACTTCCTTCCTTTTGTTGGTCTTGTTCCGTTTCCTTGTACTTTTGTTCCCCTATACTTAATAGCACAGTCAGCGTGCTGTAGTCTCCAATAGCCATTCTTTCTTTCAAAATGACCTTGACCTTTCTCTACAAAATTACCGCACCTGTAGCAATAACCCGGATACTTGTTGCGCATAGTAGTCTCCCCTTTACACAAGTTCTAACGAAATACTTAATATACCAGAATATTTATCTTTTACAGTTTCCTCTACTTGGTTAACTGCTTCTTCCAGTGAAATAGCTGTATTCGTATCCTCGGAATAAGTCTTAGCTAAAATCCGTATTGCATGAACTTGGGAAACCTCTTTTAGTTCAACAGAGATTTCATCTCCATCATCCGCATAAGCTTGCTCTTTGTATATCTCTAAAGCTTTGTTAGGACTATAAGCTGATATAAGAGCAAAATAAGGACTAGTTACTTCATAGAACTTAATTCCTGTTAAGTTAAAGAAAGGTGCCACGTAGTCCATTACGCCTTTTTTCATACGTAGTTCATTTGAATGTTTTAAACTATCGTAGTGCTCTTTTTCTACTACAGCAACCTCGACTACTTTACCTTTTTCTACTTCATTTGGGGTACGTAGTCTATCTCTAGCTCCAAGATAGCTACACATTAGTGCATCTTTAACTATCGTTCCGGAAGCAGTATTATATCCTGTTTTATAAAAGCCATCTTCTCTTACTGCAACATATAATTTTAACGGCTCACTCATCTTAATTTTCCTCCCCTAAATTCTCACTCTTAGCTCCACAGTAAGGACATTTATCTGGTACTAAAACCTTACTCATGATTTGTTCACCTTTCATGTATACAGTATACCTCTATGGTATCAGTAAGTCAACACTTTTTTTACAAAAAAAGAACAGCATTTCTGCTGTCCTAAAAATCACACCAATCATCTTTATCATAAGAATCATCTGTGTAGTGTTCTTTACCTTTAATGTTAATAATATTAACATGCTCATCTTCCTCTGGTTTCTCTTCTTTATTTTTCTTGACAAAGTAGTAACCAATAGAGAAAGCTATACCCCCAAGCAACAGTATAATTAGAGCGATAAAGAATTTAGCAATGAAGAATCCCATTAGTGCATCACTCCATGTTCATTGTAATAGTCAATAGCCTCACATCTAGCTTGATAAGCTTCATCTAACGTGTTGTACGTACCTAAATAGTAAACCTTACCATCTCGCTTTAACCTAGCTGAATAGTGGTCACCTCGTTTGTATATACCAACATGTTTACGGTGCCTTCTGTTTAAAGCTTGTACTTTCCAGTCAGTCCATCGGCAGTTATCCGGAGAATAATCTCCGTTCGTATCAATTCTATCTAGAGTAAGCCCTTCTTCGTAACCAGAAGACAAAGCCCAGTCTAGGAACGGTGAAAAGGTAGCCCATACCGGCGCTACCTTAATTCCCCGTCCACCATAGTTATGGTAGTCACTTGACTTAGGATTGGAAGTCCTATAATGGATACCTTGCCATACTTTATAAAGTTTCTTATGTCCAAAACTTTTATTCTTAAGACATCCACAGCTCTTAACTTCACCGGAAGTGAGCTTATCTTGCGGTTTGACTACAGTATTTCCACATTCACATAGACATTTCCAGTAGCTACGTCTAGCTAAGTGTGAAAATTCAGTCACTGTTAGCTTTCCTGTAGTAAACCCTATGAGATTTTTTACTCCTTTAGGGAGTTTATTTTCCGTCATCGCTACCATCAACCATTACGGAGCTTTTATCTCCTACAATAGTAGTGACCCAACCGTTTTCCTTACGAGCTTGTGCTTCTTCGTAACGAACTAGTTCATCCGTAACAGATTCTGCAATTTTCTTGTTAGCTTCTGCTTGTGCATTAGCTTTGTCTCTAATAGCTTGGGCTTCTGCTTGGGCTTTCAAAGTAACTTTTGTAGCCTCAGTTTCTGCTTGTGTTTTTTGAGTTTTAGCATCTAACTCAGCTTTTTTAGCTTCTTGTCCTGAACGGATGATTGCATCAATTGATTTTTGTGTTTCTGGGTCAACGTCAGGTACACCTACCGTTACGTTTTCAACTAAGAAACCTTTACCTTCAACTGAATCAGAAAAACGAGCTAGCACTTCTCCCTCAACCTCAGAAGACTTACCTGAAAGAACATCTAGCAAGCTGTACTTAGAGTAAACTTCACGAGCAGTCTTTTGTAAACGAGATTTCAACCAACCTTTTTCAATGTCCTCAGATGTTACGTTACCGAACTCTTTGTACATTTTAGTTGCTTGTTTAGGGTCTACTTTGTAGTCATACTTAATGTTAACTACAGTTTTCTTACCATCAGATGTAGAAACCGCAACATCTTTAGCTTGGATAGTTTGTAAACGGATTGGGTATTGTGTTACTTTATCAATACCTACCCATTTAACGCCGGGCTGTAATGCTTCGGATTTAACACCACCGTTAGGTGAGAAACGTACACCTACATAACCGTTGTCGATTCGTTCGAAGAAACGGAACGCACCGATTGTACCTCCAATCAATAAAATAACTGCAACCACTCCGGTTACGACTAGGCGTTTAAACGTCTTCTCGCTCATAAAAATAATTCCTCCAATATTTAGTTTTTTATGTGTAAGTTTTCCCCTTACAAATAACAGTATACCGTACACTTTATAACAAGTCAACAACTTTTTTATTTTCTTGTAGAAAATAATTTAATGGGTGTATGGTCTTCTCCTTCAAGATATTTACCATCTTCCCACAAGACCACTGAGCCTTTCTCTAGGCTTCTCTGTACATCAATGATACGTTGATTCCATGAACCACGGAAAACAAGGTTAGGGTTGAATTTATCCTGCTCAAAACGCCCATCTACGAGTACATCTACGTAAGATAATAGTTCAAGCTTATCTTCCCAGTTTTCAGCGTTAGAATCTGTAAGCTCTTCAAATGTGTAACCTGACCATGACCATATTGTTTTACCTGTTAGCTCCGATTTAATACGTTTAGCTAAAGGCAATAGGACTTGTGTATTTAAGAAAGGTTCTCCGCCTAACAAAGTAATACCATCACAATAATCTTGTGAAATATCTTTAAGGATTTGGTCTTCTACTTCTTGGGTATAGTCTTTTCCCCAACTAAAGTTTTGTGCCTTTTTATTGTAACATCCTAAACAATTAAAAGGGCAACCGGAGACGTAGATACTTCCACGTACCCCGATACCGTCTACCATTACAGGAAACTTGTAATCAGCATATTTACCCTTAGACAATCTTTCTGCTGTCCATGTCATTGGGTCTTTACTCATCTGTATTTCCTTCTTTCTTAACATGTAAGCCTTCGTCATACCCTGATTGGGTAAACTTAGCTTGGCAAATTGCACACTTATAGGCTTTGTACCCTAGATTATTATACGGAACCACTTGGTCTTCCCCGTCTTCATCTTGGTGGGTACACGCTTTTTGTAGCGCATTTAATATTTCGTTTCGTTGCTTGATTAATCGTTCTTTCTTTGCAAGATGTCTACGCTCTTCATGTAGAATTGCAGACTCTGCAATAGCTAAAAGATTTTGTAAAGAGGAAGCTGTATTCATTAAATTGCCACCTCGTAATTAAATCTTCCGTTATGTTTGTAGCCTTCAACCTTAAGTTCAGATAGTGGGCACTCAAAGAAGTTAGTCATGTCAGCTTCTTCCCAAGGTAATACTAGCTTAGGTTCTGCGTTTAAAACTTCCTCTGTCATAGGAGCAGTTACTTGTTCGACAGCTCGTTCCATATGACGGTCGTAGATATGTGCATTGTCGATATTCCAGAACATTGTACCCAACTCTAAACCAGATACCTTAGCCATAACTACCTGTAAAGCATGATACTGTAGTACATTGAATGGGAGTCCTAAGCAACAATCTGAACTACGCTGTTTAACATGTAGGTTTAACTTACCATTTTGTACAGTCCAATGCGTAGCCCATACACAAGGCTCTAAAGCCATGTCATCTAAGTCTTCGACATCCCATAAAGTAGTCATAATTCTTCGTGAACTTGGGTTGTTTTTAAGCTGTGCAATAACTGCCTCTACCTGATTCAGCTTTATATAAGGTTGGTAACTACCTAAATTGTAACCATCCAGTGGTACAAACTTTGTAATTGGGCAATCTTCTAACCGATTTTTAGCTAACGTAATCCCATCGCCTGATGCAACAAATCGTTCTTTATTACGTAACTGCCAACCATAAGCTTTTCCAATTGTCCCATCTTCTTTTTCCCAAGAGTCCCAAATAGTAACTCCACGTTCTTGTAACCACTTGACATCGTTAGACATTGCTTGCCAAATCCATTCTAACTCTGTAAACGCCCACTTAGACCCTACAAACTTACTTTTAAGAATTGGTAGCCCCATGTCTGGTGTAATTTTAAAGCTTACACCTTCAATTGCATACGCAGGAGCAGGTTCTCCATCTTCATAATGTGCTCGTACCTCATCGGGGTTTTGCAAAATACCTTTTTCTTTAATAGCCAACACAAGGTCAGCGTAAATCTTATCAAAACTCATGTATACTCTCCTTTTCTATGTTCGTCTAACTATATTGATAGCATCTGTGTACCCTTTTCTGCGTACCCAATCTGTGTAGCTATTGTGCTCTTCCTGCGCAATTGCCTTTAAAGAACCATACCACTTCTTGACTTCTTCCCGTTTTTTACGTTTGAATACTAATGGTTTGTTTTTGTCTATGACGTCAATAATCTTGTTTACCCCGCCAGTATTACCTATAAGCATTAATCGTGAAATAGTAGGTTTTGGAGGAAATAACTTTTTGCATCCCTTACACAGCTCCTCCGGCTCTTTTTTCCTATTTAGCACACTCAAATCTGGTAGGGTTCTACCACAACGTATGCACTCAGTTCCATAATTAAATTCATAGTAATTTACACCCTTACGAGGTGACTTTGGTGTAAGCCTCAATTTAGTTTGAGTTATTTTAACTCTTTTTCTTAGTACTATTTTGTTTTTCTTAACCTTAACACCAACTGGGTCATTACCATCAAAATTAAAAGAAAAACTAATTGTTCCAGAGGGGCTAATTACCGGAGTAACTACATTGCGTTCTTCTCGGTCTGCTAACACCCGAACATCTGTTATACGTTTACGTCTTTTCTTTGTGAATAAACGTCCTCGTGTGTAGTCTATACCTTGCATATTACAAACCTAGCCATGAACGCACTTTACTGAAAGGAGGTTTCTTTTCAGGTTCCTTGTACTCAGAATTTGTACGTTTTAATTTATCATTGTAATTATCTGCAAGTGTTAGCAATTCATCAGGGTTCACTGTTTCACAATAAAAAGCAATCTCCTCCCCAGTTAGCTCTCTATTTTCTTCAATCAATTTATCAAGAGTCAAATCACAGTACTCGTCTTCCCAGTCAGCTAAGAAATACATACGCTCCATGACATAATCTGATGTTTCATCTAAGAATACACCAAATAAAATTGGGTCTTTGTCTCTACTATCTTTTGCTACTTGTTGTCCTACTTCATCTGTATAGTCTGTAAACATGACAACTAGACGGTCAAATTTATCTTGTACACGTTCAATTACAGGAACGACTTCATCTGGGATTTCACGAGGAAAATCTTTAAGGTCAGCTAGTTTAACTGTGCGATTTTCTACGTTTTCAATAAAATTCTCAACGTCTTCTGAGTATACAAAGGTTGTAATACCCATATCACGAATTTCTTTTTCTAGTTGAATCGTTCGAATGTGATGACGTAGCAATGATATTTGTCGGTCTTGCTTCGTTTTAATTGCTTTCTCTAGCATACGTAGTGCATTTGCATAATAACGGTCTAGGTCAGCATCTTGATTTTCTTTTTTACTTTGTTTCACTCGTTCGAAGAACTCTGTAGGTGATAGTTCCTCTACTGATTTAGTTGTTAAGTTTTCAGTCATGATATTTCCTCCTAAAAAAAATATTCCTTACAGTAAGTAATATACCATCTGTAAGGAATAAAGTCAACACTGTATTAGAAAATTGTTGTAAACATGTTGCTATGGTCTAGGGCTAATGTTGCATCTCCTGTAATTCTACCATCACGATACAAGATAATTGTAGTATCATCAGTAGAAAGGTCTACTTTTGCTTCGTGAGAAGTAGCAACAAACCATACATAATCACTGTCTGTTTCATCTGTTTTACGTTCAGCATCTTGTTGCATTTGAGCAACGTACAACTGAGCTATATTATGTCCTGATGGGTCTCTAGAAGGTTCTCCGAAGATGGTTGATGCACTAATTGATTCTTCTTGACCATTTAAACCAAGCTCCTCTAGAACACTGTGTACAGTCATTTCAGGTGTATCCGTAGCTCCTAAGAAAGCATTAGGGATTTCGTATACCCCTTCTTGAACTCGGTGTAGCAACACCATACCCCCTGTTTCGGGACGGTATCTTAATGGTATTAATGTAATGTTAAATCCTACTTTTTCAATCATGTTAATTCCTCCATTTATTCAATAACTTTTTGTTTAGTTAATTTGCCACTTTCATCATACCACGCATAGATTGCTGTGACAACATTTGTTTGGTATAAAACATCTCGAATTGCAAACCAGTAGTTCCCAGAACCAAAGTCTAATAAGAACCAGAAGAAATTACTTGCGAACCATCCCCACCATGAGAAGTCAATTCGCATAATCATTAAGAATTGTGATACGATTCCTAGCAAGTAAGCAATAATGTTACCCCAATACATGATGTTACCCATTAGGGAACCATCTGTAGTAAAACCAATTTTATCTCCGTACATAATTAAAACAATTAAACCTACAATCGTGAACGCTAAAGTAAATACTACCCAAAAAGCGTTCATCTTACCTACTTTAATACGCCCATCTTCATCTTGATTAGACTCTTTAGTCCACTCTTTTAACCCAATAATGTGTGTAATACCATAATATATACCTGCAAAAGCCAAACCGAAGTTCCCGAACATAGTATTAATAATAATTTCACCAACGTTAGAACTAATACCTAAGATATTTCCCATTTTAGGATAACGGTCTGCTAAAGATACCACACAAGGTACACCTAAACAGTAAGCTGTGATATAGAACAACCAATTAGTTTTATCTGACCAGTCGGTGACAAACACACCGACAACCAGTCCCAGTACCACCAAAGTAATTGCGTACTGTTTGCGCCACTTCCCATTGGCTAGTGAAATATTGTCCATAAATGTTTTCATATTATTTCTCCTCCTTTGTTTTTGCCCAAGAAATTATAACTACTCTTACCGGTTCCCCATTGATGTAACTATGCGTTTTAGCATTTACTGTAAAACCTCTTTCTGCCAAAACCTCTGACAGAACTTGCTCCTGACTATAAAACATCTTCCACGCTAACGCATTTTTATTTGAAGCTAAAATTAGTTCTCTACTATGGGGAGCCTGTTTCTTGATTAAACCTAAAATGTGATTAAGCTCTTTTTCATAGTTTTCTTTCGCATAGAGCTGTCTAGCACTTTCAGCATTAAAGTCTGTCAACTTTCTCTCTTCTACTAGCCTATTTAAAAACTCATCTGCCCAAGAATATTCTTCTTTTTCACTCATCATATTTCCTCCTTGTTAGTCCAAATTTCGTCAACGTATAATTGTAATGTATCAACTGTAGTTCCTTCTAGGTACTTTTCGATAATTTTCTTGCAAAGTTCATAACGAGTTTCATAATCGCTTGCAGTTACTTCCACATAAGGAATATGATTCTCCGCATATAATTTCTTCAACAGGTTTTGGAAGTCTTGTCTACGTTTTTCATCACCGATTAAACGCATACCATCGTCTACCCATTTAGTCGAATTATCTAACAAAATAACCAAGTCAAATCGGTCATTATCAATCTTATCTTGCACAGACGGATGCGGTTTTCCTTCATACGTAATACAGAAAGCTTGTGTGGCTACGTAATCTGTATCAGAAATAGTAAATCTGTTAGCATTACGTCTTGCAAATCTAACATCTTGATAGTGACCATTAGCAATTGCTTGGTAGTCACTGTACTGTAATGCACTCTCATCTCCACCTAATTCAAGTTCACAGTAGTTGCGACCGTATTCCCAAACAGTCGTAGTAGCAAAGTAGTTACCTAGCTTATCTACCATCAAAGTTTTACCACTAGACTCTCCTCCTGCAATTACAATTGTGGGAGCCAACGCTTCCCGGCTAGCACGAGGTAGATAGTCCCAGTACTTAATAGGGTTATTACGTACTTTTGTTGCACTGATGTTAACATTAGAACGCTCTGGGTCTACTAACATTGTAGGACAGCCAAAGTATTTTTGATAGCCTTCCGCATCCTGTGGTTCACTTGAAAAGAATGTTGCTTCTTCCCAATCAAAGCCTCTTTCAGCCAACACACGATTACCTGTTACAGTCTCTTTCACAAGGTTTGCCCATGCTTCCCACCCATTAGGATATTCTGGAATGTTTGATTCGTCTACTAATACGGGAATAATGACATCTCGTTGAACTTGGAAAGTCTTTTGAACAATTCGTAGCTTATCACGTGCTGTTAGTGGACGTTTCATGTTAGAATCCATGTATAAACGGTCATCTCGACTATCTGAGTGGCTTACTACTACAACAAGAGTCTCTACTTGTGTGCTTGCTTTTTGAATCATATCTACATGTCCTTTGTGTAAGGGATAGAATTTCCCAACTACTACTCCGAACTTTTTCATACCTTATTCCTCCTTTTAGGTATTTTTTACTATAATTAATTATACCACACTTTACTAGTTATTTTCAATTTTTCACTAGCATCCGCAAGAAAAGTTAAATGTAACTTCTTAGGTACGCAATAAAGTGAAACAATAATTGTATTCGCTTTATTCATGTGCTTTTCCTCCTAAGAACTGTTTAAGAATTTCTCTCCAATTGACATATTCTGTTGTATGTCCTTTGTCATCAATGTAAACATCTGCACCAAGCTTACGGCTGTTATTTCCATATGCTTTCATCAAATCTGGATGATTCTCATTGATGTAGTGATAGTTAATACCACATTCTGCCAAAAACCTTTTTGCTTGTTCTAACTCTTCGCCTTCACGACATGTCCATATAAGAATTTGTTTTCCTGACTTATATAGGCTGTTAATCACTTCTTTCGCATGTGGTTGTAGCCCTACAATATTTGGAAATTCACTTCTTACAATAGTGTCATCAAAGTCGATAGCTATGTATTTGCACTTTGATAAATCTTTCATTTGTTTCTCCTTTCAAATAAAAAAGGTATACCCTTCTTTGCTACAAGAAGAAGTATACCTTATGAGTATCACTAAGTCAACACTATCTTACAAATTATTTGTAAGAATTTTTTATTTCTTTAATTTTTCCCATTTGTACGCCCGTAAAACTAATACCTGTAGACGTTTCTACGTAAGGTAATGAAGTTACGGACTTACTAACTAAATAATCTCTGGCTGTTGGGTCTTCATCAATGTTTCGTTCTTCAAAGAGAATTTTCTCCCCTTCAAGCATACGTTTCACGAATGTACACTGACCACAACCATTTTTTGAGTAGACTGTTACTTTAGGCATGAGGAGCCTCCTTTTTAAACCATTTAGAGTTTGTAAATGCTAATACATCATTTGCTAGGTATAACATGTAAGTTAGCATTAGTACATAAACTGCATGTCCATGTAAAGCTGTTTGAATCCATAGAGCTACTGACATTAGTCCTTGGAAAGTCCAGAAGTAATATTGTGCTCTAAAGCCTTTCACACACAGTACAGCTCCAACTAAACCAATCATTGCACTTGTTGCATCTAAGAAAGCCTGCGGTGAATGTAAAACAACCGTATCTAATAAGTATAAAGCGACCCAGAAAACAACAATAAGACCTAATGTTTTAAGCATGTGTACAGGTTGCATTTTACGAGGTTTCAAACCCTCATTCCATTGTTTAGAGAAGATGATAGGAATATCTAACAAAACAATATAAGCGGTTTGCATAATAATATCACTGTAGTTACCTGTTACAGTTGCTACACCGATTAATAAAATAGCAGAAATAAACCCTAAAATACCATTAATTGATTTACCCATTGTAATTGTTACAGTACATGTAAATCCAATAATTCCTGCAATTGTAGCAGTAAACCCGGTCATTGTTAACCCTTGACCTTGTAGCATAGGTAGAATAATACCGGTAAATACTTGGACTGCCATTCCGACAAACCATAATACACGAGCTGATTTGTTCCAACCAGTTAAACCATCTTTATAATATTCGTAAGTGAATAATTTTTCAATATTCTCTTTGTTATCTTTCCAAAACTTTTTTAACTTGTCCATTTGTTATTTTTCCTCCATTAAATAGCTTTCTCTAGTGTGTATAAGTCTTGATTGTCAGTAAACTTGCTTAATTCATGGAAAGGTAGTTTACCCTCTAATCTATTGTATAGCTTCAATGCAACTTGTGTAGCGTGGTCTTTACACCAAGGTAAGCCATTTAACTCACATAAACATTTAACCGTATCTACAGTAGATAGTGCCCCGACTTCACACAACTTACTCAAAATAATTGTTAACAAGTAAACACGGTCTCCTTTATCATTCACAAAGTCTTTATCTGTTACATCTAAAACAATTTTAGGGAATCCCATATCTTTTTGTAACCAATTTTGATAGTTCTCATGATGGCGTTTAAAGTATTCATATAATTCAGTACCCTCTTCTACTTTCTCAAACTCACGGGCACGTGCATTGATTCGTTTGATTTCTTCTTCAAAAGAACAATTTAATACAATCATTAAATCGGGAGTCTTTTTAGGTAATGGTTCTAATTCTTTTAACATACGATTAAGCAATCGGTGATAAACTCCCTGTTCCATTTCTGTGACATGACCCTCTTGTACTAGTTGGTCTAAGAAGATACTGTCTTCAAAAATAGAACGGTCTAAAATACCATTATCTACACTCATAGCTTCTTGAATCATTTCGAAGCGTTTAGACAACATATCTATTTGGAAAAGTAGTCCATACTTTGCTTTATCTTGGTAGAACAATTCAAGCATTGGATTTTCCTCTACCGGTTCATAAACTGCTTTTGTATTTAAAAGATTTGCTAATATTTCTGTCATTGATGATTTACCTACACCAATAACTCCGGCTAATGTAATTATCATAACCATCTCCTCTAACTTTTTCTTATTTTTGACAATATTAAGAGCCTGACTAGCAGGCTCTAATAAACCTTACATATGTTTCACACGTGCATCTATTTCTTTTTTACGTCCGTGTGCATTAGGACGAGCTTGTGGTTGACCTAAATCCTTAATACCCTCGGTTTCCCGATATTTATTAGGGGAGTAGACTATACCTTAGACAACAAAACTTTGAACTTTTTCTTGATAATATCTAACGATAACGGGAAATAGCGTACAACAATAGCAAATAGTTTTTCGTTCTCTTGACTGCTAGCACCTAGGTTTACTCTTTTAATGCCATGTTCATAGAACCTTACGCCCGTTTTAGCGTACCATTGGTCGATTAAAGCTTGGCGCTCTTCGTCAGTCCAATTGTAAGTTGTAATGCAGAAGCGCCCCTTAGTCCGCTCCTTATTAGAATAAGCAAACCAACCATCGTCAAGTAAATGGATAATAAGACCCAGTTCGTCTAACTCCTTAATAACTTCCAATCTTGTCATCTGCTTATACGGAAGTAATGATGGGGTAGTTAGCGTTGTAAATTCTTTTGCATCCGAAAATCTGCAATCATTCTGGTTCTTATCGTAAATAGTCGAGTTTTCTGTAAGTTCACCTAACGATTGGTATTTCCATCGTAAGTAATCCGCTTCACCTAAAGCATGACACTCAGAATATTGCACATTATGCCTTCCGTTAAGTTTAAACCGACCATCACCTAACCAACCACCTAATAATACTTGGTGCTGTATTGGATTGATGTTTACTTCCTTGTTGTGGGGTTGTTGCTTCTTAAACCTACGCCCTATTTCGTAAACTTGGTGTACTGTACAGTTATATTGGTTTGCTAAATTCTGTGCAGTAGTTGTTCCATATTTTTTTGCTATTTCCTGTTGTATGTTTTTATCAAGTTGTTTAGTCATTTTGTAGCCTCCGTGATTATAGTCGTTGAGCGTTATTCCTTATATGTCTAGTATAACATAAAACCTAACTAACTGATTTTACGTTTAAATAAGGAATCTTCGTTGCGGATTTACCAATCTCCAACTCTTTTACCATACCTGAGTGGTTAGTTCAGCCCCTGTATGTATTACTACTACAGGTTGGTGTTTGGAGCTATAAGGTAGTTCCCGTCAATTTACACGGTTTATTATAGTGTGAGCCTTTAGGCTATTATTTTTTTAACCCACACTGTCTTTTAACGACATCGCATGTTGCGGGGTCATTATTCCCACATTGTGGACATTCGTAGCCATCTGATGTGGGGTTAAACTCTCCGTCAAAACCACATTCATGACATTTATCAATCGGGGTGTTTGTTCCTAAATAACCAACTTTATCATAGCTGTAGTCCCAAACAGCTTCTAACGCCTTAAGGTTATGAACTAGTTTAGGATACTCTACATAGTGAATAAAACCACCAGAAGCATATTTTGGAAACTCTTTCTCAAAGTCAATCTTTTCAAAAGGTGTTGGAGCTTTACGAACATCATAGTGGAAACTATTTGTATAGTATTCTTTGTCTGTAATGTTCTCGATGATTCCATATTTTTCTGTGTCCATACGACAGAATCTATCGGTTAGGCTTTCACTTGGTGTTGAGTAGATAGAGAACCAGATGCCTGTCTCTTTTGTCCATTCATCCTTTTTATCATAAAGCTTACGTAGAACGTCTAAAGCAAACTCTTTTGCTTCTTCATGTCTTGGGTCTGTTTTATCTTGCCAGTCACCACCGTAGAACATGCTAGCAACCTCATACAGCCCAATATAGCCCATAGAAACCGTTGCACGGTTATTTATGAACAATTGTTTTACATCGTCATCATCGGTTAAATTAGCTCCAAAAGCACCATGTTTGTACAAGATAGGAGCATTCTTTGGTTGGGCTTCGTAAGTACGTTCAATTCGATAAACCAAAGCATCATGTAATACCTTAGCTCGTTCTTCAAAAATTTCCCAGAAAACTTCTTTATCCCCTTCTGATTCAATAGCAATACGTGGTAAGTTAAGGGTTACTACTCCTAAATTCATACGACCAGAGTTTACTTCGTTTCCATGTTCATCTTTCCATCCTTGTAAGAATGAACGACAACCCATAGGACATTTAAATGAACCTGTCAGCTCAACAATTTTGTCATAGTTCAAAATATCAGGGTACATACGTTTAGCTGAACATTCCAACGCTAACTGTTTTACTTCATAGTTTGGGTCTTCTGGTTTACGGTTAACTCCGTCTTTAATAGTGAACAATAATTTAGGGAAGATTGCTGTACGTCCTTCTGTTCCTAGACCTTGGATACGTACTTTAAAAATAGCTTTTTGGATTTCTCTTTCCCAACGTCCAGTACCTAAACCAAAACCAATAGACGTGAAAGGAGTCTGACCATTCGATGTAAATAACGTATTGATTTCATACTCTAGGCTTTGCATTGCATCGTAAATATCTTTGTTTGTTTTCTCGATTGCATATGTTTCTGGCTCAGGAATACGGTAACGTTTAGCATCTGTCATATGTTTTTGATAATTCATTTCGGCATAAGGCGCTAGTACTTCATCAATGCGGTCAAATGAACAACCCCCATACTGACTGGAAGCTACATTCGCAATAATTTGTGCTGTTTGTGCTGTAGCTGTTTGAATGGAATGAGGTGAACCTATTTCTGCGTTACCCATTTTAAACCCATTCTTCAACATATATTCAAAGTCAATCAAACAACAATTTGTCATTGGACGATAAGGTTGATAGTCTAAATCGTGATAATGAATATCTCCACGTAAATGTGCGTTAGCTACATGGGGAGGGAGCATTTTAAGACCCTCAACTTTGTTAACTGTACCTGCTGTAAGGTCTCGTTCTGTTGCAAAGGTATTTGAGTCCTTATTTGCATTCTCGTTGACAATAGTTTTGTCCTTTTCTTGTAGCTTACGTAGCCTTACATTAATGTCTGTATCACCTGCACGTTCAGCATCACGTAAAGAACGAAACTCAATATAGTTTCTAGCTACGTTTTTAGCAAAAGACTTCATTAATTCCTGCTCTACAATACTTTGAAGTTTTGCAATATCGACACGTCCTGTATCGCTGTAATGCTTCACTACAAAGCGTTTAACACGTTCAGCTATAATCTCCCCTAAATCTGTTTTAGCGCCCGTAGCATCCTTCTCAGCTCGTCCTACGGCACGTACAATCCTTCCTTCATTAAACTTGACAGTTCTTCCGTCTCGTTTAACTACAAAAATCTGTTTTGTCTTAACATCTACATCTTGTGTTGCTTGCACTTAAACTCCGCCTTTCTTACAATATCTAGTATATTTAGTATAGCATAACAATACTTACATTACAAGATGTAATTGTTAACAAAAAATAAAAGACTACAAACTAAGTTGTAGTCTTTTTCAACAAATATTACAAATTGATTAATTTTTTCTCAGATTAGCTCCCCTAAGAAGTCCTCTCCGTTATCTGGTTTCTTGTGTTTGTACTCATCTGTCTTAAACATTAAGTACTTGTTACCAGTCTCAACTTGTAGTCTTTCAAAAGCTCTACGGTACTCTTCGGCACTAGATGTCGCATCAAGTAAGAACTTTGCATTCAGTACAGCTAGAAGCCCTAGTAGTTCTTCTCGACTACCTGACATTTGCACCTTAACTGTACCATCCTCAGTTGTATAAGCTCCGATTTTATTCTTAATTGCCACAGTTACACCTCTTAGTCTTTTAATTTAATTTTAGGCATAGCTTCAAGAAGTTTATTATTGAACTTTCCAGAAATAACAGCTTCCCCAAGTTCGTTCGTTACCACGGAAATCCAGTAAGGAGACTTCGGTTTCAAACGATTATTGTTAACGTCTAAAAATGCTCGGAACAATCGAGGGAAGGAGGTCACCCCTACTAGTTTACTAGCAAGGTCATGTGCAATAACTTTCTTAGTGAAACGCTCTGCATTAAATGAGTCTAGCGTATATAACAAGAAATAAACTCCCTGCAACTGTGTGTTTGACCTAAAATCTGTTGAATCAATAAACTTTTGATAGGACTGAGCAAACTTGACATATTCTTTATAGTTACGAAAACGGAACGCACCATCACGTACAACATCTGTTTTTCTTCCTGCTGTACTACTATAACCTAACGCAGTAGCAATAGTAGAGGACACCCGTAATGCCGGATACGTGGACATCAAGTTCAATAGTTGTTTATAACTTTGGTACCCTGATTCAGCATACTTATGGATGTAGTCTTCGACCTTCCATGATTTACTTGTACTGTTTAATTCTCCAACATCAATGTCACTGTCATCGAACGTATAAGTAATGGGTAACCCAAGTTCACGAGCTACAGCTAAACGGTGTTGTCCGTCAATAACTTCCATCTTTCGATTTACTTTAATCTCGGTAAGAACCCCACGTTTCGCAATTGAGTCCCGTAAAGCCTTAGAAATTTTAACTGGTCTGTTTCCTTTTAGTCGTTTGAATTTGGACAGGTCTGCTGTTTCATAGACCTGTTTTACTGCTTTATCTTGCTTCTTTTCTTTAGACACCTGTCATCTCTCCCTTAATTATTTTTTGTATTGAATGCTTTGACTTACCTCAGTAATCTTCTTAACCTTTTTAAATACATTAGGATAGCATTTTTCTAAGGTATTTCGGTCTACACCAATGCGTTCATAGGCGCTAATAAGTTTGAAAGTTCCGTATTGAGATTCAACTTTTGTTTTCTTAAGTTGAATCATTTGTTCAAGAATTTCTTTTCTAAGTTCATCTCTTTGCTCGTTTAAAGAATCAAGCAATTCCTGAACACGTTTGTATTCCTTAAAGTTGCGCTCTAGTTCTTTTTCTTTTACTTCTGTAGTTGTTAGTCTCATGACCATCTCTCCCTTTCTTTACTATACTCAAAGTATATCATTACATATTATAAAAGTCAACACCTATCTTACAAAAAATTGCCAAAAAATATTTGGCAATCAGTTTTTGTCATCAGGTTCTAATAGCTTGTCCGCAGGCATATCAAAAATCCGAGCTAATTTAGCTTGATTATTTGCTCTGGGTTTTTTGATTCCATGCTCCCAATAGGATACAGTTGACCAGTGTACACCTAGTTTTTTAGCTACAGAACGCAAGGATTCATGCTTTTCTTCACGAACACGTTTCAGCACCAAGGGTTTTGGCTTGCTTTCCACGATTCTCCCCTCCATTCTATATGTAACTACAGCCCTAGGAAATCCTAGGGCAAACAGATTATTTAAGTGCTTCTTTTACAAAGTCGTATTCTGGTTTATTTAAAACAGACAACATCATTTCTTCTGGGGAAGTAACTTCCCCACCTAGTACTTGCGATAAAATATTTGTGGAAAATCCAGAAACTAACGCAACATTATCTTCATTAAACCGTACTGGTACATTATCATGACGAGATTGTACATTCCAGAAAATAATAGCAGGTAACTCGTAGCCATGATTTGCAAACTCCTGTTTTGCTTGCTCAAAGTTTGTTCTTTGTCCTCGTTCACAAGCAGTATTAAATTCCATATCACTGATAATAATAATCTTGGATGGTAGTTCTTCTTGCGGTGTGTTATGCTTAACCGCAGTATCAAGAATCAATCGGAACACTGCTTGAATATTAGTAGAATAGCCAACTCTTGCACTGTTATATGCTCTCATACGGTCATACACAGTATCCTGTGGATTCAAATATACTAAACTAGGTTCTGATGCAAATGTAATGAAATGATTAGCGAAAGTACCGTTTAATTTTTCAGCCGTGTATAATGCTAAACCTTGTGCAACATCCCAAGGGTAAACCCCGTTCGTTTGTTCCCAAGTCATTGAACTAGAAGAATCAGCAACTACAATTGCGTTATCTTCCACATCCTTAATAACATCATCTAAAGACTGCCAAGTAGCTTCTAAAGAACGATTTACACCCTGACCTGCACGTGCTTTACGGTATGCTCCTGTAATCTCGTGAGGTAATACCAAACTTGCATTAAGCTTTCCTTCACCCGACTCCACCTTTTCCATAAGCGCTTCATATTCATCTGGCATGTGTAATTGCAAAGCTTTACGGTATTTGAACAATGCTTTAGAGGATACTTGGTTCAAATCAATCTTATGGTATTCCTTGCTTGCTAACCGAACTTCAATTACATTTAAGTAATCACGTAATTTAGCAATCATTTTACGATAACGAGTTAGACCTGCTTTGCCTTCAAAACCTAAATAGTTAGCAATACGAGCACCTTGATTACGTTTCTTGCTATTTGGAGAACTTACATTAGCTAACCATTTACCTAGTAATGATACAGGCTTACCTTCTGACATATTTTTAATATCAGATGTTAGTTGGTTACCGATGATACGTGCGCCTTCTGTATCCACAAAGTGAATACTACGTTTGTGTGCGTACTCCATAGTTTCAAATAAGTCTGTCCAACGACCAACATATGCCATGTACTCCATTAAAGTAACGATTACTTGCTTGTTTTGGTTACGACCATCCACTAAGTATTTGATTGCTTCTAGGTAAGCGGAACGTTCACCCAATCCACCTAAACGGATATTACGTAAGTGTACCAAATTGCGTAATGCTAACTCTGGGTTTTCAGCATAAGCTTTAGAAAACATGTTTCGTACATCTTCTAAACGACCACGCATAGCCCCTGCTTGTGCAAAGAAGTCTAAGTTAGCGTTTAAAGTTGATGTATAAGTTTTAGCTCCATTTTCTGTAGAGCCAACAGTTGTTTCTTCTTTTAGGTTGTCTAAAAACGACATCTGACATTTCTCCTTTGTATGGTAATGTTTTGTCTAACATAACTATAACATGTAATATTATGTAAGTCAACGCCTTTTATAAATAAAAAACCCATTCAATTAAGAATGAGTTTCAAATAACCGACAGTTAAACATTCGGTTTAGCGGCTACCGTTTAACTTGTCATTACAATATCAAGAACCACAGGCTTAATTAAATTCAATAGTTTTAATATATTAGTAGTTGATTGCTGTAGGGTTCTTTATGTTCCGGCACCCATTAAGGATGGAACTATAGCTATGCTAAAACCGTTTTATTTATGTAACAAGAACGCATTAACTTTAAGCTTTACCAATTAAGCTATACCACCAAGGGTGGCAGTTGGATTCGAACCAACAACTCACATTTTCCAGATGTATTAGTTTTAAAAGTTTGCTGTGGCGTTCTTTATGTTCCGGCTACCTGTTAGGTTGGAACTATGACATATGTCAAAACCTTTTTATCTTGTCTTTATAATAGCATAAGCTATTTAAACTGTCAAGTATTAATTTAAATATATTGAAACTTATTTAAAAGCTCCAATATATTTAACAGTACCTTTGCATTTACGTGCAAAAGCTTCTAGCTCTTTACGAGCACCTAAACGGTCTGGTTGAGAAGACTGTACTGTAACTTCTTTTGGCACAGTAATTTCACGAGTTTTCTTAACCGTCTTTCCGTTTTTTAACTTTTGTTCGTACTCTTCTGTACGAGTAGAAGTTGTTGAAATAATTCCATAAAATTTAGACATGTTATGTGACCTCCGGTCATTTTATTTTAATGGGGAGTGATGGAGTTGCACCACCCGAGCTTTCGCAACTGATTTACAGTCAGCCCCGCTACTACTTACGGTATAACTCCCCGTATAAGTATGTATATATCAATACAATGTACAAAAACTTTTAGTGAGGTAGCTCTCATAGTGTATTAATGGGGTACATTGTATAACTTCAACTAGTATTGCCTCACACGTGACTAGTCTTATATACACAATGCCTACATACAACCCAATAGACCACCCTTGGTACGCATATTAAGAGGCGCAAGGCGATACGAATATATGGATTGCAGGATTCGAACCCGCACCCTTTGGTTGAGAGCCAAAGATGTTACCCTTATACTAAATCCACATAATGTTAATAGGCGGGTACCCGACAGCGAAGTATCATTCCTGTCTTGTCATTCTCCTATTAACTCCATAATACCTTGCCTAGAGTTGAGCTAGGACTCATTTTAACCAAGGATATTTGTTATAGAAGTTTGAATATTGGGTTTTACTGTTGCCCACCAACTAAACTTCTAATCGGGAAAGCAGGACTTGAACCTACGACCCCACGCTCCCAAAGCGTGTGCGCTACCAACTGCGCTATTTCCCGTTAACTTATACATACATTATAACACAAACTTACATGCTGTCAACAACTATTTGTAAGTTTTTTTAATTTATCCATTCGGGACAGTGTGCTTTAACCATTCAGCCACCCGCAGGGACAACCCGCAGGACGGGAATCGAACCCGTGTAACACTGTCCTATTGGATAGGCTTGTGTACCTGTCATCTTCCGATTACACACACCTAGTCTAGTTACCGTACCAATAGATTTGACAGGAATCTAGGGTAACGCCCAATATGGTGTTAATTCACCTCGTATTCTGTTACAGGTTTGCAACCCTGAACAAGGATGACCAATCCTAATGATATGCGAGGGGATTTGAACCCCTATCTACTTCATAGGTCACTTTATCCACTTAAGCTACGCATACCTATTTAATTTCTAGCTAGGTAACTAAATTCACTGCACCTTGCGCAGAGTACAGCTATGGAGCATAGCGGACTTGAACCGCTGACATCTACCTTATTTAAATTATTTTTTATAATAAGAAGACTTACTAGGTATATCATAACGCATACACCATTTACGTACAGTGTTATCTGAAACGTCAAACTTACGACCCACTGACAAAAATGACTCCTTTTCTAACAAAGCTAGTAGGTCTTCTTTAGAAACAGGTGGAGTCTTCTTACGGCTTTTACCAGAACACTGCCCGCTACAGAACATGGATTCTCTGTTCTTGGCAGTAAACATTTTATGGCAATACTTACATTCTCGTTCACCATAAGTTCCTCTATGCTTAGTCCTTGTGCTTCCTTTGTTCTTTGACCCATACGTCTCTGTTTGTGTATGGCAATTAGGGCATAACCATCGTAAATTCGGCTTTTCATTATTTGTAGCATCCCCGTCAACGTGGTCTAATTGTAGAGTTAACGGTTTACCGTTCCAAGTACTAGTTATACCACATTCCGAACATTTATACTCTAAGAAACCATCTTGTAGAACTCTTACTCGTAGGTTACTACGATAAGTTCCTTTAACATAAAAGCTCTCGTCTGACATTCTGCTAGATTTGACTGGTTGTGACTGGAAGGTAATGCCTAGTTCAGCTATCCGCTTTTTGATTAAATTTCTGGCGTTACCTGTTCCAGAAGATTTACTGTATCCTAACTTCCAAAGAATATCTGTGATTGTGTTAGAATTAGCAACAACTAGCTTAAAATCTTCATCACTTACACTGTAAACTTTACTTACTTTAACCATACTTTCCACCTCTTCGAACACTAATATAGCATAACTACATCTTAGTGTTCGAATTGGCTAAAAAATAATTTAAATAGGGTAGCGCTCTCCCAACTGAGCTAATGCCCCGTATAAAACACCTCCGCTGAGATTCGAACTCAGAATGCGGGATTAGAAATCCTGTGGTTTATCCAATTAGCCTACGGAGATATACTTACTTAAACGGAAGATAAATTGTTTGACCAATTCTAATTTTATTAGGGTCTTTAATATTCCTATTCTGACCATGTAACCAAATTAGTCTCCATAACCAAGGCTTGCCATAATATTTTCTAGCAATAGAATACAATGTGTCACCTTTTTTAACTGTGTATTTCATAACAACTACCCCCTAATTTATAAATATGACTATATATAGGATACTCCTGTAAACAATTCAATTGCTTCAATTTCAGTATGGAAGTTTTCCCATTCTAAACATTCATAGAAATCTTGTAAGATATGCTTGTCTTTCCTGTAAACAGTCTCACCTTTATGGGCTTTCTCACAGATTTCTCTAACAGCATCCACATTATACTTACCACCAGTTTTATACTGCTCTAAACCAGAATCTAATAAAACTCGTTGTACCTCTTCACTTTTATCTCCTGCTTTCCAAGAATCAAAAGCTTTTTCAAACAATGTGTCCTCCATGTTTTCACCTTCTACTTCCATGATTGATTTAATAAATCTTTGCCACTTAGAAGGCTCCTTGTGTTTACCTTTACGAAAACTCATGATTAGCCTCCATTATCTTTAATGAACCGAGGAGGAGGGACTCGAACCCCCAAACGCTTTTACACGTCTATGACTTTTCAAGAGTCAATTTTTTCCAGTTATGATACTCCTCGAAAAAGAAATTGATTGACTAGTACTGTTAGTTGACTAGCCAACCGGAACTACTTAAACCGAACTCTTTAAACAGCTTTAGTAGTTTATATTTCAAATGGAAGGCATGGGATTCGAACCCACACATGCTGTTACACATCTACTTGGTTTCCAACCAAGCCTCTTTACCGTTTGAGTAACCTTCCGTCTTGGGAGCAGGCGGGTTTGTGTCAAGTACACAATACCTAATCTTCTGTGCATGTTGTTCCCTAGGCTTTATGCACACCCTACTATCTGCATACTAACAGACCTGCCAATTTTCTAACACTTTTTCTAATGCTTCGTACGGACACATTACTGTCTTACCGTGAACACCATGTATTCTCAAAATAATATAATGTTCATGTATCTCAGAGGTAACAAAGTATATCTTGTCCTTCACTAAACCTAAACTTCCGTTTAAACCAATGAATTTTAAATACATCATGTTACCTCCTTATTATGTATAACCCATGAAGCATCATGGGGGGGACTGTAGTATGCCCAACCTGCGGGGATGCTCCGCTCTGAATCCGTAGAAATCAGCCACAATTCGATATTTATTTAATGAAAAAATTAGATAGGATTCGACTGCTTGACAAAGGCAGTCTATGGAGCTGACGGGAATTGAACCCTACAACTCCACTTGTGCTATATTGTAAGTATAACATATAAAAAGGAGACTTACAACATGACACAAGGAATTTACTTAATTACAAATATTGTTAACAATAGACACTACGTAGGACAATCAAAGGATATTGAACGTAGGTGGAACGAACACAGACATAGTACTTTTAATACTAATGCTACTGATTACGAAACTCCCCTACACCGTGCATTTAGAAAACACGGAATGGAAAACTTCATATTTGAAATCCTAGAAGTTGTACCGAACCATTCGGAACTTAATTCTATCGAGAACAAGTATATTGCAAAGTATAACTCTATTGGTAATGGTTACAACCAGATAATCACTTCACGCAATGGTCTTTCAAAAGAAGAAATTAATAAGAAACGTGAATTAAAATATGGTGTAACTAGAGACAAGCTTTACAATCAGCTAATGCTTGATTCTTTTAGTAAAGTCGCTAGCTACTATGGTGTATCCTCAAACGCTATTAAAAAATGGTGTAAAGACTATGACCTACCTACATCTGCTAAAGCTTATGACAATCCCGAAAAGTCTAAAAGATATAGTGAACTTATGAGAAAGTTAGCTACAGAGTCATCAACCAAAAAGAAACGAATAGCTATGATTGATAAGGACACCTCTGTTGTTATAAAAGAATTTGATTCTGTTAGAGAAGCCTCAGAATACATCGGAACTTCTACTAGTAATATAACAAGAGCAGTACATGGTTATGAGGGCAGAACCACTTCATGTGGCTACCGTTGGTCATATATAAAATAACAAAATGGAACTGAGGGGAATCGAACCCCTGTGTTGACGTAGAACCATACAAAATTCTACGGGCGTAGTTACTAGTTTTAATCTACGTTAAGGTTACAACTAATAACTGAAATTACCTTAACTGAGTGGTAAAGCCTCTCCTGAGTTATCCACTTTTACCTCAGCGTTGTCGGTTAATGAGTCCTCTAGGTAGAACCGACCCTAGTCTAGAGGGGTAAGTGTGTAGCTAGTCTAAAACTAGGCTACAGCTAATAATTCTTCGTTTTTAGCAGTTATATTTACTGCGATGATTAAGTCATCACTCTGCCCGCTATTCATATACTCCTTACGCCAGTCGAAACCAAAACAGCCCCAACATAAGAATTTCTTTTGACTAACCCTACCCTTCCGGCAGGGTCTAATCAAAAGTATACAATTAAAAAATGAAAATGAGTTACGGAAAATGTAACGTCTCCACCACCGGACTATAAGGGTAAGTTGTTCCGGTCTTTAACCTAAGTATTTTACTTAAATCTAACAGGACAGTCTTCATTACGTAAACTACTTAACCATGTAAAACGTAAAGGTCAATTTCCGTTGACCTAATACAAGAGGAGGGATTCGAACCCTCACGCCCATCACAGGCATGGCATTCTAAGTGCCACATGTCTACCAATTCCAACACTCTCGCATAATCACTTTTTAAACTAGATTACTTATGATTTCTCACTTCTGGAAAAATACCACTTTATATATCAACATTTTTCTTATGAATGGGTTAAGATATGTTTTAACGAAAAAGAGGCTAAAAGAGTATTTCCTCAAAATTTTCGGACAAGTTAATCTAGTAAGGAAAAGTGTAACCTTATGTGACTGCTCAGAATCGAACTGAGATTCATGTTTCCACAGAACACTGCCTTACCATTAGGCTACAGTCACCATCATGTGTTCCTTACAAGAATTACTATACAGCATCTTGTAAGGAAAGTCAACACTTACATAGAAATTTATTTAAAAAAGTTTTGATGAATCTAATTGAGAGAAACTTTCGGGTAGAGAACCTAGCTCTTTCATGTACTCTTGGTCAATCTCGTAAACAGTTAACTCCGTTACTTCATTTTCAATAGTAAGTTTCATTGCTTCTGCTGTTTGTATACTGTGTCCTTCTATTTGAAGTTTATCATCAAGATAAATACCTTCCCAGTCTTCTGCAACTACATAGTCTGCTTTCAAGATATTACCTACTTTCTTCTCAATTTCTGATAAAAATTATTATTCTTGTAATCATCCTCGTGGGCATAGAATTTTTTCATGTCATATGTCCAACAAGTTTCTTCTACTCGTTTATGATGTGTCAATGTTACTTCGTCATCAAAACGACCTTGATTTAATTTATGCCTGTAATTTCTGTTAACCATTCTTTTTATGTCTCGAATAGTTGAGTCCTTCATACAAACATAACGGTAATAGGGTTTTCTGTAACTTCTACTCATTGTAAGTCCTCCTTAATAGATACTTACAATTTAGACAATACTTTCTTCACAGGAACCACTCCTTATTATTGTGTGCTAAACCTGCTGTCTCAACTCTATAAAAGTAGATAACCAACCTTCTGAATAAACGGAGGACAATGCTAATTCTGGGTCAAGTGTTTTAGCTAGGAAATAAATATCAGTTCCATATAGTTCTTCAAGAATATCATATAGTTCTTCCGTAATACAACAAGTTTTTTCGGATGTATCAAAAAATAAACAAGGTGTTTTTTCCTGCACACCGTTAACACATTTAAATACTACAGTACTCTTCATTTCATAAAAGATAACAGGTGTATCAAGGCTTAATTCATGTGGAACATAATCTGCATTTAGTCCTCGTTGACCAACACATTTATAACTTTCTGTTTCTGACACGGATAGACCTTCTCTAATAAAAAATGTCCATAGCAGAGGCGCTAAACTGTCCTCTCCGTGTAACACTTTATATGTCATAATTGCCCCTCCATTCATATATAAAAGCTACCTCCCGAAAAACGTTTCTTCACCAAAGTGTAAGACGTAAACTAACGACAGGTCATAGTTTTCCAATTAAGGCAAATACCAGTGAGAGGATTTGAACCTCTGACACCCGCATTTTATACGGAAGGTAGGATTCGAACCTACGATATTCGAGGGTTTATTCATGAATTATTAACCTCTGCCTGAACTAACAGGTGCGTATGCCCTACACGCCACTCCCGTATGCTAACCGACAGTAAAGGAATCGAACCTCTATCACTAGATTCGTAGTCTAGCATCCTATCCAATTGAACGAACTGTCGCTCTAGGTTAGTAACAATGTACTAGCCAATGTCTCCACAGGGACTTGAACCCCGAACCCCTCGATTAAAAGTCGAGTGCTCTAGCCGATTGAGCTATGAAGACAGTTGTGTTTTTCAAGATAACCCTCTCGAAAAACCGTTACTAATAGAAAAACTAAGGGTCTCGACTGACAGATTTGAACTGCCTGCTCCTCCTAAGAGGCGTGTTACCAAAGCCATACACCAACTCTTCGAGAATATCCCCTACAGGATTCGAACCTGTGACCCCCTGATTAAGAGTCAGGTGCTACCACCAACTGAGCTAAGGAGATAAGATTACCAATAGCTAGTTAAGCCTTACGGAATCGAACCGCCATGAGGTTATGAAGCTCACATAGACCACTAGACACAAAACTAGCTTATTGATAAAATTCTATATAGATAATTGTATGCAATGTTCGCACTAACTAACCAGATAACTAGCCAATCATTCAAAACATTAATTTGTGAGTTTCCGCTCACAATGCTGATTGAGAGAATCGAACTCCCATTCCCGGGTTACAAAGCCGGAGTAATAGCCGTTATACTAAATCAGCGTAACCCCTCAATAGAATGGAGAGGGGTGGAATTGAACCACCGACCCCTAGTTTTTCAGGCTAGTGCTCTAACCTACTGAGCTACCTCTCCGTGTCAATTTGGACTTATCCCCCACGTGGTTACTAAGATAAGTCCTATGCCTTTGAAGTGTGGATACCCAAAAATGAGTACAGGTACTAAAAATCTGATGACAAGTCAGATTTATGTCATAAGCAGAAGGTGAGATTCGAACTCACGTTCAGGGGTTTGCAATCCCTAGCCTTAACCCACTTGGCTACTCCCGCATTAGCATCCCTCTAGGTTTTTATCTGCATCGGGACTCACATAAACTGATAAGTGAAAACAGGGCACTAGTCTGCTTTACACCTGCGCTATCAGAACCTAGACTCGGCAACACTGCCTTAGATGACTTTACTCTTGTAAACACGTCACATTCTTCAACAATTACCAGTAGAGTGCTACATACCAGTAATTCGTTCCTGTGAAGGATAGTACACTATAACTATCACCGCTGTCCAAGAATACACGCTGTGAAGGATTCGAACCCCCGTCTTCCGGGTTGGAGCCGGAAATGATAGCCACTACACCAACAGCGCAAGATTCGGAGGGGAGGGACTAACAACCCTCCGAAAAATGTAAGATAATGAGAGATTAAAACATACCACTATTAAAAGTGGAAGAGGTAATTAAGGATTCGAACCTTACAAGCCCTTACTGCTTACCTTGTAAACTTATAGTATCATGTGTTGTACCGAAAGTCAACACTTTTTATAAAAATAATAGGGAGAAATATTTCTCCCTAAAAAAATGGACTACTTGGGAATCGAACCCAAACCTGTCAGTTATGAGCTGACGGCTCTGACCTACTGAGCTAATAGTCCGTGTAATAATACCACGAAATAAACCTTAGTAAGTCATATAGTCCCAGAAAGGGAGGCATATGATACTAGTGTTGAGTGCCATAATTGTTTAATAAATGTGACTGAGAGAGTAATAAATTTCTTAGGCATGTCCATATGCCTCCTTTCCAATAATGATAGTTTTAAGATATAAACAGAATAAATAAAAGAGAAAATAATAATGAATAATAGCGCATGAGAGAGTCGAACTCTCGATTCCGGTTCGAAAGACCGGTGTCTTGACCGCTTGACCAATGCGCCATAAACGAGCTATATGGGACTTGAACCCATGACCTTCTCCGTGACAGGGAGACGAGCACTCCTGACTGCTCCAATAGCCCAATGTTTCCCCAACCACCGCCACCTAGGGGATTCGTACGTCTACGTGAGTTTTTTTGGTTATACATTATTGTTCAAGACAATAAATTGTACGAGTGGAATACCAATTTACCACTCTGCGGTTCCTATTGCGGTAGGTGGGAGTCGAACCCACTAAAGCTTGGTTATGAGTCAAGTGCCTAAACCGTTCAGCATCTCCGCAGTAATACAAGTTTGGTTAAAAACTCAAAACTTAATAGATTAAGGGCTTTTCTTCCTGCAAAAATAATAAGGAGAAAATTCTTTCCTTTATGTAAGATAAAAAGACCACTCTTAGAATGATTTAATCTGTAAAAAACACATCTCATAAACGAGATGCAGTTATAGCTCTATCAAGCAACCTACACCGATTCCGTCGATTACTACCGACATCGCCTTGCTCGTGTACTTTGAGCGCCCATTTCCAACCCTCGGTTGCTAATGTTTCTCTCCTAACCTACACCTGAGAGCGGCACACGTCTGTGCTAGTATTTTATGCCTATTAACTGATTCGCAGACACACTGCTTAATTCAGCCAACCAATCGGCATCCGATAAGATTGATTGTTTCCGTAGGTTCTTTAAGTCACTGGAGTGGTACTGCCCCACTCACGCCTATTAAAGTGTTAACTTAATAGATAAAAACTACTCATAACAGGTTTACTACCATAGCATTTTCTACTTCCGCCACAGTGACATGTTTAAAAACTCAAAACTTAATAGATTAAGGGCTTTTCTTCCTGCTTCATATACACTCACTGCATTCGGTCACATACTCAGAGAGGCTGAACCATCGGGAGCTACCCGATAGCTTCTCTCTGCCTTTAATGTATGGTCTAGCACGGTGGCTAACAACGTTCACCTAAACATTCAGCTATTAAAAGTATTAATGAACATATATCCTTATGTCTTTTATAATATTTTCATCAAAAGCTGACTTAAGCTACTTGTACCAAGGTCTCTTGTTAAACCTGTATTTCTACAGTTCTCGTCAAAGGGAGTCTTTTGAGTTTTCCAAGGTCTGCCAAGCTTCTCACACTTCCACCTAACTTGGATTCTTTTCCACAGGAACGTCTATTGTATCCCCCAAGAGTCTTGTACCTTACAATCCATGTATACTCCACATAACGCTTAACTGATATTAGCTTTTACTAATAGTTACTCCTATGTCACCATAAGACCTACCTGCAACCCAAAGCACTATCGCACCTTCGGTTACATCCAGATTCACGCCACGTTATCCTAGCAAGCTGTTCAAACTTTCTGCACTAGGTTCAAAATCTATTAAGTTTTCAATTTTTAACCACTAACTTGTGGTGTAATACTAATATAGCATAACATTACAAAGTTGTAAACACCTTTTTGTAAGTTTTTTTGATTTTTTTATGAAAGATATTCTGTAATAGTTATACCTGATGTTCTCTCTAAATAATGAAATTCTCTGTGACAGTTTGAGCACAGCAAAACGCATTTCTTGATTTCGTTTTGCACTTCATCATTAAGAAATGAAGCCCTTGCTTTATCAGCTAAAGTAAACTCCTTCTCATTAGGGTCTTTATGATGAAAGTCTAAAACGTAATGTCTAGTGTCTCCACATTTTTGACATCCGATACTTGATTTATAATCGTTAAAAGACCTAAGCTTACTAGCATATTTTAGCTTTTCCTCAGCACGAACACAAGGTTTACATGTATTAAGCTGTCTACCGGAACCCGACATGTAATAATCAGATAAGGGTTTAGTCTTTTTACACACTTTACATATTTTAGATTTTCCATTATTACCGGATACAGCTTTATAAAAGTTGTAGTTAATACCCATATCTTTTAAAGCTTTATTTAAAGTTTTCGGAGTACAACCTAGTTCTCTAGCTATTGATACTTTTGACAAATTCGAGTTTAACAACTCCTGTAATTGCATTCTGATGTTGTCATTGTTTGCAATATCTTTGGCTGATACCAAGTTAAACACTCCTTAACCATTTGAGTAACCTTCCAAAAACAAAAAGGGAACCCCTGTAATTAAACAGGGGTAAGAGAGATGTCTCTAAAAGCCTACAACCATTATAACATAGAAACATAGTTTGTACAGCCGTAACTGTACAACTGTCAGGACAGGGTTCGAACCTGTATCGTAACTTCCAAAGAGTTATGTCCTACCTGTTAGACGACCTGACAAAAGGTGGAACCTCCCTAAATTTGGGGAAGAGGGAGGTTATCATGCTATTAACAAACACGAATCTGCTAACCAAGTAATCTTGACTAGCAACTCACCTAGCAGGACTTGAACCTACAAGAACTGGTTAACAGCCAGTCATGATACCGTTTCATCATAGGTGAATTTTAGTTCTATCAACATTATAACACAGAAGCTGATAGAACTAGCAACTTTTTTACAAACTTAACAACTTTTTTCTTAACTACTGATTCAGCAACTTACTCAATAGTTAAAGACTTAAAGAAAGAGGAAGTAATTGAGGTATGTCAATCACTAACTAAAGTATACAACATTTTTATCATCCTGACAACAACTAAATGCAAAAAAGTTCAAAAAAGATTATAAATAGTTAAATTATCAGAATATTCAAATTAATGTCCTATTTTAAATTTTTGACCTCCTTATATACTTAATACTATATATTAAATCTATATATCTAAATTATATAAATATTAGACTATATATTATTAATATATATAAGACTTGCAAAAAATTAAAATAGGACATTTTTCTGACAATTCACTTTTAGATAAAAAGAAAGAGAGCAAAATGCCCTCTTACCGTGTTTCAAAGTATTCCTTGATTGTATATTCTCTAGCTTCTTTAGCTTCCTCAGTTTCATCTTCAGGAGCTAAATACAAGTCAGTAATTGTAGTAGGTACCTCTACCATCTTGTAGTCAATAAAAGTAGCTTGACGTAGATTTAAATATCGAATACCTGTTGTTCTATCAGTACCTGTATGAACAGGCAAGAAAGTTAATTCTTTACCTCTGACAGAGCCATTAGCTTGTGTTAGTGCATCAACTACAGTTCCGCCCATATAGCGTGGAAATAGGTAAACCTTGTCAGTACCTACTGTAATTTCTGCGACCTTTTCGTGTGTTGGATAGTTCACTTATAATTTCTCCTTTCAGAATATGCTATAATTACAGTATAAGTATAACATATTCTATGGTTTAAAAATGCTGAACACGTAAGTCACAACCGCACCGAGAACAATCATGAAGATGTTTTCCACGATGTCCCTTTTATGGTCAAACTCTTTGTCGTTTACACCTTCGAGAGCATCAATGGTTTCTTCCAGTTTTGTAATCTGGTACGTAAGATGTGAATATTTCTCTTCATGAACAGCTAACCTTTTATCAAGACTGTTAACGATGTCCTTCAATTCACTAACTGCATTATTCAGTTCTGTGTTGTCCTGTTTAATGCCCTTCTCAGTTAGTTCTCCATGTTGGAGCTTGTCTTCCAATCGTTGCAGTCTTAATACTAGGTCACCTACTTGGTAATCGTTCATTTGTGCTCCCCCTCTCGGTTGTATAGCTCAATCTCCCGGTCAGTTAGAAAACCACATGTAACCGCCTATGCCCAGAATACATCCGACAAGGTAAATAATTGGAGTATACAGCCCAATGAAGAGCATAACCACGCTACCAACACTAAGTCCGTATAATATCAAAAGATACTTATACGATGCCAAAGGACTTAAATCTGCTTGCAGTTTTTTGTACTGTATAGCTCGGGTGACATAGTAGGATGCTGAGTAAACGAACAACTGTAGTAATAACATAGCAATAAATGCTAGTCGGTACATTCTATCGCCTCTCTTCTTTCCTAGAGCTATCTTTAATATAGTACACCAAAGCCTTTATAATCAGGTGTGCTAGATTAAATATGTAGGCTAAAAAATATAAACGGAAGAGTGAGAAAAAGTGAAGGTACGGAAAAAATTATTATACAAATCAATTTTTATCACCATCTTTGTTATCATCATGATTTGTGCAAGTAAGCTGATTGCAGATATGCTAGGCTTAGAACAACACTTTACAGCAACAATGCTTGTAGGGGGTTCTTTGTGGGCTTGGATAGCTAGTATTATCTTTGATTCTTATGAGCAGAGGAAAAAGAAAGATAATCTACAGCAACAGCTTCATGAAGCACTGCGTGATTTAAAAGAGATAAAAGCGTTAATCAAAAAATAATTAATAAGGGGTGGAGGATATGTCCCTTACAAGAGAAGAAATAAAGCAAAAAAGGCAGTATATTTTTAGCAAAGCTCAAAAGACGACAAATATACGAAAAGGGGATAAACGCATAGCAAGTGCTACACGGATGTGTGCAGTATGTGGAAGACCGTTGTCTAGACTTGTTCTTACTAATGGTTCTGCAATAGTTACTACAGCACATGTAAGCTGTAAGATGTCAGATTTAGTACGATTGAACATGTGCGAAGACATACGGTCTTGCTATGCGTATACAAGTAAAAAGGGGGAGGAATAGCCACATGAGTATGGCAGACCGTATTAAAGAAAATGCTGAACAAAAGAAAATGGAACGTACATCCGAACAACGACTACGTGACACATTTAATAACGCTTCTCTTACGTTAATTAACCAGTTCATGGCTAAAGTTATGGCAGGTTCAATAGACATAGATGACGTTGGGGATTTAACCCGTCTATTCCAAATCTACATGCAGATTAATAATATCAATGCAGGAATGCAGGAGGGAACTGGTCAGTTACCTGCTCTTAGTGCTACGCAAAAGGATATTATTGCAGACAAGGTAAGCACTGAAAAGGCTACCATAGACGGAGAGGAGGAGGAAGTTGTTTCGTTGGAAGAATTAGCTAAATTATCAGATGAAGAAATTGATAAGATGCTATTGGATAAGGAAATCCAAATGAACAAAGAAAACGAAGCAACATTTTAATGACAAATAAAGCACAACATATTGCTAAAATGGCAAAAGAAATGTATGGGACGGACAAAATAACAACTGCACAGCTTGCCTACATCACAGACATGTTAACTCCGTCCACATACTTACTAAGAAACCACTCCGTTCGTAATCATCCGATTACATTTATGATTTCCGGACGTGACCAACAAAAAGCCCAAGCGCATAGACCTTGGCAAGTAAAAATTATTAATGACCAACATCGAACAAAGGCAGTTATTAAATCACGGCAATTGGGGCTTTCAGAAATGGGTGTAGGAACCATGCTACACTTTGCAGATACACATAGTTACGATGCAGTTAAGTGTTTGTATACCTTCCCAACAAACGAACAAATGACTAAATTTGTACAAACACGTCTTGACCCAGTATTACAACGTGGTTACTACAGTACGATTATTGACCCAGAAGTAGACTCATTAAAGGCTAAGAAGATTCGTAATAGTTTTCTATACTTCCGTTCAAGTTCTAAACCGGGAGCTGTAGAAGGGGTCGATATTGACTATCTATCTATGGACGAGTATGACCGTGTTCCTGCATTAGCCGAAGCTTCTGCATTGGAATCTATGTCATCTTCTCCATATAAGATTGTTACTCGTTGGTCTACTCCATCAGCTCCTGATGTAGGTATCCATGCTTTGTTTGAACAGTCTGACCAATACTGGTATCTACACAAATGTGATAAGTGTAATCATTATAACCAAATGAACTATGAAGACTATGTACCAGAGGCACCAGTGGAACGTAGAGGGAACATCCTTTGTGTAAACCCTAAAGGGGTAGACCCAATTGCCAAAACAGTTGTGGATGGCTCCTTCCAATTCGTTTGTCAAAAATGTGGAGAACCATTAGACCGTTGGTACAATGGTATATGGGTTCCTAAATATCCAGACCGTACTAAAAATGGTTTAGGTATTAGAGGATACATGATTTCTCAAATGAACGCTGTTTGGGTATCTGCTGACCAATTAAAAACAAAAGAGCTAACATCACTATCGAAACAAGCGTTCTATAACTATACGTTGGGTGAGTAACGCCCCTTCAATTGGTAACAATTGTCGAAAACTCTGTTAAACGGGCATAGGAAAATAACCAATATCCTGATAAGAGACCCTGCCTCCTGAAAAGGAAAGAGGGAATCCCGTGCTAAATCAAGCGTAAGCTTGTAAATGCCTAACGACTAAATTTCTAGGTAGCTAACCAAACGGGGTTAGTGAGAACTAGATAAGAACTACAAGACATTCTAAGTATGCTATTATAATTACTGAGAGGTGATTAGATGGCAAGGAAACAAACCACTGAAACATTTACAGCTCGAGTAGCTGAACTCACTGACAATGAATACATAGTTGTTGGTGAATATGTAAATAACAAAACAAAAATAGCTATAACTCACACAACGTGTAATACTACTTATCTAGTTAAACCAAAAGGTTTTTTGGATGGCAACCGATGCCCTCATTGTAGAAATAAGCTACGAGGGGCTAAACCGAAGACACAAGAGCAGTTCGCAGAAGAGGTTGCAAACTTAACGGATAACGAGTACATCGTTGTAGGGGAGTATACAGGGGCTACTAACAAAGTAGCAATCCAACATAGACTATGTGGTAACTCATGGAAAGTTTCTCCGAATAGCTTTTTATCTCGAGGAACACGATGCCCTACATGCGTAAGAGACATGACAGCGCAGGAGCAAAGGTACTCTACAGAGCAGTTTATTCAGAGATTAGAGGAGCGCTTTCCGAAAGAGTATACAGTACTATCTGAGTACACGGGTAGCAAGAAAAAAGTTTTGGTACGTCACAACCGCTGTGGTAATGAGTGGGAAATCAAGGCAAGTCATCTGCTACACCAAAACATGTGTCCTAGATGTAAGTCATCGAAAGGTGAAGCATTGATTCGGAAGTACTTAACAAACATAGGTTTGGATTTTACTGAACAACAAACCTTCCCTAGTCTAGAACTTAAAAAATCACTATCCTATGATTTCTATATACCTAGTCAGCAGTTGCTGATTGAATACCAAGGTATACAACATTATGAACCAATAGCCCACTTCGGTGGAACTAAACGGTTCGAACTTCAACAGGAAAGTGATAAAAGAAAACGAAAATACGCAAGTGAGCATGGGCTACGATTAGTGGAAGTACCCTACTCACTCGATACATTAGAAAAGGTATCGACATACTTAGAACAGGAAGTCAAACTTGTAGTGTAAAGCAGAGCAACCTAAACCAAAAAATAGGTTGATGATATAGTCTAGTCCGACTGCCAAGAGCAGTAACAAAATACTACGAAAGTAGCGGTAATTCGTATCCATATGCTGACCAAAAACTTACTGTTAATGCCGGTGACGTAGAACGTAACAGACGTGGAGACCTCCCAGAATCTCCTAGAGACCGTGGAGATTACAAGTTTATCTCTGTAGGCATTGACTGGGGAAACAGACACTGGGTGTCCATTCATGGCGTCAGAACGAATGGTCAAGTAGACTTAATTAAATTGTTCTCTGTAGGTAAAGCTAACCCATTAAACCCTGATGCAATTGATACAGATATTCAGTCAATTCGATTACAATTAGCACCATACGAACCTGATATTATCGTTGCCGATGTTGGTGACTCTGGTGATAAAGTTGCTAAACTGATTCAGATTTATGGTAAAGACCGTGTATTTGGTTGTGTATATCCATCTACACCTAAATCTACAGGTAACTTAGTACCAAGTTGGAATGTTCAAGGTAACAAGGTATCTGCTGATAAGCTAATGCAGAATAAACGATACATCTCAAACATGAAAGATGGAGTTATTGGTTTCTACCACAAAATGGATAGTGAACTAATGCTTTACATTGAACACTGGGGAAATGTAGTAATTCGTGATGAAGAGGATGAAAAATCCCCTACAGGATTCCGACAAACCATCGGACGTAAAGGTGATGACCACTATTCACAAGCTAGTGTTTATTCCATGTTAGGTTATGAACATTTGATGAACGTATTTACAGGGGCAGATGACTATGGGTTTAACTCTGATTGGATTTCTACTCAATTGAACCCTACACCTCCTGATATTTTTACTCAGTTTACTTAAAAAAGCAAAATGTCCTATTTTAATTTTTCTACGTCCTTATATATTAATACTATATATCTATATACCTATATCTAGTTATTAAGTATATATAGTATAATATATTATATAAGGGAGACAAAAATTTAAAATAGGACATTTTTATCAAATTAGCTATTGATTGACAAAAAATAATATGCTATTATACTACCTGTCAATAATAGCAATAGTTATTTTTCTTGTCATAACAATAAAGGAGACGTTTACATGAATGACAATCAAGAATACCAAGCTCTTGTTGATAATCTTCTTAGCTCTGTTGCAGAATTTAAACCTGTAGAAGCTACAGTCAGTAAGTCCTTTTTAGAAGGTATGCTAGGCAAGAAGTTAAACTACGGGTACGTTATATCAGAAAATGAAAAATTATCAAAAGACTATTCACATATTGTGAAGGCTTATGGTTTTAACTCCTTTTATGACCTATACTGCTATGCTGATAGTTGTGATTCACTAAATGACTATTTAATTAAAGGCGGTCAAAAAGATTTATCAAAGTTGAAGCCAGTTAAAAGACGAGTAATGAGAAATGGTAAAATGATGACGACTACTATCTACGAAGACAGTTCCGGAGAAGATGATGATAATAAAAACCCATTAGATAAGGACACTCAAACAGAGGAAAATGTTGAGCCAAGAAATGCTAGAGATTTAAGCAAAACAATTATTGGAGATGACCATAATGGTATAGACCCAAAACAAATTGCTAAACTTAAAACTGAGGCAGGTAGTTTAAATGGGGCATTTTCAACTGATTGTTCTTCATACTTAGTTCTTCAAGGAGAAACCGGAGAACTTGGTGGTGTGGCAGGTTATCGTAAAGAGGGTAGCTATTTATATTTAGCTTTCTACCAATCAGACGACCTTACAAGTGGAGTGGCTTATGTAGCATTTACACAACTATTGTTACGTGCTCGTAAACTTGGCTTAGGTGCTAAGATTGATGCTACTGATGACCCGTTAGCACTAGAATTATTTAAAGAATACGGACTTAAAAAAAGTGGTAGTTGTTATATAATTTCCAAGAGTTCCCTACTGGAAGCGCTTGGGGAGCCATGATTTCAACTTTTGAGTTATTTTTAATTTTAGCCTTCTCAACAACTGTGTTTATATGCTATAATCTTTTTGTAGCTCAAACAGTCAAGACAATTTTTGATTTGAGAAAAAAGGCACAAGTTGTGCTAACTGAAAGGGCAACTGAGCTAACGAAGAAGTTAACAAACATACTGAAAGGGGATGTACAGGAGTTGCCAGAGAAAGAAAACGTAATTATTAACGAACAAACACTCTCTGACTTGTTAGTCGAAAAAGCAAGCGATGCAGACTACAAATTGTTCATTGAGAAACTGACAGAGATTGTAAAGGATTTATATTCAAATTATCAATTTCTTCGTCAAGACCCACAACCCGATGATTTCATGTCAGGTTATTTTTTAGGGTTCCAAGTTTTTAGAGAGGAATACCCTGTCGAATATGAGTATTTATTCCGATTAGCTATTGACCGTGGGTTAGACGATATTAAAATCAATAAACTCTTTGTCGAAGCTTTACAAAACGGAGAGGTACTAGCACTAGGGGATGCCATTGTAGACCCTAACTTATCCGGATGCAGTTCTATCCTTCAAGCACAAGAAGTACGTGTAAACATTGTATTCGCACCTAAAGCATACATGGAGCGTAAAGAAGAGCTGATTGAAGAAAAAACTGCTGAAATGGAAAAGCAGAAGAAAGAGCAACAAGAACTAGCAATCCAAAAAGACAACGTGGTTAAATCTGCACGTCTTGCTGAGGCTGTCATTAACGAATTAGTGGATGAAGTCGCAGAAAAACACGAACTACAAGAACTCGTTAAACAAATTAAAGAAAGCATGAGGTATTTCTAAATGGCAAACCCTACAACCAAAGTAACATTAAACCAAGCATTAATCAAAGAATTGCGTGCACTTCAAGGAAAAAGAGAGTCCTTGATTGCAAGCAATCTACATGTACCAGAACCCCAGTCAGTTATGATTCCAATTCCTAATGTTTTAGTAACAGATGGTGACAAAGAGGTACTAAAATTTATTAAAAATATCGGTTTAATTAGAGCTGATAAATCTTTTGGGTTAGATGTGGCAATTGAAGCAGGAGAAAAAGTAACCCTTACAGATGGACGGTCTTCCACTATCTTGGAATGTATTTTCTATTACACAGGAGAGACAAAAATTGATGAAATTGAGCAATTCTTAGAACAAAACTAATATTTCCTGATTAAAAAGAGTCTTTTTTACTTGTGCTATATTAACATTGCACAAGGAAAGAAGACTCTTTTTTTGTGACTTTTTTTACAGGAGGTTGCAAGATGGCAGGCGAAGTATTTAGTAGTTTAATTACAAGCGTTAACCCTAAACTGATGAACTCTGGTAGTCGTAACGGTATTGCTATTGACCGCATTGTTCTACATCACAACGCAACAACAAACAAGGATGTTGCTATGAACACATGGGTAGCGGGTGGTAGTGCAGGTACATCTGCTCACTATGAGGTTACTCCAACAGAGATTATCGGTTGCGTAGGTGAACAATATGCAGCGTGGCACGCAGGAGGAACTGGTGGTGCAGATATTCCTAAGATGTCTAACCCTAACCAACGCTCAATCGGTATCGAAAACTTAAATTCAAGTGGTGCTCCTAACTGGTCAATTGACCCTCGTACGGTTACAAACTGTGCTCGATTAGTAGCAGATATTTGTAAACGTTACGGTATCCCATGTGACCGCCAACATGTCTTAGGTCATAACGAAGTGACTTCAACAGCATGTCCCGGAGGTATGAACGTAGACGAAGTTGTACGCCAAGCAAAACAATTTATGGCAGGTGGAAATAACAGCGCACCTAAGCCTAGTCAAACAAACAGTCGTAAAGCATTCTTTGATATTGTGAATGTAAACTCTGGTGCATTTAACGTACAAGGATGGTTCATTCCTAGCAAGTCTACAAAAGGGCAATCTATCTGGTTGTACTTTATGGATAAAGCTACAAACAAAGAAATTGGGCGTTTCCAAGGTAAACGTGTAGTTCGTGAAGACGTTAAAAAAGTATACCCATCTAACCCTAACGGGGCAGAAGTTGGTTTTACTGTTAACGGCTTAACTCCACAAAATCTTATGGGTAAAGAGTACTACTTCTTGTTACGTTACAACAACGATAGCAAAGAAGAGCTTTACGTAAAAGATAAAGTCTTTAAAGCCCCTGCATTAATTAACCGTGGTTGTTTAGACGTAATCAGAGGTGACAAAGGTCAGGTAACACTACATGGATGGCACTTATCTTCTAAACGTAGAAACTCTGACAAACACTTCTTATTCATTATGGATAAGAAAACGAATAAAGAAATTGTACGTTTTGACGTTACAAAATCTTCATTCAAGGCTTCTCCTGATATTCAAAAACTATATGACGGAACGATTGCGCAACGAGGAAACTGTAGATTTGCTTTTGCTCATGCACTAGATGCTAAATCTCCTGCACGTGGTAAAGACATCTATATCCTAAGTCGTTACTGCTCCGACCCATTAGGGAATACAGGAATTTCTGACCAGTTACAACTTGGTGGAACTAACAAATTGTAACAGTACAATGACCTACCTTCGGGTGGGTCTTTTTTATTACTGTAATAATATGTAATAGAACTGTAATGATTTAGGACTACCTTTGTAATATTAATTTGCTATATTAGTTCCTGTAAGCAACACATAAAACTAAAACAACCCAAAGGAGAACGACAACTTGAAGAAAACGACAATTGCAACATTAGGACTTTTAGGACTAGGATTATCATTAGGATTGGGAGCTAAAGCTCACGCAGACGAAATCCAAGAAAATGGACAAACTTACTGGCAAGTAGAATCCGGAGATACATTATCAACTATTGGTAATCGTTACGGAATTGATTTTAACCTAATTCACCAAGCCAACTCAGACAAAGTTTCAGATGCTAACTTGATTTATGTTGGAGACAAACTATTATTACCATTAAACGGTGAAGTTCAAGCTCCTGTAGCTCAACCAGTGCAAGAAGCACCAGTTGTAGAACAAGCGCCTGTAGTAGAAGAAACACCTGTAGTTGAACAGGCACCAGTTGTTCAAGAACCAGTAGAACAAGCTCCTGCCGTTACATCTAACTCAGCAAAAGAATGGATTGCACAAAAAGAATCTAGTGGTTCTTACTCAGCTACTAACGGACGTTACATTGGACGTTACCAACTAGATTCATCTTACTTAAACGGTGACTACTCACCAGAAAACCAAGAACGTGTAGCAGATGCTTATGTTGCAGGACGTTATGGTTCATGGGAAAATGCACAAGCTTTCTGGTTAGCCAACGGTTGGTACTAAAATAATAAATACTAACAGATTAAAAAAAGACTCTCTTTTTAGGGGGTCTTTTTCTTATGCTATATTATAACTGTAACTTAAAAACAAGCAGGAAGTGATAGCTATGAGTAACATTAACATGGAAACCGCAATTGCGAACATGTACGCTCTAAAAGCAAGAGGTATTACTTACTCAATGAACTACTCCCGAACAGGTGCAGATGGCACAGGGGATTGCTCTGGTACTGTCTATGATTCTTTACGTAAGGCAGGGGCTAGTGATGCAGGTTGGGTACTTAATACAGATAGTATGCACAGTTGGCTAGAAAAAAATGGTTTTAAACTGATTGCACAAAATCAGGAATGGTCAGCTAAACGTGGAGACATTGTTATCTTTGGTAAAAAAGGTGCAAGTGGTGGTTCCGCAGGTCACGTGGTTATCTTCATTAGTAGTACACAGATTATTCACTGTACATGGAAATCAGCAACGGCTAACGGTGTTTACGTAGATAACGAAGCAACTACTTGTCCATATAGCATGGGTTGGTATGTGTATCGTTTAAAAGGTGGAAGCACTCCTTCAAAACCAAACACTAAAAAAGTAAAAGTACTTAAACACGCTACCAACTGGTCTCCATCAAGTAAAGGTTCTAAGATGGCAAGCTTTGTCAAAGGCGGTACATTTGACGTTAAACAACAACGACCAATTTCTTATTCTTACTCTAATCAAGAATACTTGATTGTAAATAAAGGAACAGTACTTGGATGGGTTCTTTCCCAAGACATTGAAGGTGGATATGGTTCAGATAGAGTTGGGGGAAGCAAACCTAAACTACCTGCCGGATTTACGAAGGAAGAAGCTACGTTTATTAATGGTAATGCTCCTATTACTACCCGTAAGAACAAACCAAGCTTATCTTCTCCAACAGCTACACCATTGTATCCGGGACAATCTGTGAGATACCTTGGTTGGAAGTCTGCTGAGGGATACATCTGGATTTATGCAAACGATGGACGTTACATCCCTATACGACCTGTAGGTAAGAAAGCATGGGGTACATTTAAGTAACATGACTTAAGAGGGCTAAATAGCCCTCTTTTTTGTGCTATATTAAATTAGTAGACAGTGATGAAAAATTGTTACAGGGCTACCTGTGGTATACTTAAACTAGTACAAATGCTTGGGGGTAAGAATACGTGGCATACTTACAGGACGATACATGGCAAGCAGTAAAACAGTTAGCTAAACAAAACGGTTTTGTAGGAGACTGGATTCTAATTATTCACCTCTACTATGAAAACGGTGGAAACAATGTACAAGTTCATACTGCTATAGATAATAAAAATTACCGCATACTACGAATCTTAGATAACAAACAGGTTTTATTAGTTGATAGAGAAGGAAATGTTGCTGTAGAGGACTATGAAGTAGTCAATGACAGTCAGAAAGGCTTCTTTTATAGTGATATGCACAAAGTCGAACTAACACTTCCGGAAGGTTGTAGCTTCAACGGTAAACAAAGAATAAAAATTTATATATGAGGTAGGTGTAATCAAGTTGCCAAAATGGTTAGATAAAGTGTTGGGTGTAGAAGAAGATACTGACATCGTTAAAAGCGAAGAAGTCTACCAAACCTTGCTTAAAGAAATTCAAGCACAGCCGTTAACAGAAACGGTAGAGAAAGGTATGAATGGTAAACCAGTAGCATACATGCAACCTATAATTGGTGACATGTCAGTAAACCCCGGATTTAAGACAAAACCTTCTATTAGAAATTCTCAGGATTTACACAAAATGTTGAAGAAGTTTGGTAATAATATCATTCTTAATTCAATTATTAATACACGGTCAAATCAGGTATCTATGTATTGTAAACCTGCAAGAAACTCTGAGACAGGTGTAGGTTACGAGGTTCGGCTGAAAGATATTGAACAAGAGCCATCCACACATGACATTGCAAATATTAAAAGAATTGAAAGCTTTCTAGAAAATACCGCAGTATTCAAAGACCAAAATAGGGATAATTTTACTGCTTTTTGTAAGAAGATGGTACGTGCAACTTATATGTATGACCAAGTTAACTTTGAGAAGGTATTCGATAAAGATGGTAACTTTATAAAATTTGATACCGTAGACCCCACAACAATCTTCTTAGCTACTAACGGTAAAGGAAAGATTATTGAAAAGGGAGAACGATTTGTACAAGTACTAGACAATCGAATCGTAGCCAAATTTAATGAACGTGAAATGGCTTTTGCTGTTCGTAACCCACGTGCTGATATTGAAGTAGGTCAGTACGGTTATCCAGAACTAGAGATTGCCTTGAAGCAGTTTATTGCACATGAAAACACCGAGACGTTTAATGACCGATTTTTCTCTCACGGAGGAACAACACGTGGTATCTTACACGTTAAAGCAGGACAACAACAAAGTCAGCAAGCACTAGACATTTTCCGTAGAGAATGGAGAAGTTCCTTATCAGGTATTAATGGTTCATGGCAAATCCCAGTAGTATCCGCAGAAGACGTTAAGTTTGTTAACATGACACCATCTGCTAATGATATGCAATTTGAAAAATGGTTGAACTATTTAATCAATGTAATTTCTGCGTTGTATGGGATTGACCCTGCTGAAATTAACTTCCCGAATAATGGAGGAGCAACTGGTTCTAAAGGTGGTTCTTTAAACGAGGGTAACTCAAAAGAGAAAATGCAAGCTTCCCAAAATAAAGGGTTACAACCATTATTACGCTTTATTGAAGATACTGTAAATACTTTCATTATTGCTGAGTTTGGAGATAAGTATCAATTCCAATTTAGGGGCGGAGACTTAAGTGCTCAATTAGACAAGATTAAGATTCTTGAAGCAGAAGTTAAGGTATTTAAAACAGTTAACGAAGCACGTGCTGAAAAAGGGTTGGAACCAATTAAAGGTGGAGACGTAATCTTAGACGGTGTTCTAATTCAATCTATCGGTCAGTTAATGCAACAAGAACAATTTAACTATCAAAGACAACAGGATAAGCTTAACAGGCTCTTAGAGCTTTCTGGTGGCGAAGCAGATGATTCTAATGGAATTAGCTTCCAAGACAAACAACAGGGTTTAGATGGCACCTCATCTAGCGTAAATGGCAAAGGAGAGTCATCTGTTGGTAAAGATGGACAAATTAAAGGTAAGGGCATAACTAACACCAATTCTGCTAAACAAGGTATGAAAGGTGACAAACCTAACGACTGGCAAAAATAAATAGAGGGGTAACACCCTCTATTTACAATTGTCCAACTGTTTAGTGGTAGTTCTGCTATATTAAAAACAGATGTAAGTTTAGGTGGTGAATGAACAAAGATGCAAGAGAAGTATAATATTTTCGTTCCCATTGACGTAGCAGGTTCTGTAGAGAAATCTGAACAGGCAAACGATGGTGAATGGTACGTACAGGGTTATGCTACAACGCCTGACCTTGACTTGCAAGGAGACATTATTTTACCACAGGGAATTGACATTTCTTACTTTGTTACTAAAGGATGGGTAAACTACGAACATAAACAAGATGCAGAATACATTATTGGTGTACCAACTGACAACTGTTATGTAGACCTTAATAAAGGGTTGTTCGTGGAAGCTAAACTTATGAAAGAAAGCAAGTATGCTCAATCAATGTGGCAGTTAGCTAATACCATTCAAAAATCAGGAATCTCACGTCAGTTAGGTTTCTCAATTGAAGGGGCAGTTACAAGTCGAAATGCAAGAGACAACCGTATTATTGAGGGTGTGGCTATCAGAAACGTAGCATTAACTACACATCCTGCTAACCCACAAGCTACGTGGGAAACACTTGTTAAGTCTTGGACAACAGGGTATGGAATTACTCCTGAGACACAGACAGATGCAGGAGCATTACGTAGAGAGATGTTTAAAGAAGACATCACAAATCTAACGTATGCAGTGAAGACAGTAGCTAAGTTGTATGGTAAAAAACCCGAAGATAAAGAGTTTATATTACGTGAAGTTGCTAAGAGTTTCGACCAAGAAACCTCTGAACCAGAGTTAAGTGCATTTATGTTACAATTAACTAGAGGGGTTTCCTTACAGGAAGCTAACAACTTCATTGAAAGTAGAAAGGAGCTAAAATAGTGTCTAAAACAATTAATGACATTATCGAAGATTTCGATTCAAAAGTGAATGTACAGGAAGTATCTAAATCTATTGAAGATGAAAATGTAGAGCCTGTACAGGAAGAACAAATTGAAACACCAGAAGCTGTTGAAGAAGGTGTAGAGAATGCCAAGCCGGAAGAACAGCCTGTTGAAGCTGAGGAAGTTAAAGAGGATGTTGAACCAGAATCCGAACCTACTGAATCAGATGAAAAACCAGAAACAGAATCCGAAGTCGCAGAAGAAGCTACTGAACCAGAAGTGGAAAAAGTAGAAAAATCTGATAAAGAATCCGATAAAGAAGATGAGGAAAAAAAATCTTCTGATGATGAGGACGACAAAGAGGATAAAAAGGATAAGAAAGATAAAAAAGCTGACAAAGAAGATAAAGATGAAAAAGATGAAGACAAAGAAGATGTTAAAAAATCTGATGAGTCCGAAGACGTAGAAAAAGTTGAAAAATCTGCTATTTCCTCCCAAGATATTGTCGGTGGATTTGAAGCTGTATTCAAAAATATGGCAAACCTTTTTGAAATTCAAAAATCTTTAACTGATACTATTACAGAATTAAAATCTGAAATCGTAAGCTTACGTGAAGCTAGAGAAGCATTTGTTATTGAACCCGAGGAAGTTAACAAATCTATTCTTGTAGATAAAGTTGATGGAGTATCAGTAGAAGGTAAAGCAGTAGGATTTGTTTCTAAATCTGTAGATGTGGAAGCAGATGTGACTTCTAAACAAGAAGACGTTGTTGAAGTAGTAGTAGAAGGTGCCGAACAAGAAGAAGCTCCGGCTAAATCTGATGAAGAACAACTGTTTGACAGTGTTCGTGGAATCCGTGACGACTTAATGAGCACATATACACGTGTTGCAAGCAACGGACAAGCCCCTCGTGGTGAGTTAGAAGAAATTCGTCAGTTATGGGGACGTATTAAATCCCAAGATGAACTAGCTCGTGCACAAGCATTCATTGATAAATACAAATAAATTTACTAAAATGTAAATTTTTTTAAGGTGTACTGCTATATTATAGTCAGAACCAATGAGAGACCTGACATTTCCCCCCTGAACCTCCACAGGGTCAGGTCTCATCTTTGAGAGGAATAAAAATGAAAGGTGATTTATATATAATGCCAGAAGACAAAAAACAAGAAGCTAAATTAAATCCCGTTCAGGAACAAGTAATCAAAGGATTTACAACTGGTTATGGTATTACTCCTGACACGCAAACTGATGCAGCGGCTTTAAGACGAGAATTTCTAGATGACCAAATTACTATGCTTACATGGGCAGAAGGAGACTTGTCATTCTATCGTGACATCACAAAACGCCCTGCTACATCTACAGTAGCTAAATATGACGTATACTTAGCACACGGTAAAGTAGGACATACACGTTTCGTTCGTGAAATCGGTGTAGCTCCAATTTCTGACCCAAGCTTACGTCAAAAAACTGTTAACATGAAATACGTTTCTGATACTAAGAACATGAGTATTGCAACTGGTTTAGTTAACAACATTGAAGACCCAATGCAAATCTTGACAGACGATGCTATCTCTGTTGTTGCTAAAACAATTGAATGGGCTTCTTTCTATGGAGATGCTGACTTATCTGAAAACCCAGAACGTGACTCCGGTTTAGAATTTGACGGTTTAGTTAAATTAATTGACAAACATAACGTTATTGATGCTAAAGGTGAAAGCTTAACAGAAGCATTACTTAACCAAGCTTCCGTATTAATCGGTAAAGGTTATGGTACTCCAACTGATGCTTACATGCCAATCGGTGTACAAGCTGACTTCGTGAACCAACAACTTGACAAACAAGTTCAAGTTATCCGTGACAACGGTCAAAATGTAACAATGGGATTCAACGTTCAAGGGTTCAACTCTGCACGTGGTTTCATTAAATTACATGGTTCAACAGTAATGGAATTAGAACAAATCTTGGATGAATACCAAATGGTTAGTCCTAATGCTCCACAAAAAGCAACTGTTCAAGCAACTGTAGAAACTGCTAAGAAAGGTACATTCCGTCCAGAAGACATTGCTACTCCTGCTGAGTACAAAGTAGTTGTAGTATCTGACGATGCAGAATCTGCTCCATCTGACGTGGCTACTGCTACAATTGCTAACGCTACTGACGGTGTTAAACTAGCAATCACTATCAACAGCATGTACCAAGCTCGTCCTCAATACGTAGCTATCTACCGTAAAGGACATCAAACAGGATTGTTCTACCAAATCGCACGTGTACCTGCAAGTAAAGCAGAAAACAACGTAATCACTTTCTACGATTTGAACCAACAAATCCCTGAAACTGCTGACGTATTCGTAGGTGAATTGACTCCATCTGTAGTTCACTTGTTCGAATTACTACCAATGATGCGTTTACCATTAGCTCAAATGAACGCTTCTGTAACATTCGCAGTTCTATGGTATGGTGCTTTAGCTCTTCGTGCACCTAAGAAATGGGCACGAATCAAGAACGTTAAATACATTCCATCTGGAAACGTAATTAACGAACGCTAATCTTAGTTTAACTAAGAAAAATTGAATAGAAAACGGAATAGGGAACGGTCTAACTGTTCCCTATTTTTATTATAACGAATTAAATGGAGGAATACAAATGTTAAAATCTACAGTATTACAAAATAAAAAAGTGGCAACATCTTTTGGAGAAGCTGAATTTAACCATTTAGGAGAAAGTCATAACTTGCCAGAGGAACATCAAAAAGCTTTAGCTGAAAAGGTACCTTATTTGACACACATTCCTGATAAGAAAGAAAAGCCTAAAGAGGAAAAAGAAGTAAAAGAAGAAAAACCAAAAGCTAAAAAAGCACCTGCTAAAGCTAAAACAGCCAAAAAAGATAAAGAGTAGGAGGTCATCATATGTACCCAGATTACGGTTATGGTGATGGTGGAAACCAAGATGTATACCAACCATATGCACATGGTAACCCAAAACATATTGACATTGCAGACCTAGATAAGATTACTCCTGCTGATTACGGTTGGACTCCTGACACGTTAAAGGCTTATATGTTTGGGGTATCTGTAGTTAACCCTGAAACAGGTGAACCATTAGGAGATACATTCTATGAGCATGTAATTGACACAGCAATTGCTAAAGCTGAAAAGAAACTGGATATTGCGATTTTACCTCGTTTAATTCAAGGGGAACATCACGATTTCCACCAATCTGACTTTAACTCTTACTTATACACGCATGTATTTAAACGACCATTAATTCAAGCTGAAAAACTACAATTAGAAATTAATGGACGAGGAATTTACCGTTACCCTGCAAACTGGTGGAAAGTATATACCCTAGCGGGGCATATCCAAATGTACCCAACAGCAATGATGCAAACAGGTACACAATTTGCCTATGATTTTGCATTCTCTGGCTACCCACAATTAGCAGGTATGCCACCTTCATCTGGTCAAGTAGATGCTCCACAAATGATTCATATTGACTACGTAGCAGGTATGTTACCTCGTAAGAATCGTGGATACAACGCTGAGTGGGAGTGTCCTGCTGATTTAGAGCAATTAGTAATCAAATATGCTATTAAGGAAATCTTCCAACAATGGGGACGTTTGATTATTGGTGCCGGTATTGCAGGAAAATCCTTGTCAATTGATGGTGTAACTGAAAGTATACAAACAACGCAGTCTGCTATGTATGGTGGTGCATCTGCCGACATTAAACAGATTGACGAAGATATTGATAGACTAGAACGTGACCTAGCTTCCTACTTCGGAATGAACCTAGGAATTATTTAAGGAGGGATGACTCATGGCTAATGAACCAACACGTTTCAGCAGTTCAGGTTCTACAGGTAACCCTAAGCAATATATGAATGTAAGTAGACTAGAGTTTGAAACAAAAGGTATGGATACCTTTGTAATGAACCGTGGTATAAACATTCTGTGGGAACGAGCTTGGCTTTGTACATGCCGAAATCCGATGACTCTTGCTCCTGACTCTAATTGCCCTATTTGTAGGGGAAGAGGTATTGCCTATCAACCTGCTGTTAAGGACATAATGATTATCCAAAGTCAAGAAAAAGGTGTATCAAACCAAGATTTGGGGTTGTTCGATTCTGGTACAGCTATTGGTACAACTCCAATTGACTCTAAAATTACTTTCCGAGACAGAGTTACTGTCCCAGATGTGGAAATATACCAAAGTTTCATTTTTAATGTAAATAGTCGTAGATTAGAGACAGGTATGTTTTTAAGTTATGATGTTAAACGGCTAGAGGATGTGTATGGTGACAAAGGTCAAGTCCTTATAGAGGGTAAAGACTTTACGATGGACTATAGCACGAATACTTTTTACCCTAAACAACATTTGTTAAACACGAACATCTCTATCAACATGGCAGTAACATTACGTTATCTGGTTATTGATTTACTTAAAGAAAGTCGTTACCAGTACACGAAATTCGGTGTAAAAGAACCACTGTTTGAGAACCTTCCTAGAAAGCTCCTATTGAAGCGTGAGGACATCTTTGTTGATAGTGAACCTTTTGTATTAGAAGTAGATACGAAGTCTCGTCTAGAGGCACTAGAGAAGGAAAAAGAAGTAACAGAATCTAAGATGGTAGACCCTAAACGTACAGGTTCAAGTGCGGGAGGATTCTTTGGAGGTAAACTAAATGGCTAAGAAAGGACAACGACCTGCACTGTTCACCAGTCCTAAAGAAATGTTAGGTAATCTGACACGAGCAATGGTAGATGAGATTCTATCTGATGCACAAGACCAAGCGTTACGTGCAGGTGCTGATGTCCAAAGAATGCCTAATTATTTACAGGTAACAGAATCAAGAATGGCTAAGAGCGGTGTAATTGATTTAAAACCGTTCTTCGCTCGTTCTAGTAAGAAGAAATACAATAAAAAAGGTGAATGGTACTTATATATTCCTATTCAAATTAAGACAAGAAAGATGTCTAGAAGATTGTATGACGATTTAAGGTCTTTTCCTACAAATGGTCGTCCTGTAACAGTTAAGATGGACTATCTTTATGATAGAAGAAAACAAAGTCCCGCTGTACAAAGTATCAACTATAGCCCTAAGTCTAAAAATGTTACAATTATACCAAGAGAGTGGGGAGAAGGTACACGGAATACATATGTTACGTTCCGTACAGTAAATGCCAATTCTCCAGCTAACAGTTGGATAATCAACCGTAGTAAAGTGAACTCAGACGATATGAGTAAAACAATGTTAGCTAACATCGACAGGTTAATGAAGTGGAAATTGAAGAATTTAGGAGGGTAAAAGATGATACCAAGTTTAGACACTTACTTGTATAAAGAATTTGAAGAAAGACTGAGAATTATCTTAGAAGAGTGCTATATTATAGACGAAGCTTTGAAGGAGATAGATTCCCAAGCTTTAGAGACATTTAAAAACACTTACTGTTCAATTGACGGTAAGGCTCCAAAGAAAGAAATCGAAATGTCGTATTCTTTCCCACAGGAGAAGCAGAACTTTAATGCTCGTTATGTGATTACACTAGGTGGGAGTGATGAGGAGAATAAGTCAATGGGTGGTATACAGGGAGGCTATACTTACCGAGAAGGTGATATAGTTAATGAAGCTGTTCAACTTGTCCGTAATGGAAAAGATTTAATTATGAACACAACAAAGCCTGTAGCTGATTTTTTGAATAGCCCAGATATTAGTTTTTCAGAAAGCGACCATTTCAGAATTGAAAACAACAAGCCTGTATTTGATTATTCCGGTAATGAACATTTAGAAGGTAAATCTTTTAATATTGTTTATACTGTGAAAGAGTCTGATGAGGATGTAGCAGGTGTTTACAAAGGGTACCAATCCTCCGATACCGTAAACATTGTCGGAATTAGTACAAATATGGACACTGCCCGCTGTCTAGATGCCATCGCAAGATTAATTCTTATTACGATGCGTGACAGCTTAGATGAGAAAACAGGATACATGCTACAGACATTACACTTTGGAGACATGCAACCTGTAATTGAATCAGGTGAGACAGTAGTATTTGGTAGACCTTGTACAATCGGGTATAAAGTGACTAATTCTATTAGTTTTGATTTAAACCGACAAATACGAGAAATTATTACCAAAAGGAGGATGAAAGCCTAATGGCAAAAGAAACAACAAAGACTAAACAAGAGAGTCCAAAGGAACAACCTAAAAAGGTTCCAAAGCCTAAAGGTTACGTTCATGTAGATACATTTTTGGGCTATGCACAAGTACTTTACGGATTGAGTAAGTATCAAGTAGCAGGCTTCAAAGCATTCATGACAGGGAGAGAGTATCAGCATGATGATGCCGACTTTGTTCCATTTTTGGAAAAGTATATAGGAAAGGAAGTTAAATAATAAATGGCTGTAGAACAATTCCCAAGAAAAAAAGTGTCCCGTCCACATACTGAAATTACTGTAGATACTTCTGGTATCGGTGGTGCATCTAACAGTTCTGAAAAAACATTAATGTTAGTAGGTTCTGCTAAAGGTGGTAAACCTAATACAGTTTATCGTTTCCGTAACTACCAACAAGCTAAAGCTACATTACGTAGTGGTGAACTATTGGATGCTATTGAATTAGCATGGAACGCTTCTGATGTGAACACTGCATCCGCAGGTGACATTTTAGCATTGCGTGTAGAAAATGCTACTAACGCAAAAATCAAAAAAGGTGGTTTAACCATCGCATCTACTATTTATGGTTTAGATGCAAACGAAATGCAAGTTGCTTTGGAAGACAATAGTTTAACAAATACTAAACGTCTGACAATTGCATTTGCAAAAGACGGATACAACAAAGTATTCGATAACTTAGGTAAAATCTTCTCTATCAAGTATAAAGGAGACCAAGCACAAGCTTCCTTCTCTATTACAGAAGATAACATTACTAAGAAAGCAAATAAACTTATTCTAAGTGCAGGTGCTGAGGCTGATTCCCAAACTCCTGTAATGGAATATAGTTTAGGACAAGGTGTTTACTCTGATACAAACGTATTAGTAAGTGCAATTAACAGTCTACCTGACTGGGAAGCTAAATTGTTCCCTATCGGAGATAAAAATGTACCTACTGAAACATTTGATAAAGTAGAAAAAGCTGATGTTAAAACAGGTGAGAAATATGTTGAAGCTCTAGGCGGAGACATTGCTAAACAATTGGAATACAATGACTATGTAACAGTAGAAATTGACCGTGCAACTCCAATCCAAACCTTTGCGTTAACTAATCTTTCTGGTGGTACAGATGGAACAATCCCAGAATCTTGGGCTGACAAATTCCCTCTACTAGCTAATGAAGGTGGTTACTACTTAGTACCATTGACAGACAAACAAGCTGTTCATTCAGAAGCTTTAGCATTCGTTAAAGACCGTACAGACAATGGAGACCCTATGCGTATCGTTGTTGGTGGTGGAACGAATGAAACAGTTGAAGAAAGTATCGCACGTGCTACAAACTTACGTGACCCACGAGCTTCTGTAGTAGGATTCTCTGGTACTCGTAAAATGGATGATGGACGTTTGCTTAAATTACCGGGCTACATGATGGCTTCACAAATTGCAGGTATTGCAAGTGGGCTTGAAATCGGTGAAGCAATTACGTTTAAACACTTCACAGTAACAAGTGTAGACCGTATTTACGAAAGTGGTCAGTTAGACATGCTTAACGAAAGTGGTGTTATCGCTGTTGAGTATGTACGTAACCGTTCCTTAACTGCATTCCGTATCGTTCAAGACGTTACAACTTACAACGATAAAACAGACCCAGTTAAGAATGAAATGTCTGTTGGTGAAGCAAACGACTTCCTAGTATCTGAATTGAAGATTGAACTAGATAACAACTTCATTGGAACTAAAGTTGTAGATACAAGCGCAAGCTTGATTAAAAACTTCATCCAATCATTCCTAGATAAGAAAAAACGTGCTCGTGAAATCCAAGATTACACACCAGAAGAAGTACAAGTTGTTCTTGAAGGGGATGTAGCATCTATCAGCTTGACTGTAATGCCAATCCGTAGCTTGAACAAGATTACTGTACAACTAGTGTACAAACAACAAATCTTGACAGCATAACAGGTCGGGGGCTTTTAGCCCCCTATACCTTACTAAAAATAATCTAAAATAGGAGTGAAACATAGATGGCTAGCGTTGGAAATCAAACAGTCCACACAGGTAACACAGTTTACTTGATGATTGGTAACAAAATTATCGGACGTGCACAATCTGCATCTGGTGAACGTCAATATGGTACACAAGGTGTATACGAAATCGGTAGTATCATGCCACAAGAACACGTATACTTGAAATATGAAGGTACAATCAACCTTGAACGTATGCGTATGAAGAAAGAAGACTTAGCAAGCTTAGGTATTACTGCTCTAGGTGAAGATATTCTTCAACGTGACATTATCGACATCGTAATGATGGATAACTTGACTAAAGAAATCGTTGTTGCTTACCGTGGATGCTCTGCTGTATCTTACAGTGAATCATTCACAGCTAACGAAATCACTAGTGAGTCCACTCAGTTCACTTACCTAACCTCAGCTAAAGTTAAGTAAGTAGTATAAAATAGACCCTAAAAAAATGGGGTCTATTTTTTTAGTTTTGGTATTGACAAATTATACATGTATCTATATAATAGGTATTGTAGTTGGTATACATTTTCGAACTTAATCTTTCTTATCTTTATCTTACACATGACCTAGCAGGAGTGCTAGGTCTATTTTTTGCTCTCATAGAGGCAACTAACTAGTGTGCTATAATAAGTATAGAATGCTATATTAACTTATGAAAGACATAGGAGGAATAAGTAATGACTGAAAAAGAAAACAAGGTTGATTTCCCTCAGCTTAACATGACTCGTGAACAGCTTATTGAAAAGATTAACCGTGGGGAAAACCTAACAGATGAAGAAATTAATTTACTTAAATATCATAATGCAGAAGCAGAACATAAAGAACTTAACCGAATTATTCCGGGAGTTAACAATGTGTTCTCAAAACACTATGATTTTAAAGAATTTGGATTGGAATTTGATATTAAAATCAAAGCCCCTAACGTTGTACAACAAGGTAAAATTCAAGCAATGCGTGAGGCTTACCTAGAAGGTATGGGTATGGCAGTAAGTAACTTTATCTTCCAATGCTATCACACGTTAGCTACTATACGTGTCTGTGGTGTAGAGGTTCCAAAAGAGCTAGAAAGAGATGAAGATATTTATAACATCTATATCCTAAATGTAATCGGAAAGGACTTTGCGGAGTGGTTAAACTCCTTTCGATTCTAATTTAGAAAGTTTAGGGGGTATAAAAACCCTTGTTAGAAACAACTATAGCCGTAACATGTGGGCTATTATGAAGAAGTTTAATGTGTTACCTAGTGACCCTGCATGGCAAAATCTGACACATGAACAAATAGAGTGGATTCTGTATAACATGGAAAGAGATGTTGAGGAAGAACAACGTAGAGCTAAAGGTCTTGCTCTTGAAGGTGAATACGAAGACTTAGATGCTTCTTGGTATGAAGTGCCTCATGAAGAGTTTAACCCTATACGTGAAGGTCATGACGAAGCCGAGATTGCTCGTAAGCTTAATGAAATCACTACAGAAGAAGACATGGCTAAACTTAAAGCTCGTTGGGAAGCTAGTCAGGAAGTCGATGCAATCCGTGCCGAAGGTGGTACAACGATTGAGGAAGACACAATCAATGAACTTATTGCTAACAATGTACAGAAAGCTATTGAAGAAGCTAAACGTATTGAGAAACATGGTGGTAATAAGTGGGGAGATAAAACCCCAATTGAATTAGAGGAAGAGCGTAAGAACTTAGAGTTTAAATCTCAACTTAAGCAAGATGATATTCAAGATGCAATTGCTCTATTCAATGGTGAGAAAGAAATTGAACCAACATCATTAGATGATGATTTTGTAATATAGGAGGGTAGGGTAAAACCCTACCTTTTCTTTGTAAAGGAAGTGTGGAAATATGGCTAACAACTATCGGTTTTATGTTGATGCAATGACTGGGGATGCCATTGCAAAATTAGAAGAAGTTAACAAGTTGATGGATAAAATTGACTCTAAAAGTGCAAAGGGTACCCAGAAGTTTTTCCATACAACTCAACGGGAAATAGATGAAGCAGTAGCCGATATGCAACGTCTTATCCAAATGAAAAAGGAGCTCGATAGAAACTTTGAAAAACAAAGTTCTATGGCGGAAGCTACAGGTAGCATGACAGACTTTAAACGTGCACGTGCAAACCTAGAACAGTTACAAAGTGAGTTCCAAAAAACACAAAATGAGTTCCAAAAGTTAGCAAGCATGAAAGCTAACCCGAACTTTACGAATAAAACAGCTTTAAAAGAACAAAGAGCATATAGAGAAGAGTTAACCGAGCAAGAAAAAGCTCTCCAAGCAATCAAGAAAGCTCAACAAGAATTAAACCATGTAAACTCTCGTGTAAACTATAGAGCACGCCAAGCTACCTCCACAGGAAGAATGACCCACAATCAATCTGAAAGTATGAAGAAGGATTTAGGTGGTGTTGGTCTATATTCAGATACACAACGAGAAAACAAGGAACGACAAGCTCAATTAAGAGAACAATACCGTAGACGACAAGAAGAACTATCGCAAGTACGTTCTGACACAAACTTAGATAGACAGGTTCGTAAGAACAGAGAGACATCTATCTTAGAGGAAATCAAAGGTATTGAACAAGAGATTGAAGCTCGTAAGAAATTTAATCAGACCTTGAATGATACTATTGAGAATTTAAAAGCTAAAACAGACCAGTTAAACAATAGTAATGTCAAAGTAGAGGCGGATAGGAACTCCACTGCGGGCGTTATAGCTTCTCGTGCCCCATCTATAGCCATTGCAGGTATAGGCTCTGCTATGGCGGCAATGGGGGGCTTATACGCTAAAGGAGCTACTGCTAATGCAGGTATGCGTGATTCAACTATCTCTTTAGGACAACGTACAGGTAATGGTGACTTTCGTGCTATCCGTAAAGAAGCTCAAACGATGGGTGTTGAGAAGCAACTTGGATATAAAGGGGCTGATATGCTTCAATTCCAAGAAGATGCGTTAAGTAATATCGGATTTACCAACAAAGAAGACTTAACATCCAATACTAGAGCTTTAGCAGAAGGTTCACGTGCAGTTCCTGTTGATTCTGAAACCTTAAGTGGATTCATGAACGACCAAATGCGTAGAGGCGCTGTGAGCGGTAAAGACCAAATTAAAGCGATTCAAGAAGGTTTCTTAGGGGCTATCCAAAAATCTGGTATGGTAGGTCGTGAAAAAGAGCAGTTAAATGCTTTGAAAACATTAAGTGACCAATCGTTTAGTGGACGTAATGGTAGTAATGAGGAACTTAAACAACAAATGGCTATGCTTACATTGTTGAATAAAACTGGTTCTCGTGCCGTTCAAGGTGAGCAAGGTGCCGAGTTAATGACTAGTTTATCAGCAGGTATCCAAAACAGTATTTGGAATAATAAAGCTTCGTTACTTTTGGGTAAAGGTACAAAATACCAAGGTGGCGAGGGTATGTACGCTTTAAAAGGTAAAGTTGAAGAAGGAGCTACTGCGGAAAATGTAGGAGCTATTATTGGAAGCGTGCAACAATCCGGAGGTAGCGAAGATTACCAAAAATTTGTATTTGGTTCTGCTCTTCATGATTTGTTTGGGACTAATGCAAAAAATGACCAGATAGATGCTATGTGGGAAGCCTTCGCAAATGGTAATCTAAATGAAGAAAATATCAATAAGATTATGAATGAAAGCCAGTCTACTGGTAAGGACAAGTACAAGAAGAATGCAGATGACTATGCTAACTCTAAAGAGGGTATGGCTAACCGTTCCGAAGCAGTAACTGAGAAGCAGGCTTCTGGTATTAATGATTATGGTGATGCTCTACGGGGGATTAACTCTAAGTTAGGAGGAATCCCTCCGGCTATGTACGCTTTAGGTGCCGGTATGGGTGCCCTAGCAACTGCTCTGATTACTTCTGGTGGTATGTCTTTATTCTCTGGTAAAATAAAACAGGGTATAGGTACGTTGTTTTCAACAGGAACAGGAACTGCTACAACAGCCGGAGCAACTAGTGCAGGTGGCTCATTCTTTAAAGGTGTAGGACAAGCCTTTAAATCAGGTAAAGCTACTGGTGGATGGTCAGCAGGTCTTAAGAATGCAGGTAGCACAGCTAAAGACTTAGCAGGTGCAAATATTGCTAGCGCTGATAGTATCGCAGGAGTTACCAAAGCAGGCTCTATGGCAGGTAAAGTTGGTAAAGTGGCAGGTAAGGTAGCTTTACCACTTGCTTTAGTAGGTTCTGCAATTGATATTGCAAGCTCAGATGACAAAGTAAAATCTGTCGGAGAGAATGCCGGAGGTTTAGCAGGTGGGTTTGCCGGAGCTAAACTAGGTGCTTTAGCAGGTACAGCTATTATGCCGGGTGTTGGTACAGTTATCGGTGGTGCTATAGGTGCTATCGGAGGTAGCTTAATTGGTAATAAAGCCGGTGGTGGTTTAGTAGATGGCGTTCGTAAGTTCTTTGGTGGAGAGGAAGCTTATGCAGACGAAGTAGATACAGGTACTTCCGCAGGTGGACAAAAAACCATTAAAGGGCAAGAGAACAAGTCCGGTAAACAGGAAGAACGAGACATGTCGAATAAACGTGTCCTTTCTGAAAAAACACGTGCTGAGAATAACGCTGAGGAAGCAACTAACTTATCCATCTACTCAAAATTACTTGATAGAGCACAACGAATATTAAACCAAGCTAGAAATCAAAATGGTATCTTTGGTAACTCTAAAGGTGCTAATAGTTCTAGTGATAGTGGTGGTATCGGTGATGACCCTGCAAGTAAAGATTTTGGTGGAGACTGGGAAAAAGCCATCCGTCAAGCTTCTAAGCAACTTGGGGTAGACGTTACTGACCAAGATGTGGACACATTACTTAAACTGATTCAAGCAGAGTCTAATGGTGATGAAAAAGCTGTTCAACAAATCATTGATGAGAATAACTTCAATGGCTCTGGTGGTGCTAAAGGACTTCTACAATATATCCAATCTACATTCGATGCTTACAAAGTAAACGGACACGATGACATCATGAGTGGTTATGACCAACTACTAGCGTTCTTTAACAATAGTAACTGGCAAAAAGACCTAAACTCATGGAATAATCGTTACCAAAATGGTAGTACGGGCTGGGGTCCAACGGGTAGTAAGACTCACGCAATGGGTGGACATATCACTTCTCCGGAACATGCCTTACTTGGTGAGGTACCGGGACAAGATGAATATGTTATTAACCCGCACCAACCTACAGCTCCTAGACTATTAGCAGAAGCTACTCGTAAAACTGCACAGAAATTCCGTTTGTTTGGTAATGGTTCTGGGGATAACTGGTCTTCTCGTGTAGGTGGAATTAGCCTATCAGGTTCCGGTAATTCAGCGCAGGCACCAACATTAAACAATACGAACGAAGTTAAGGTTAATGTAACCGTTCAAGGTGGTGGAACATCTGAAAGCATTGCTAATGAAATTGGCAATAAAACAGCAGGTAAGATTCTGCAATCAGTCGATGATGCAATGAGTTTCTTTACAAAAGAAATGAAACGAGTTTAAGAAAACTAGGGGGACTCGTTCCCCCTTTATTTATTGAAGGAGGTAAACTATGGCGGTAGAATTACGTTATCCTAGATTTAACCTAGCGTTTTATACAGAAAAAGATGAATACCATATTACGTATGATGCACAGACAGGTGAATCTAATACTTCTGTAGTGAACAAAGATAATGATTCAGAAGTTTCTAATAACTTTATGATAGAATCCGTTATCAGTTTAACAACAAAAAATGCAATGGAAGACGATAGTGCGGTCTTTTCTTTTGTTCTAGCCGGAGATGTATACTGGGACAGAATTTTAAAAGCTAACGATGCAGTTGTACTACGACTTTATCCTGATATAACCAGTGACCTACCTGTTAACCCAGTCTTACTAGTCGGGTTAATTTCAGAAGTACGACTTGAAGGAGACTATGGGGAGAACTCTAAGATGTATCGTATCACAGGTCAATCCTTTGCTAAGGCTTTAATGCAGTTTGACTTAGGTGTTATCCAAGAAGTAAGTGTTGTATTAACTGATATTGGTTGGCTCCCTGATGATGCCCAAGAAGGGGTTAAAATGACAGGTAGAAGCGCCAGTCAGCTAGCAGAAGGAATGATGAACCGTTTCTTGCAATACATGAAATTCGATTTTAATGGTAAAGGGTTAGAACGATTTTTAGAGTGGGAGCTAGATAGTTGGACAGAAGCAGAGCGGTTGATAGATAATACCCCATATATTAACTATGAGGGTTCTTTAAAACAATTATTAGATGACATTACAGCTAAACCATTCAATGAACTGTTCTTTGATGCTACACCGGGAAATAAATGTCGAATGATTATGCGTAGAACCCCTTTTGACAAAGAAGATTGGGAAAATTTAACTACGTATACTGTAACGTCTAAAGAAGTTATTTCTGAGTCAGTAGCAACAAATGATACAGAAGCCTATTCTATCTTTAATATTTCTATAAATAATCTTTATGGTACAGACTCTATGATGCTTGGTTCTAAACCACAGGTATTCCCTGCTTTAGTTAACAAATATGGCTATAAAAAGCTGGAAGTTGATAACAAATATTTACAAGGTGCAATTGTAGATAGTGGTGACGATGCAGATAGTGCTGATACAAATACAGATGGGGATACAGAAAGTAACGAAGATACTGCCACGGAAAGACGTGCAACTAGAGACAAAGATACGAATGAATCTAGTGCGTTTGATACGACTTATGGCACAGTAATGAACTATCTACGTGGTTACCCATTAGACATCTTAAGGGTGAAACGTGGTAATGTGCGAGCTAAGATACTTCAAGTAGACAGACGTATCACAGGGACAATGGCAGACAAAATCATTGACCAGTATATCATGACACAGAGCTTGACAAAAGAGCAGTTCACGGATATAACTGGTATCAACGAAAAGAATGCTAGCAAAGGTAACGGGAAAGAAAAACCTACCTACAAAAAAATTGTAAAATTCTTAGAAGATTACAAGGATGAAGCGGATAATAAAGAAACTACTACTATTAAGAATGAGCTTATGAATAAGTTCAACTTAACAGACAATCAAGCTACATCCATTGCTAGTGAATTTGTAGGTCAAAAAAGTTTACGTAAAACTAGATACGATGAAATCATAAAAAATAACCCAAGTGATAGTACAACAGTTTCTGGTTCTGATACAAAGTATGTAAAAGAGTTTACGAAACGGTTGGCTAACTGGTACTGTGAGAATCCTAACTTTTATAGTGGAGATATTGTAGTCAAGGGTAGCCCAGACTATCGTTTAGGTGGAAGACTATTCGTAGTAGATGAACAGAATAACGAATTGTGGGAATATTACATTGAATCCGTAGAGCACACTTTCTCCTACACACAAGGTTACACGACAACTTTAGGAGTTACTCGTGGTCTTAAAAATGGTGGTAAAGACCGTTTCACCCATCTTTGGGACAAGTCAGAAGACTTCTCAGGAGGTATGTTAGGTGAAAAGACTTTAAAAGCTTTACTAGAAGACCAAGAAAAGAAAAACAATGAAAACAATAGTAATTCTGGCTCTAGCGGTGGTTCAAGTGGTGGCACAAACCCATCGAATATTCCGGGAGGTACAGTAGCTATGAAAGCTGTAAACTGGGGACGTTCTCACTCTAAGACGGAATCTTCCTTTAGGTCTGCATACGACTGGGGAGGCGGACGTACAGGTAGAGACCCATTTGAAAGCTCACCTATTGCCACAGACTGTTCGTCATTTGTATGGTGGTGTTTTAAACATGCAGGTGTAGAATTGAATGGTGGGGCAACTGGGATGACTACATGGAGTATTATTGCGGATACGAAACTTGAAACAATAGCCACCCGTGGTCAAAAGAACTCTGCTATTTTTGATAAGATGAAAGCAGGAGACATTATCTGGTTCCGTAACTGTGAACATATTGGAATTTACTGTGGTGAAGGAAAAATGGTTGCATGTAATGGTTCAGGTAACATGAATGAAAGTCCTACAGCAGGTATCATTGTGTCAGATATGACAAGTGGATACTGGTGGGATACATTCGATGGAGATGTAAAAAGATACAATTAACCTCGTTAATAGCGAGGTTTTTTTACTGTAAAAAACAAAACTAGTATGTGTGCTATAATATTAAGTAGAGACACATACAAGAGAAAGGATGGTATCAACTTGGCAGGAGGACGTAGATTTCAGGCAGGGTTAGGTTCCGAACATAAAAGAGTATACAAAGAAGGACAACAAATCAATACTTTGTTGCTAGCCCAAGTTATCCAAGTTAATTACAAATATAATACAGTTGATTTACTAGCATTACAGCATAAAGAAGTTTTTCAAAACTCATATGCCAATGAAGGTAGATTCTCTGCCCGTTTACCAATGGAATTTGGTGGACGAAACCTTGCAGGACAACCATATGGTCAAGTAAACCCCATTGCCGTTGGTACTGTTGTCCTAGTAGGATTTATTAACTCTGATAAAGATATGCCGATTGTTATTAGTGTATACAATAACAACGATGTGAATAAACAATTATCTCGTACACGTTTTGCTAATGCAGAGCCTACAGATATGGCTTTAGCAGGACAAATGTACCAAAAATTTAGTTTGTACCCATCACTGACTTACGATAGCATTGATGGAGATGGTAACCGAATAGTTACGTTCTCGGGTAAATCATTTATTGCATTCGATACAAAAGACATGCGAAACTCTCCAATGACTGATGCTAGCTACGGTTCTCGTTATGAAGACCTAGGAACATCTTATTACAATGACGGGGAACTAATTGAACCGATGAAAGGTCGAGCACCTAATGTGTTATTCAAACACCAAGGTATTCTTGACGATGATAATAAACCTGATACACATAACTTCATGATTCACATTAACCCAGATGGAACATACCGTACATCTATGATGGATACGGAACAAGACTGGCGGACAATGTTTGAAATGACACCAGAAGGTAAAATACGTTTACGTAGACAGGGAGATACTGTACGCTTAAACGATGGTTTTGAGATTGGTGAGCTAGGTATTAATGAAGAAGGTATCGTTTACCTACGTAATGGGGATATGGACTTAGAAGTTCGTGAAGATGGTATCTATTCCCAAGGTAAACTAATTACAGAAAGTATCAATCTTGATGATATTTATGAAAAGTTAGCTAATGCTACTTTTGAAATTAATAAGACAAATGAGTCCTTGCAAATTTTAGCTGATAAATCAGAAGTACAAGACGGTAAAATTGTAAATCTAGAAACAGAAATTACAATTGTAGCCGGTAAAGTAGAGTCTAAAGTAAGTGCAACAGAAGTACAAGACATGATTGACAGTTCTATCGTAGACATGGCAGAGGCTATTAAACAAGCCCAAGAAGATGCAGATAGAGCAAATCAAATTATTTCTGATATGGCTAGTGATAACCGTTTGACTCCTAGTGAGAAGCTAGACTTACTAAAAGAGTGGGACATTGTTAAAAATGAATACCCAACTTATTTAGCACAAGCTGAATTATACGAAGTAGACAGCACGACATATACTGCTAAGTACAAAGCTTTAGAAACATTTGTTACTCCTTTATTGGAAGACATGGAAGCTACTAGTGTAGTAGACGGCTCTATTATGCGTAAAACATTTAGCGCATACTACACAGAACGAATCAGCTTACTTAACGCAATTACTAAAGGATTGAAAGATGGTCTAGAAGAAGCGATGAAGAAAGCTTCTCAGGCTTCTGTAGATGCGACACAAGCTTTAGCAGACTCTGCACAGGCACAAATTGATGCAAACAATGCAAAACAGTTGATTGCAGATATTGCTAGTGACGGTAAGCTGACTGCTTCTGAAAAGTACCAGTTGAAAAAAGAGTGGGACGTTATTGTTAAGGAGTATCCTACAACAATTGCCCAAGCAACAAAATATAAAGTAAACACAGATAATTATACTGCTAAGTATAAAGCTTTGGAAACATTTGTTACTCCTTTGTTTGCGAACATGGATGAAACAAGCGTAGTTAACGGAGAACAACTACGTGCAGTATTTTCTGATTACTATGCTGTAAAGATTACTTTATTAAAAGAAATCACAGATATTGCTCGTGATGAATTGACTGATTATGGTAAACGTATTACTGTAGCAGAAACAAAAATCACACAAACATCCGAAGCTATTACCCTGATGGCTAGTCGGGTAGAAACTGTTGAAGGTAATGTTAAAACAAACACAGCGCAATTGAAAGTACAAGCAGACCTAATTAGTCAGAAAGTAACTGCTAGTGAAGTAAAAGATGCTATTGATAATGCAATTGATAACATGTCTATTGGTGGTTCTAACTTGTTCGTAATCAAAACTCAAACAGCAGGACTATTGAATGAAAATAATGGTACTGTAGGAACAGCCGTAGATAAATCTGTAGTATCTAACTATATCAAGGTAACAGCTAAAATGCCTTATGTAGCTTCTTTACACGGAAACACAGGGACAAACAGTATTATCATTGCATGGTATGACACAAGCAAAACGTTTATCTCTGGTCAAGCTGTAGCTGATTCTGGTGATTTCCATAAAACTTATGTTGCACCAGAAAACGCAGTATATGCTCGTTTAAGCTATAAAAAAGCTGACACTGTTAAAATGAAATTTGAAGTAGGTACGAAGCCAACTGATTATAGCCCGTCATGGGATGACATTAAAGGTGACCAGACTGCTTTAGAAGAGTACATTAAACAGGTAGAGGAACAAGCTAAACAAGCACAACAAGAAGCAGAAAACGCTAAGAACGAAGCAGAAAACGCAAATAGTGTGATTGCTGATATGTCTAACGATAATATGTTAACAGCAAATGAGAAACAACAAATTTTACTTCAATGGGAAGAAATTAAAACGGAATATCCAATTAATTTAGACCAAGCAAATAAATTTAACGTTTCCACTACACAATACACCACAGCGTATAATGCTCTAAAATCCTATTTAGACCCATTATTAGCAGATATAACAAAAACTTCTGTAATTATTGGCTCTACTATGCGCAGTACGTTTAATACGTATTACGACCGTAGAACAACATTGCTTAACCGTGTAGCTGAACTAGCTAAACAAGTAGCTGACCAAGCTAAGAACACAGCAGACAAAGTAGATGATGACTTAAACAACATCGGTGGATACAACTATATTGGGTTCTCTTCCGGAGACCATATGTATCCTCGTTTAATGATTAAGAATGTTGGTTACTATTACGTTCCTTCTACAACAAGCGCAGAATTTGTGGGTGACATGGTTTGTCTAAAACCAAAAACAGCAACAGTTACAAGCGTTCAGTATGACGTTGGTAATGCCAATGCTAGTGTGGCTGATGTTGGACTTGCTAACTATCGAATGAAAGAAGTTAAAACAGGTCAATGGTTGACTGCTTCTGCGAATTTAAAAGTTGTAGGAACAGGTACTGCGTATCTAACGATTTTTACACTTGAAAATGGTTCGTGGAAAGCTTCATATAGTGATAGAGTTAACGCAAGTCAAGGAGTAACTCGTGTAGTAGCTCAAAGACAAGTAACAGATGCAACCACAGGTATTTTAGTTCGAGTTGATGGTAGTAGCATAACCGAAGTTCATTTTGGAAATATGCAATTAGAAGTTGGTATTCGCTCTACCCCTTGGAAGAAATCAGACATTGATATTCAAGAAGACATCAATAATGTTGCTGATGGCATTAAAGATTATATTGGTGCTCGTTCTGATAACTTAATCACAAATGGTTTTGGTGAACTAGGGAACAATACGAACATTGGTGGTATCTTTGATGGTGCTGATAGAATTGTAGGTAAAGGTTCCTTCCGTCAGGAAGAAGCATATAAAACAGTACTGTTTTCTGAAAAAATTACTCTCGATAATAAGAGGTTATATAATTTCGATTACTATATGCGCACGTTAAATGGTGAGGGTAGAAGTTACGCAATGATTGCCCCTTATGATGTGGACGGAGAACGAATTACTATACCCACATTAGGTGGTAAAGACTATAGTTCATTTACTCCGGTTAACTATACTAAGCTAGTTAAACCTCTTAAAGTAGGAGATACCGAGATATATGTAGAAGATGCCTCATTATGGAATAACAATGCACCACAAAGTTACCAACGTAGTATTGTTATGTGGGGATACAAGAACTCATTTGGGTATACTTACCCAGACGGAACATATAGTAGATACACACAGATGAACGTATATGACAATGGAGCAATAGACACCACAGCAAATAAAATTACTTTGCGGTCTCCTTGGGGGTTACGTAATAAAGAAACAGCAGATGGTTCTTTCCCAGTAGGGCATACACTTAGTCCTACTTCTGACGGCTCTACTTATGTTTACCCTAAAGAGCACATTAATTTGAAAGTCCCAACTACGTATACAAAGTACAGTCACTTAATTAGTAGTTCAAAAGACTTTGTAAACAGTGCTACCTTACCGCAAGAAACAGGTAGCATCCAACTAGGGTTCTTACTAAACCGGGAAGCTACAGGTGAAAAATCTTGGCTAAATGGTTTACGTCTACGTGACTATACGGATACGTATAAACTAAACGATGACGTTAGAGAAACACAAGAAAACGTAGACAAAGCCCAAGCAGATGCTAATAAGGCTAACCAATCAATTGCTGACCTATCTAATGATAATCTAGTTACTCCGAATGAGAAATTAGACTTGAAAAAAGAATGGGAAATTATTGTTGCCGAAAAACCTAAGAATGATGCTCAGGCAGATAAGTTCGGGGTAAGCAAAGTAGCTTATGGTACTGCGTACACAGCTTTAAGTAACTACATCACACCTATCTTAGCAAGCACAACAACGAACTCTGCGATTATTGGGCAAACTATGCGGGATACGTTTAAAGCATATTACACAGCTCGTACAGACCTTTTAAATGCTGTTGCTACAAAAGCGAAAGAGTTAGCTGATACAGCGCAGTCTGGGGTAGAACAAGTTAAAGCAAAGGCTGAGAAGGCACAAGCTGATGCTACTAAAGCTCAACAAGATGCAAGTAAAGCTCAACAAGATGCTACTAAAGCAAATCAGGCTATTACAGACTTGTCCAATGATAATCTAGTTACTCCGAATGAGAAATTAGACTTGAAAAAAGAATGGGAAATCATTGTAGCTGAAAAGCCAAAGAACGATGCTCAGGCAGATAAATTTGGTGTAAGTAAAACCACCTATGGTACTGCATATAACGCATTGAACACATACCTAACTCCGATATTGGCAAATTTGACAACAAATTCTGCTATTGTTGGACAGACGATGAGGGATACGTTTAAGACGTACTACTCTGCTCGTACCGATTTATTGAATGCTATTGCTTCCAAAGCGAAAGAGTTAGCAGACAACGCCCAAAATACAGTAGATAACATACAGGGTGGCGGACGAAACTACATTCCACTATCTTCTCTGAGAACCCTAGAGTCACTCAACTCTTTTTCAAAAAGCTTGACAGCTACCTTAGTAGCCAATGAATATACACTGATTGATGCAGTAGATAACAGCACTTCAAGACTGTACTTATCCAAAATGATAGATTTACAAAGCCTTAATCGGGGACAGCAGATAGTTCTATCATTTGAAATATACATTGAATCTATTGTAAAAGATGGGTCATCAGTGTTTGTCCGACTTTTTAATAGCGCAGGAGAACTTGTAGGGGATATTCCAAACGTTCCTTTCGGTTTAGGGCAAGAAAAAAATAAATGGATAAAAATGTCCAAAGTTGCTGTAATCCCGACAACTGCTGATTTAAGTAAGAAAGCTCAAGTAACTGTTGCGACAATGGGAGCAACAACGTTTAGAATAAGAAATTTGAAATTAGAAGCAGGCTCTTTCGCATCTGACTGGACTCCTGCTCCAGAAGATATAGATACTGCCTTGAACGGTAAAGAAGGTGCTTGGATTTACTCACCAACAGCACCAACAAATCCGGCTATCGGTTTAGTCTGGGTGGACTCTTCTAAGACTCCAAACCAACCAAAACGTTGGACAGGAGGAGAAACTGGATGGGTTGCCCTAACCCCAGAAGAAGTAAAAGACCTGCCTTGGGGTGAAGACGGTTCTAGCCTTGCTGACTGGGTGGCACAAGCAGAACAAAAGATTTCTTCTGATGCAATCATTAATACTGTATTAGGTTCTGAGGACTTTACAGGTATCTTTGACAAGAAGGCTAACACAGAAGACTTGAACAACCTTGCTTCTTACGATGACTTAGATGCTATGCAAGCTGAGTACGAACGTTTGCTAAAAGAGGGTATTGCAGGAATTGACTTCTCACCATATGTAACTAATACGGAGTTAGAACAGTTGAAAGATAGCTTCACCTTCTCTGTTCAACAAGCCGGTGGGGTTAATATGTTGAAGAACTCTCTAGGATTCTCTGGAATGGACTTTTGGCAGACTCAGGGTGAGAATATCGCAGATGAATCTGTTCAATTTCCGATAAAAACAAGTGCATATCGTTTATATGGTGTGAATATGCGAGAAGAATTTAAAGTAGGTCAAACGTACACTATCACATTAAAAGGAACTAAACCTACAACGCAAGATTTCTGGGTGTACAACTCGGGGGATATTTCATTAGGTAGAATGAAACCAGTTGAAGGACAAACTGATGTATGGACGTTAATTTTTACGCCTACAACAGTTAACACCGGCACACCAAGGCTACTATCTGTGTACCAGACGCCACAGGCAACGGTAGGTGCCTGTACGATAGAATGGCTTAGAATTGTAAAAGGTGTCGAATACTACAATATAACAGGTGTAGATACTACTCAGAATGACCAATTAGCTAAATTAGGTTTTGGTTCTGGATTTATGATAAATCGAGTGCAAAATGCAACTATCAAACAAGCGATTGAACTACCAGAAGCTAAACAAGGCTTGCAATATGCTTTGTCCTTCTATATGAATGTAGCTACCTTTGGAGATACTACAGATTTACAATGTGGGGCACATATCTATGAAGAAGGTGTGCTGAAATACACAGTCGGAGTAACAGATGCTACACAAGATATTCCAAGTGACTACCACTTGTATAAACTTGTATTTGAACCAGAATCTCCAAATACAGTCATTGAGCTATTTGTTAAAAATGGAGCACAAGCAACTGTAATCATATCAGGGGTTATGTACAACATTGGTAACATTGCGTTGAAATGGCAACCGTACCCAAGTGAAATCTATAATACGAACGTTAAGATTGATATTAACGGTATTACTGTTAAGAATAATCAAACAGATGGTTATACAATGATTACTCCGCAAGAGTTTTCAGGTTATGCTAGGGTTAACGGGGAGATGGAACGTATTTTCACACTTAATGGTCAGGTAACCGAAGTTAAGATGTTGAAGGCGGAAAAACGTATTACTATGGAACCTATTTCTGTGTTTGCGATGAACTCCAAGGAAACCAACACGATTGGTTGGGCGTTCGTAGCTTCCGGAGATGTTAGCCATACTACTGTGTCTAACACATAACAAATAGAGGGGAGCCTTTCCTGTAAGGCTCTCTTTTGTTGTATTGTGCTATAATTATATTATGAGAAACAAAATAATGAGGTGAAAAAAATGGCTATAAGCGGTAGCAAGTATACAGCTTTTGCAAGACATAGACTTGTATTAGAATGGAGAGCTTCTCAAAATATTGCAGGTAACTATTCTGATGTAAGTATTTGGTTGTATTTGCAATCTATGGATGCCCATGGTGCAATGTATGCCTCCGCTGTAGGTCAAGCGCAGGTAACAGCCAATGGGCTAAGACAAACAGAAAATGCGACCTCTCAATTGAACGCATATCAGAAAAAATTATTATTAGCTAAAGTTTGGCGTGTCAACCATGATGCAGATGGTAACAAATCATTTACTATTACCGGTAGCTACTTTGTAAACGTAACATTTGCAGGAGTTTATTATGGAACAATTACTATACCTGCATTTGCGGTTTATTTAGATAGAATCCCACGTAAGAGTTCTTTGAACCCTGTTCCGGATTTAAATATTCCGAATAAACTAAGCGTAAATATTACTAGACAAAGTTCTAGTTTTAACCATAACTTAACTGTTTGGGTAGCTAATAGGGCAAATCCTACTTTAACTAACGATGACCACTGGGTTTACCTAAATAGTATTGATAACGTAGGTACAAGTGGTACATTTAATTTTAGTGTAGCAAATTTCACAGAGATGTTCAAGAGGATGGGTACAAACACCGAATGGGTAGGTAAGGTGAAGCTCTGGACGAAAGGTTTAAATGAGTCTGAGCCGAGCCAACAACGAACCTTCCGAATAAAACCCCCAATGAATGCTCAGGCTTCTGGTGGTAACTTAAAAGTTAAAGTTGGAGAAAAAATTACCGTAAACTTAAGTAACTATCAATCAGATGGAAACTTTAAATATACTGGTGTATTTGACTACAGCGGTGTACTAATTCCTGTAGCAACAAATGTTCATGCTAATACAATGACATTTACGTTAACACAGGAATATGTAGACAAGATTCTACAAGCTTCTCCGGATAACGCTGGTACATGGGGACAAATACGAGTAACAAGTTACTATAATGGGGTACAATATCGAACTCCTTGGACGGGACAACATATTAATTGTACCATTCCTAAAGAAGATTACCTACCTGTAATTAACGGAACACCGACTTATACTGATTTAAGTGCCGAAGCTACTAACGTTACCGGAAGTAACCAAGTAGCCCTACAAAGTAAGTCCAATATTCGAGTAACTATCCCGGCTAACTTTGCCACAGGTCAAGGATATGCAACGATTAAAACCGTGCAAGCCTCTTTGGGTGGTGCTACTAAGACAGCAAACTACAGTGCTTCTGGATTTAATATTGATATTGGGGCACCAAATGAAGGAACAGCTTCTTCATTAGTTGTTACTGTTTTAGACGGTCGAGGATTTAGCACATCTTGGACAAAAACAGTTCAAGTATACCCATATAGCAATCCTGATGTGAACTATACAGTTGCACGTAGAAACAACTTTGAAGTAGACACGGAGTTAACAGTTTCAAGTAGTTGGGCACCCGTTACTATTAGTGGGGTAAATAAAAATGCAATTACTGCTGTAACTTATGCAACAAAACGAGCAGGGACTGATACTTGGGGTTCAGAAACACCCGTTAATTTTAGCACTGATGGAACAAAAGTTATTGTTCCTACCACTGTCATCAAGGTACCTAACGAATACAGTTGGAATTTCCGATTAACCATTAAAGATAAGTTTGGAAGTTTCACGAAAGAAGCAAATATTCCTGCCGGAAAACCTATCATGTTTATTGATGCTGTTCGTGAATCTGTAGGTTTTGGTAATTTAACTGGTACAGGGGAAAGTCGTAACCTTAATGGTGTTATTGAGATTGAACCTGAAAGATATCACGATTCAGGTAAAACAGGTATTCAGATGAACAATAGTGATATATCTGGGTTAAACGGGATATTTTTCTCTAATGATGTAATGGATAACCATGGAGAAGGGTTACATTTTATTAAGAGCGGTAAACCGATAAATTCTAATAACTTGGATGACTATGACTATATGTATATGAGAGACGGTTCCCTTTATATTAACAATGACAAAGTTCCACTTTTTACTATGAATCCGGAAAATTCTGGATTTAAAGAGAATCGTCTTTGGTCTGGGGCTTGGTATATAGGGAATACACAAAAAATAGCCATATCAAAAAGTATTTATGCTTGTCCTAATGGTTGGGCACTGTTCTTTTCAAAATATATGAACGGAGTAGCTTCTGATGCTGACTCTGTATGTGTTTTAATTCATAAAGCTACACTGCAATCAACCGGAGACCAATATAAACGCGTACTTGTTTCAACATACGCCAATACAATAGCAGTTAAAGTTTTCCATATTCAAGACCACGGGACAATAATTGCAGGTGTCAGCGAAAACAATAGTGCAGGAGAAAATGCTAAAACAGTACTAAGGGCGGTGTATGAGTGGTGACAGATGAGTTAGGGTATAAAGAAATCGTACTAATTTTAGACAAAGATAACTACGTGGAGCAGTGGGGAGAGAACTTAAACGGTGAAGGAAGTCTAATTTCCGTAACTCTCCCTGCTAGCCACCCCTTCTTTGCAAATAGCTGTGCTTCTTATAGATTCATAGATGGAGAACTTGTTTTTGTTCCCGACAGGCAAATTAAATTTGCTAGAGAAGACAAAAAGGAGCTACTAGCTCTTGAATGCAAACAAAAAATACTCGAAGGATTCTTATATGAACATGAAAAAATCATATATCGTGTGTCCTATTCAGTAAATAAACAGTCATTGTTTGAGCAAACTGAACAGCTTTTTAAAATGAAGAGTATCACAAGTGTTGATTGGGAGTTTATAAAAGATGGTCAAGTACAAATTATAGCGCTTGACAAATTAGCATTTATGACCTTATACACATATGCTACTTTAGTAAAAAAGGAGAAAATTGATAAGTTAAACTGTAAGCTGTATCCATTAGTAGACGAGAAAGAGACTATAGAAGAAATAGCAACTATAACTTGGGACTCTATTCCTGATGAACCGTTACCAGAAAAACCTGTAATTGATTTAGATGGAGACGGAGAAATCAGCCAAGAAGAGTTTGATGCACTGGCTAAAGAAAACAAAGAGTTAAAACAAAAAGTAGAATTAAATGAGTTAGCTCTAATGGATGCAATCAATATGCTGTCAAGCATGATTACAGGTTAACTTTAAAGGAGGTGATAACTGTGTATCCACACCTATCAATGCTATATGCAACGTATGTCATGAAAGACCCTACAGTATGGACAATGGACAAAGTTCCTGCTATGATTCGAGAAGATGTACAAAGAATTGTAGACGAAATGACAAAAAAAGAACAAGCACCCGAGTAGTCTTTCTAACACTGGGGGTTTCCATTGGCTTAGTCGCAGGACTAGCTATTGGGTTCTTCCTATAATGCTCGGGGAGAGGAAGAGGGTGGCTTAGGCTGTCCTCTTTTTTCTTAGTTAATTGTACTATATTAATGGACGAAAGGACGTGATAAGTGTGGGACAATCAGATGGAATGGGCGGAACATTAAAAAGAATTGCTATTCAAGTTGGAGACGACCCAAACACAGGTTGGTATAGATTTCAAGTTAACCCAACTCAGTATAAATACAGTAAACCACACCGTGTAACAATCTTTAAAACAAAGTCTAACATTATCACTGAGGACTTTGGTAAAGATATTGAAACCATTCAATTCTCCGGTACAACTGGATTTAGAAAAGACTCTAGAGGAATGAACGGTGCTGATAGATTAAGAGAACTATCTAATTTGATAGATGACTACGCAAATAAAGGTGGTAATGGTAACCGTCCGAAAGTGGAAATGAAGTTCTATAACTTTACAGATGACCAATACTTTGTGGTTCACTTAGCCCCAGAAGGTCTCACTATAGAACGTTCTGCGGAACAGCCATTACTATTTACTTATACATTAAGTTTAGTTGTATTAAGAAAAGCAGGGGAGCCTGCTGAACGTGACCAAGTAAACCCAGAAATTGGGAACAAAAATCCAAGTGTAGGAGACAAGGATAAAGAAACAAGAAATGGTATAATTCAAACTCCTGCACAAATACTACATGAACAGTATAAAAATTCTGTGTTGCCAAATATAGCAGTAAACCCTAGTGGTACATCTGGTGCCTATAACTACGGTTTAGTTGAACTAAAAAGATTAATTGGTTACGGAGGTGGTCAATAATGGCAATTGTATATCAATCTGCGGACTTGCTAAGGTTCTTTCGTTACTTAAGCGTAAACGTGCAAGGAGATATCGTTAGTAATGTCATAGACGACCAACCTAACTTTATTTCTAGATTTTACACACCGCACACAAGAGTGAATAAAATATCTAGTACCTTATTGGATATTGTGAAAGACAATAACATTAGCGAAACAAACAAAGAATTATCTAAGGATTCACTAACTTATAAGTTCTTGAAGAGTGGACTACGATTAACAGCTCCTGATATTTACCAGTTAGCTCAAATCGTAGTACTTGAATCTTTTGCTTTAATTTATGCAATTGAAGAAAAACCCGAGATGTTCAAAATGATTAATGAATCTGACGTAAAACAAACACGTGAAAACGTGAAATATCTTGTGGACTACTTAGGAGAAAAAAAAGACTATACTGATATTGTAATGGATTTACACTCTATGGATATTGCCCTTGGTTATATTCAAGAACAGATTCCATTAATTCAAGGAGGGTTACCAGTAAATGGCACGATATAAGAAACATACAATCGTTTATGGAGAAACCATGCAATCTATTGCTCAAATGGAGACAGGCTCAGTAAACGACTGGATAAAAATTGCTGAGTATAACTCCTTGGTTTATCCATACATAGTAGACACTATGCAGGAAAAAATGGCTAATATTGAACATTTAGCAACACCGGGAGACACCTTAGTGATTCCTGTAGAAGCTAATCTGTTAGACATGGATATTAACCATTTAAACCAACGAGACATGGACTTCTTGCTTAGCCTCTCTTTAGGTAGAGATTTAGACATGACAAGTGAGACAGAGTATTACGAAAATCATGGTACAAGTGATGAGGTGTTCTCATTGACCCATAACGGGCACGGAGACCTTAAGACGGCTAGCGGTGCAGACAATATAAGGCAAGCTACTATCTCTCGTCTAATGACCGCTAAGGGGTCTTTAATGCTACACCCCGAATACGGAAGTAATTTACATTTGCTTTTCGGGAAAACCACTATTGAGCAGATGAAACTAATCAGCTTAGAAGTGTGCGAAACAGTACTAAAAGATACTCGAGTAGCTGAGTGTGTATTAGTCAGTCACTACATCGAAGAAGACCATTATGTAGGGAACTACAGAGCAACCATACAATCTACAAAAGACCAGTTTGAATTTGTAGTACAAAATGATAGTGTGGGCGCAATTGTGATAGAGTAGAAAGGAGTATCCCTGTGAGACTAAAGAAAATTTCAGAAATTTTAGGTAGACTAATTGACGTAACCATGATTAACACTCATGAGTTAAACGACTTCTCTGTAGGGTCTACGATTCGTTCCATTTATGAAGCTGTATCAATGGAACTTGAACAATACTACATTTTAGGAAGAGAAAATATTTTATGGGGGATTGAGCAGGGGGTACTAAATGCTTTCGACTTTAGAAAACGTGAAGCCAAACGAGCTTACGGTATGGTGACTCTAGAGTTCCATACTGTAACACAAACCCCTGTTTATGTCCCTACAGGTACAACTTTTGACTCTAGCTTGTCTGGTGCACCTAGTAACTTGACATTCCAAACAATGCGAGACTATGTGATTCCTGCCGGAGTTGTTACAGCAAAGGTAGAAGTTTACTGTACGACAGTAGGTTCGAAAGGGAACATTGCTAAAGGTAGAATCAATCGTGTTATTAACAACATCTCTAACCTGAAAAAAGTGTATAATGAATATGACATACTTACTGGTACAGATGAAGAAAGTATTGAATCTGTGAAGAAAAGGTTTCATGCTTTTGTTGAGTCCCGTGGTAGAGCTACGATTAAAGCTTTAGATTACGGTACACGACAAGTAGAAGAAGTATCCGGTGTGTATATCAAAGAGGAAGTTGGTTATGTACGTATTTACGCTCATGACTTGAACGGGGACTTAAAAGATGAAACACTAGCTAAAATCAAAACAGCTATTGAAGACTATCGACCTGCGGGAATTAAACTAGATGTGTTCCCTGTAGTCAAACTTACAGTACCAATTGATGTAACAATCACAATTAATAATAAAAACAGAATTAACACTGCACTAGAAGAACGAATTGAACTAACTATCAGAAACTATCTAAACAGTCGTACAGTATCTCAAACATTAGTGAAAGCTGACTTGTTACAGGCTATCATGAACATTGATGATAACTTAATATATGACTGCGTAATTAATAACTTGGATGGTAACTTAGATATTAGAGACGAGGAAATCATTCGTGCAGGAGACGTAACAATAGAATTAATCTAGGAGGTAAAATTGTGAGTAATTTTTTCAGAAACATACACCCACTCTTGCGAAGAAATAAACGTCCGGAGAAATACGATGACACGAATTTCGCTGTGTTAAATGCGTTGAATTATGAATTAACACGGGCAGAGCAAGAAACCATTGCTAGTAAAATACAATCCTCCTTAGAGTCTGCTACAGATACGTACCTAGACACTTGGGGAGATTGGTTCGGGGTGTACCGTAAGGACGGTTGGGACGATGAGTACTATCGTGCACGTATCATACGGGAACTACTTCTTAAGCGTGGTACAATTCCTGCTATCATTGATGCACTAGTAGATTTTCTTAATGATAATGATGCAGTTGTTCAAATCTACGAACCATGGAGAAACATTTTCTATACAAATAAATCTAAATTAAACGGTGATGACCACTTAATGGGTTATTACTACCGTTTTGCAATTATTGACATTTCAATTGACAGACCATTTCCTCCTGAAATCGTAGAGATTATCAAGGCTTTCAAACCTGCGGGTGTTTTATTCTATCTAAGACTAGATACAAGCTTATCTAAGAATAAAACAACTGTAGAAAGTCCTTATGTATACTTAGACGTAACAAATAAAACAGAATTAGAGTTCCTTAACGGTTTGTATTATGACCTACGAGGTAACATTAACTTGTCTGACCAACGAACACAAGTTGTGGGGAATAACATCTTCCACACAAATAACTCTAAACTAAACGGAGAAGACGTGCTTGCAGGGGCATTTAACCATGGAAGAGGCTATATTCACTTAGCAAGTACCACATTGCTTGATTACACACCAAAAGCTACTGATTCTATGAGTAACTTAAAAACAACTCTAGGTGAAGCAGGCTCTGATATGTACAATCAAACAAAAGAAAAAGACGGAAGAACAGCTTCTATTCAAGTACCTGCAACAAAAAATGTACACACCCTATACTCCAACAGCTTAGACTTTGGTGACTATGATTATTCAACCGCACCAAACTTAATGAGAACCATAACTTTTAGTGACCTAAGTACTATGGAGACACCTACGGGAATAGTTCCCACAGGTGTGACTGACAAAGGTGATTATTTTGAAATAGACTTAACTACTATGGGTGTAACTGAGTCAAAATTATTATGGGTACCAATGACACCAAGACCACAGGTAGGTAAACAATATACGTACAGTATAGAGTTAATGTGTGATACGGGCGAAATGAGTGAGATATATATTAGACCATGTTATAGAAACGCTAACGGAGTGGTAGTTGCGAACTTTAATTCTATTACAACAACAGTTACGTCTACGTGGAAAAGATACTCTAAAATAACATATAAGGCAACTAATGAAATGGTAAACTCAACTTTACAAGCGTTACAATTTTATTTCCCACCAGCCGTAACAAGACGTAAGTTATACGTCAGATACAATATTATGGTTCAAGAGGGAGACCAAACCAGTTCCCAAGCACCAGCTAACCAAATGCCAAAAACCACAACTGATAAATGGTACGCTATAAGTGACGTTGAAAGAACTGAGGAAGCGGGTAATATAACTAGTTTCAAATACCCAGCAAAAACTGGTATCAATAAAATTGCATATTTGCAAAATGACAAAAACTTAATACCATTATTATCAGATAAAAAACAATATACGTTAAGTGCTGAGGTCTGGCTTGAAAAAGAGGTAAACGCACCCGTTGTATATAGGGTAAATGATGGAAATGGCACAGCTAAGGTACTAATGGTTGCTAATACCGTTAACGTACCAGCTAAACAATGGACGAAGGTTTCTACTACTCAAACCATTAACCTACCAAGTAACCCTAATTTAATTAGTAAACTAGGCTTTGATGATTGGGACTTAATGGGTAAAAATATTACTAAAAGTGATGAAGGTACTCATATAAGTTTTGATTTCAGCAATAACGTGACAGACATGAATGTTTACGCTGGGTTTAAAAAATCTTTACCACAGTTAGTGGCTGGTAAAAAATATACCTTAACAGCTGAGATAAGTACTAGTGAGTCATGGGAAGGTCGTATAAGAATGAGCTACCGAGTTAACAAGCTAGATGGTACTGGTAAAGGTACATTATTGGGAGACGTAAATAACCCACAAGCTAATCAGTGGTACACATTAACAACTTACCCAGAACATCATGTTATGACTGATGATGTGAATGATTTTAAGTCAGCTTGGTTACAAATGAACCTATCAAACACATTATTTAAAGGTAAGGTTAATATCAGATATACTGTTAAGATAGAAGAGGGAGAAACTTATACACCTGATTACCCAGCTCACTGGGTTCAATTAAATGCACCAGAAAGTTATGAGGGTACTATCAAAATCAAGAATGATAGTATTAAAATTCAAGAGGGAGCAACAACAACAAAACCAGCTTGGAAACCTAACTTATTAGCTGAACCATACGAGGTTGGTGACGTTCCCGTACAGCCTAATATTGCTAATAGAGATATTCAGTTTCCAATCAAAACCAGTGAATATCTTTCATATAAAGCTAACATGATAGAACCTTTTGTTGTAGGAGAAACTTATACAATTACACTTAAAGGAACAAAACCCGCAGGTCAAACATTTATGGTGTATAATAATGGGGCAGGAACTACTTATTACGGAAACCTAAAACCAGTTGAGGGATTGACAAACGTCTGGTCTCTAACATTTACACCAAAGTCTGTTGATTCCAGAATACCTGAAGAATTGCGTATTTTTCAGTTTCCGCAAGAAACAGTAGGCGCTGTTCAAATTGATTGGTTAAAAATTGAAAAAGGAGATACAAGAACTCCTAACATTGATTCCTACGACTACGTAGGCTCTCTGATAGAAGATACAGAAACACCTACATTAGACCCGACTAAGTATACATGGACGGTAAATGGGGATGTAACAAACAAAAAGGCATATATGGTATTTGATATTAAAACATTTATCGAAGAAAATTATGCTACAGAATTTGAAAAGCTTGTTGCTGACCTAGGTGAAGACCAAGCATTGAATGCTGTGTTTGAGAACTTCAATATCTCTACAGCACTTAAAGCTTTAGTGAGCCCAAGTTCACCAATTAATTTCTCAGTTGAGCTATACGACTTTTCTACAAGTACATGGCACAAACTAAACACGGATAGTTTAGACCTACGTATGCGTACGTTTAACTTAGTAGCGAATCGTATTACAGACTATTTAAACGACTACAAGCTGTTATTTGTTCGTTACGTTTTTGATAACGAAACAGATAAAGATGTGACAGTTGAACTAGACATGCTAAACGTACTATTCAATTATCGTTTAGGTGACGGATACAGCTTAGGGCTACAGAGTACTGTAGAATGTCTAAGTGAAATACCTCTTAAAAGGCTGGCTCTTTCTAGTGAAAGTGTTGAAGTTGCTATTGGTGAAACAGCGAAAGTTACTGCTACTCCTGTTCCTGCCAATGCAACTAACAAAAGTTTAGAATGGGAAATAGCAGACCCTAAGACTGCTACTGTAGATACTTCTGGTAATATTACAGGAGTAGCTATTGGGGAAACCACATCAACCGTGTACGGTGAAGACAGAACCATTAGTTCTACTTGCAGTGTGTCTGTAAAAGCTAGACACACCCTATACTCAAACAGCACCGACTTTGGTAACTATGATTATAGTGGAAATCCTAACTTGATGAGAACTATCCGAGCTTCTGACTTTAATGTAGACGGTGACGGAGCTATAGAAGACGTAGCACCTAATATGGTACATGTTAATTCAACAGGAACAAAACGACTTAGCATGTTTACTTCCAACAGTATTCCTAGCTTAACTAAAGGTAAGACGTATACTATAAGCGCTAAAGTCACAATAGACCCAGAAACTACAGGGAACTACGATAAAATTAGAATTTGTTATCGTAAAACTAACGGGGGTACTATTCTGCTATATGCCATCACTACAGGTATCGAAATAGGTAAGGAAACTGTAATAAAAGCTAGTGGAGTCGTCGATTATGAAATAACTGATTTGTCTAGATTCTACTTATCTATTGACCTTGAAGGGGACACTAGAATAGTTGGTGGGTTAACCATCAAAGATATTAAAATTGAAGAGGGGTTAGTAGCCACACCTTACCAACCAAATCTATTGGATGCGCCTTACTATTTAGGTACGAAAGCAGTTAATGCAAATATTGCTGACCCTAAAAAAGTATTTCCTATTAAAACTAGTGCGTATAATATATATCGAGGTAAGAATACTGAAAAATATCAAGCAAATCAAACCTATACAATTACCATGAAGGCAACCAAACCAGCTACACAACAATTTGGTATTTATGTAAATGCCGGAGCAATGGGTGTTGGTAATATGAAACCTGTAGAAGGTTTAATTGATGTTTGGCAACTTACATTTAAAATAACACAAGCCCACATAGATGGGGGCGTAACTGATGTTTTAGACGTGTATCAACTTCCAAACACTAGCGTTGGCTCGTGTCAAATAGATTGGCTTAAGTTTGAAAAAGGTGATACAAGAACTCCGAATATTGATTCCTATGCTTATCGTGGTACAGTTTTAACTACATCCGAAGAATCACCAAAAGACCCTAATGCGTACACATGGTCTAGTATCTAAATAGGGATAGCAGACTAATATGCTATAATATAAATAGGGCACGATGCTGTGCCCTATTTTTTAATTGAATGCTATATTATCTAATGAAACCATAGAAGAAAAGAGGTTATAAAGTGGCTATTGCAACTAATAATTCCCGAGTGTATGCTTCATTACAGCTTAAAAACAAAAAAGACAGCATGTACTTAGTTATCGGTAAAACCTCACCTTGGACAAACGAAGATGCCCCACCTGCTACAGACCCCAATACTTCAACATTACAAGAAGTTGTTGGTTACAAAAAAGTAAGTAAAGCATCTCTATGTCGTGAATACGTTGCAGATGACGAAAACAAGTACCCAGTAATTAGCTACGGTACTCGTAAATTTACTTTGATACCGGATGAAGATGCTTATAAAGAAAAAGCATGGATGGTATATATCGAATCTGAAATCGTAGGTGATGAATTACCTTTAGGTACATTTAGACAAGTAGGACTTCACACTGACCTAGTACCAAAAACAGGTGTAGAAAAAGATGCGTTACTACCTACAGAAGTAACAAACGCAGGTATCCTACAATTCTTTGAAAATAGACAACAACAAAACAGAACTGCCGATGTAACAATCCGAGAAAAATTTATCGTTACAATGGAAAACGGCAAAACATTAAAAGCGTAAGAGAGGATGATAAGCATTGGCAAAAGAAATTACAAATGACGATTTAAGTAAAGACCCATACCTTGACCGCTTTGAGGAAGACCAGAACAGAACCATGGTGCTGTTCAAACCAGATAAGCCCCTACAACAAGCAGAGCTTAACGAAATGCAATCCATGCAAAACTATGCGTTATCTAACGTAGCAGAAGCTATTTTCAGTGATGGGGATATTCAAACAGGTATGGAGTATATCCTTCAAGGAACTACGCTTACTGTTAAAAAAGGTAAAGTATTCCTTGGTGGTAAAATGCGTAACTTTAACGAACAAAGTATTGAAATCACAGGTAGAGGTACTGAGTACATTGGTGTTAAACTTGTTCAAAAGGTAATTACCGCAGAAGATGACCCAACCTTGTTAGACCAAACAAGTGGCGTCCCTAGTCATTTCTCAGAAGGTGCAGACCGTCTAGAGGAAACAGTTGTACTAGGAGTAAACGATGATGAAGCTTCAAACATTTATCGTTTTGAGAATGGTCAACTATATATTAACCCAGATACACCAGAAATGGACAAAATCAATAAAGTATTAGCAGAACGTACTTATGATGAATCTGGTTCTTATCGTGTACGTGGATTTGATATGTATACAGAAGTACACCCAACAGACCCTAATAACAAAATCCAATTAGTTATTGACTCTGGACGTGCATATGTATTAGGTTTTAAAGTAGACAAACCTACAACTACTCGTATTGACATTGATAAGTCTCGTGACTTAGAAACAATCAATAACGAAGGTTTCTACTACAGTAACGAAACTCGTTTAAACAAACTAGGTAACGCACCTGTATCTAGCGTAGACCGTGTAACAGCCCAAGTGGAAGTTGCAAAAGAACAAGTGTCTCGTGGAGTTGTTGGTGGGGGTACTGATTACCTTAAAAATACTTCGGTAACAAAAGTTGTTCGTGTATGGACGGAAGGTTCCGGAGCGCACGAATATAGACAGGGAGAGGACTTCCAATTAGTTAATGGTCAAGCTATCTCATGGGCACCTACAGGGCAAGAACCACCTGCCGGAGGTACCTACTTTGTACAATACGTTTACAACAAAACAATGATTGAAAACACTGATTATAAAGTAACTGTTAAAGGTGAAGGAGATAACCGTGAATGGTATATTGACTTTAACGAAATGACAGGTTCTAAACCAGTAGACGAATCATTAGTTAACGTAGATTACAAATACTTCTTAGCTCGTAAAGACCTTATTGTATTAGACCATAACGGAAACTTTACAGTCCATAAAGGGCAACCTAACGCAATGCGTTTAGTAGATTCTCCTAACCATATTGACCCATTGACACTGAATATTGGTACAGTGCTTGTTTACCCAGATTCAAGCACGGCAGAAGCTAAGCAATGGACAATCACTCGGTTAACGATGGAAGAGCTACAAAAATTATCTGTACGTGTAGACAATATGGAATACAACCAAGCGGTATTCTATCTTGACCAACCTGCGATGGCAGGAGAAAACCCAATCTATTTACGTGGGGTATTCTCAGATGCGTTTATCTCTCTTGATAAATACGATACAAGTCATCCAGATGCTACAATTGCCTTTGACTTTGATACGGCAGAAATCACACTGCCTTATGCAGAGATTAATAAAACTGTACCATCCATCATCGAAGGTTCTAGTGAAGCACATGTATGGGGACGGTTAGTAACTGCACCGTTTACCGAAGAAGTCGGAATTAGACAACCATTTGCTACAGAAGCAATGAATGTTAACCCATACAATACGTTCAACAAACAAGGTGTTCTAACACTAAACCCTAGTGCAGATAACTGGATTGAAGAAGAACGTATCACTATCACTAAAGAGGAAACATCCACAATGACTATTCGTCAATGGTGGAGACACGGTGGGGCTTCTTGGACAAATGACGAAATGAACCTTGTATCTAACGTAGACCTAGACAACGGTATGAATTGGAGCGACCTAAAAGCCGACTACCGTAAATCTGGTTTATCTGGTACTACACTATCTAGTGGTGGACAACAAACAAAAGAGTCTATGATTGAGTTCATGAGACAAATTGACGTTGAAATCTACGCTGAAAACTTAGAGCCGAATGCAAACAACTTAGTTGTATCGTTCGATGGCTTACGTGTTCCTGTTACACCATCTTCTGGTTACCGTAGAGGTTCACAAGAGGGTACTGGTATGGCAAATGCTGACGGTACGTTCAAAGGTGTATTCAAGATTCCTGCGGGTGTACGCTGTGGTACTCGTGAAGTATCTATTCGAAACGATACGAACTTAGCAAGTACAACGTTTACTGCACAAGGAACAATGAAAACTACTGAGGACATCATCATCCGTACCCACGTAACAATCAACCTAGTTGACCCATTAGCACAATCATTCAGCTTCAATACAAACCGTATTGCTACAAGCTTCGATGTGTTCTTCGCTTCTAAGGATAGCAGTACAAACATTATCTGTCAAGTACGTGGTATCTCAGAAGGCGGTCAACCAAACAAAACGGTTTATGCGGAACGTGTATTAAAACCTTCTGAAATCAAAGTGTCTGACGATGCTAGTGTAGCAACTAAGATTACATTTGATGACCCATTGATGTGTAAAGCAGGTCAAGAATACTGCTTAGTATTCATTACTGACTCTGATAAATACACAATGTGGATTGCTACAATGGGACAAAACAGAATTGATGACCCAACACAAAGCGTGAACTCTAACCCTTACTTAGAGGGTGTGCTTTACAGTTCATCTAATGCGAGTGCATGGTCTGTTCACCAAATGTCTGATTTGAAATTTACTGTGTATACAGCTAAATTCAATGAAGAAGCTGTCCTAGAGTTCGATGTAATGAGAAACATCAACGTAGACCGTGTGGTTCTTATGTCCACATATTTAACTCCTGCGAATACAGGATGTAAATGGGACATGAAGATTGTTCTTAACAATGAGCCTGCCGGAACTACTGTTAATAACAAACCGTGGGTTCCAATTGCGAACTATGTAGACTTAGATGTTAACCAGATTGCTCGTGAGGTTAAACTTCGTGCAACGTTTAAAGCAAACCAATATATTTCTCCAATGCTTGCATTAGACGATATTATGTTTGCCGGTTTCTTAACTGCCTTGAAGGGTAGCTACGTATCTCGTACAATTGATTTATCCGAGGCTCCATACAACACTGTTAAAATGTCTTACGAACAGTTTACCCCTGCCGGAACTACTGTTGTTGCAAAATACAGTACTGACGAAGGTAAAACATGGAAGACATTTACAACACAACCTACAACAACACAACGTACACAAGATTTCGTTCGTGTGGACTATGTTGAAAAGGTTAATACGGGTGGAACATTTAAATCCATTAAGTTCCGTCTTGACATGTCAACCCAGAACTCATTCCTCCGTCCGAGGGTGAGACGCTTAATGACGAATATGACCGACAAATAGAAGATGTAACTGTAATGTAACATTTCTATGCCTCCTACTGTGGTATACTTACTGTATACGAAATAGTAGGAGGTTTTTTAATGGGTAAAGCATTACAATTAGCAGGTACTACATTTGGTAAATGGTACGTAAAAGAGCGAGATACTTCTAAGAAAGGTAGAGCATATTGGATTTGTGAGTGCTCTTGTGGAAGAACAGTTCAATCTATCCCGAGCGGTACTCTTACTACAGGTTCATCTGTGATGTGTAGACAGTGTGCGAGTGAGAAGTCCTTAGTGGGCAAGACTTTTGGTAGGTTGACAGTTATTAAAGACTCTGGTGAACGAGCAAAGAATGGAAATATTCTTTGGGAATGTGTATGTGATTGTGGGGAAAAACGTCTAGTTTTAGGGGCTAATTTACTAAATGGACAAACAAAGAGTTGCGGGTGTTACTCTACGGATGTGCTTAAAAAAGTAGCCACTAAACATGGATTGTCTAAGGTGAATGGAAAACACACAAAATTATTCCGGGCATGGGATGCTATGAAACAACGGTGTTACAACAAAAACCATGCGAGTTACAAAGATTACGGTGGGAGGGGTATAGACGTATGTCCCGAATGGCTTAATGACTTTGAAGCTTTCCATGATTGGTCTATGGCTAATGGATTTTCCGATGACTTGTCTATTGATAGAATTGACAATGACAAAGGTTATTCACCAGATAACTGTCGATGGGTAGATGCTAAAACCCAGATTCGAAATAGACGAAATACCGTTACTTACAACTGGAAGGGCTCAGAGTACACCTTAGCTGAACTAGGGGAACTAACAGGTATTAACAAGATGACAATAAAATCTAGATTGAACTCCGGAGCCACTCTTGAAGAAGCATTAGACCCAAAAGTAAATACGTCAGTTTTGACTATGAGTTACAAAGGAGAAACTAAGCCTATCAAACAATGGTGTAAAGAATTGGGATTGAATTATGCAACTGTACGTAACAGACATTATAAGGGTTGGACTGATGAAGAAGCTTTAACTGGTATACGTAACAAATAGTCAACCAAGTTGAATAGCCTCTATATGCTATACTAGGCATATAGGGGTTATTTTTTTATGTAAAGGAGACTTATTGATATGCCAGAATCATTTAGACAAAAATCATCAGGAGCTTTAATTTTTAGACCTACAGTTTCTGAGAAAATTCATTCTAACCAGATGAAAGCTCTTGCTAAAGATAAAGAGAAATTGAACAGAGACATACAAGAGGTTAATAATTTAAAACAAGAATTGACTAAGGAATTAGAAGAAATTAGGGAATTAAAAAACAAGTTAAAAGGATAAAATGTCCTATTTTAAATTTTTGACCTCCTTATATATTTAATATTATATATTTAACTATTTATCTAAGTTATAGGTATTTATATATTATATATTTATATATAAGGGAACCAAAAATGGAAAATAGGACATTGACATACACTTACAGTACTGGTACAATAGTATTGTAAGGTGTGAGACATTATTAGGAGGACTTATGAGACTAGTAATAGATGTAATGCACACTCAGATTAGATTTGATGAAAACGAAGGTAGCCTTCGTAGCACTATACATAAAGTAATGCACGAAGAACTTGGAGTAAAAGCAGATGGCTATCAATTTAGTCCTGCATATAAATCAGGTTACTGGGATGGTATTATTGATTTTTATAATAAAGACAACGATACATTTCCTACAGGTCTAGTACCTAAAGTAGAGGAAATCCTAGGAAGACTACAAACTGCTATGGGTAGTAGAGGTTATATGTTTCAATTTGAGATTATTGATGACAGACCCGACAAATTCATGGAAGTTGAAGAAATGGACTCAGAAATTAAATTGAATGGTGACAATGGAGAAGTAATTACTCTACGTGACTATCAATATGATTCTGTAAAAAGTATTATTGAGAAGCAAACAGGTATTATCAATGTTGCTACTAACGGTGGTAAAACTGAGATTGCTTCTGGTTTAATACAGCAAATCCTACCTGCTTTAGAATCGGGAGAAAGGATTGCGTTTTTTACAAACAGCTCCTCTATCTTCACTCAATCTATCGACCGTATTGAAAAACGATTAGGCATTAAAGTAGGTGCCTTTGGAGCAGGTAAAAAGGATATTCAACAAGTTACATTTGTGATGATTCCAACAATTACCTCTGCTATTTCAGCAGACCCAGAAGCTAAACTTAAACTTACACCAAAAGAGCGTATGTACAAAAAGTTAGCTAAAGAAATTGCTCCTAAGTTCCTTACAGGGTTTAATCAAAAAGGACTACTTGAAGGTTACATTCGTAACTTCCAAGTGAAAACAAAAGCTGACTTACAGTTGAAACATGAATTGGAAGAAGCTTACTACAGTTGTGGAACTAACAAACAGGTAGTGATGAAAATGCGTAGCTATCAAGCTGAGTATGAAAAGGTAGTTGAGAAAAAGAATGGTAAGGTCTTGAAGAAATACAACGAAGCAAAAGAGTTTTTAGAATCTGTTGCTGTTATGATTGTAGATGAGGCACACCATACTAGTTCTGATACTTGGTACCAAGCACTAACTGCCTGTTCTAATGCTCAGTATCGTATGGCTTTAACAGGGTCTATCGACATGAAAAACCATGTGTTATGGCAAAGAATGCAAGCTATTTTTGGTTCCATTACCACTAAGGTTTCAAATGACACCTTGATTAGCCTAGGTCACTCTGCTAAACCCAAAATTACCATTTTCCCAATTATTGCCCCTACAGACATCGAAAACTCCAATTACATGGATGCTTACAAGATGGGGATAGTGGACAATGTATACAGAAACTCTTTAATTGCTAAACTTACAAAGAAAATGTACGAGAGCGGTAGTGGAGTACTGGTAATTATTAATCGTATTGAACATGGGGAAACGATTAGTGAGTTATTAGATGCAGAAGGTGTACCACATTACTTCATTCATGGAGAGCTTGATAATGACTTACGTGATGAAAAGTTACAAGAAATGCGTGACGGACATTTGAAGGTGATGATTTCCTCAACAATTATTGATGAGGGGGTTGACATCTCCGGTATTGATACCTTAATATTAGGTGCAGGTGGTAAGTCCTTACGTCAAACCTTGCAACGGGTAGGTCGTGGCTTACGTAAGAAAAAGACAGGTGAAAACAAGGTATCTGTTTTTGATTTTTACGACTTAACAAATAAACACTTGAAGAAACATTCGGAAGAGAGAAGAAAAATCTATGAGAAAGAACAATTCGAGATTGTTGACATCCCTCTTCCAACGAAATAAACGAGGAGGTACAAGATGACAAGTCAATGCTTAACAAATGAAATTCGAGCACAATATAGTCTAGGCAACGGAATTGTTGAGTTCGTTGAAAGATTAGCTAAAAAAGCACAGCAATGGGGAGAAACATTTGCTACCCCTATACGCAAGACAACTGTAGCTGAGGAGATGGGACGTGACACACGTACTGTTACTCGGTATCTAGGACAACTTGAAGAGTTGGGTCTTGTTAGTACAGAAGCAAAACGTGGTAGAAATGGAGGAACTGTTGTCGTGTTTAATACTGATATTTTAAATTTTGAACCAACTGATAACCCGATTACTTCGGAGACAAAGGAAGCTAAGGAGATTCGTGAACGTGTCTTCCCAAAAGCACCAACTCCGAAACCTAAAAGACGGTACCGTACAAAATTAGAGATTGCAGAAGCTCGCATTTTAGAACAAAAGCAAAAAAGCTTTGAAGAACGCTTAAACGACTTACTTGAACGTACCTTCTTGGATAGAGACTTTTTTGATAATTTCGAAGAACCTCGTTTGTATTTCCAAGGGTATTTAATTGCACAAATGTACAATGCTTATGCAGTTATTTTCCCAAAGAATAGATATGAGTTCTTCAAAGATATTGACGTGAAAAAATCAGAGGAAGGCTTACGTAGTATGAACAAAGCTAAATCATACAACGTGTTACCTGCTCGTTTTGTAGGAACCCCACAGTACAACAAATTTGTTGAAGTAGCTAGGTACTGTAATGAGAATAATATTAACCCATTATCTTATCTAACTGTTCAATTTGAGCGTGCAGAGCATTTAGCTGACATTGGTAAAGCTCGTGTAGGGGCTATTCCTTATGTAAACACTCTACTGTGTGAAGAAGCTCGTAAAGCTTATTCTGACAATGTAATGTTTTATCGTAAAATGCGTAATAGCTTTAATTTATTCGGTATGAGTAGCAGTTCTGTTCCGTATAAAGGGGCTAAATACGAGATTATTGTAGCGCTACGTACTGCGTACGAACTAGATAGAACAACGAGAGATACTTTCAACTACTTACTGGATGAATTAGCTAGTGGTGCACAACAATCAGTGAAACAAGCAACGTTGTTAGGTTATTACAACACTACTTTAAATGCTTTATCAGAAAGTGAGTTAGTAGACGAAGACCAACAATTAATCAGAGATTTCTTAAAAGAGCAAGTATTGTTATATTCACGTAAGAACTCATTGAGCAGTACTATCTATGCTTTAGCTTTCCCATTACAAATTAGCGCTGTTAATTCAGTTGCGACCCTAAAAGGTCTTGACAAAGAGATGTATTACACTTATATTGGTAACATGTACAAGGTTACAGATGTTAACGATGATGAATACGATAGTTTCACGGAACGTGGTCGAACAATTGACTTCTCTTACAATGCTAACGATACTTTCTTTAGCACAATGCGATTAATTGCAGATTGTAAAGGTCTAGGAGTTCCGGCAGGTAAGCTAGGAAGCGCCTTACAAAAATTCGGTGAAGAAAAAGTTCCGTTAGATACTTTTGGTATGTTAGATATTGAACGTATCTACGATAAATTGATTGATTCGGATGAGTTAGCTAAAGACCGATATATTCAAGACAAAGATGCAACCATGATGAGTATGGTTGTGACTGACGAGGGGTAGGGAGAAAAGCAGAATGAGTCAAATTCATAAACAAACCATTTATAAAGCCATTAGTGAACCTTTGTTCGCAAAGGATGTTTTTAGTCGATTACCAATTGAAGATTTTAAAGAGGATGGATACGATATGATTGTATCCACCTTAAATCTCTATTATCGTACACATGATGCTCCACTAGAGGAACAAACGTTGTTAACCCTTGTGGAAGACAAAATGTTGAAACAAAATAAAAGTTTAGAAGCACAGCAAGTTGCTTTTAACTTAGTAAGTGACCTTTACAAATTAGAGGAAGCAGAAACAGATTCGGAAGCAATTAGTGAAAGTGTTCAGAACTATGTGCGTAAGACTCTAACACGTGAAGCTATCATGGAAGCTGTAACGAATGATGGCGCATTAGGTTCTGACCAAAACATTCAGAGCCTTATGGAGTCTTTGCGTGGAATCATGACAATCGACACAGGCGGACATGGAGCAGAACTTTTAGATTTCTTTTCTGATATTGATAAGAAAAAAGAACATCTACGTAATTTACAACAAAACAAATATCCAACAGGTTTCATGGCTATTGATGCTATCTCTGATGGTGGTTTAGCCCGTGGTGAGGTTGGTATGGTTATTGCACCTACAGGTGGTGGTAAAACTACTTGGGCGGTAAACCAAGCTAGAAATTATGTTGTACGAGGTTTAAACGTGTTATACATTCCTTTAGAGGAAAAAATTGACCGTATGATTGTTCGTTTTGAACAACTTCTATCTCAACAAAGTAAGAACAGTATCCTAGTTGATGGGGAGTTAAACGAACAATTATATGACCAAATTCAACAAGCTTACGGTGCAGGTAAAGAACAATTAAACTGGGGGAACTTATGGATTCGTAAATACAAACCCCAAGAGCTAACTCCTAGTGGGCTATCTCAATTGATTTCTGACGTAATGATTCGTAAAGGGCAACAAATTGACGTAGTTATTATTGACTACCCTGATTTGATGAAGAATCCCCATTCAAGTGGTGGTAATGGAGAGTCAGATGCGGGCGGTAAACTATACGAAGATATTCGTTCAATTGCCCAAGAATATGATTTTGTTTGTTGGACTTTATCCCAGTTAAACCGTGCTAGTTATGGACAAGAAGTGAAGAATGCCGGAGCAATTGAGGGTTCAAAACGTAAAATGAATGCGGTAGAATTAATCTTCACACTTAACCAAACACCAGAAGAGTTCCAAAGTGGGTTTATTCGTGCTTACGTAGATAAGTTACGTAATAATAGTGGTGTAGCATATGATAAAATGTTGTACTTTAAAGTTATCCCCGAAACAATGACAATTCGTGATGAAACCCAAGAAGAACGAATGGCTCATGCGAACTTGTTAGAACAAACAATGGAAGTAGCCAGAGATAACTACAAGAAGGAAAACAATTTTACACCAAAGGATGCCCAAAGTAAAATTAACAACTTAAATGCACAGCTAGCAGGAGGTCTAAAATAATGAAACATATTATTAACTTTTCTGATTTTCATATGCACTTTTTTAAGGACTTCTCTAAGCCAGATGCTGTTTATGTTACTGACCGAGCAAAAGAACAAATAAAGGTTCTCGAAGACTTAATGAATTACGCTCGTGAGGTTAAAGGAGACGTTTTATTTAATGGAGACCTGTTTCATAAACGGGTTTCTATTGATGTCAGAATATTCAATATGATGTTCGAGGTATTCAGTTCATATCCGGATGTTCCAATCATTATGATTAGTGGTAACCACGATAAGGTAACTAATGCTCTAGCCTCTGACAGCGCCTTAGAAGCGTTTAATGCTTTACCCAATGTAACTGTCATCTCTACAATGGAAAAGCTTGTACGGGACGAATACACGCTTTATGGAGTGAGTTACGGGGAAGAAGTAGATGAAATGAAGGAATGGATTGCAGAGGAAGCTAAAAAGCTAGACCCTAACACAATCAATATTCTTTGCGCCCATATCGGTGTTGATGGTTCTTCTACTGGACAGTATTCCCATACACTTAGTGGAGCATTCAAAGTAGCTGACTTGTATCCTGATAATTTTGATATTGTTACGCTTGGTCACTATCATAAACGACAATTCTTAGGTGGGCTATCTAATGTATTTTATGTAGGTAACACCTTACAGACCTCTTTTGCTGATGAAGGTCAGGCTAAAGGCTTTATGGACATTACCTTAGATGGTAAAGAATGGAGTATGGAATTTGTCAAAGCAAACTATACCCCATTTATGACTATAACAGCAGATACAGTACCAGAAGATTTAAGCGGAGCATTTATTCAGTTTGTTGGTAATGTTACTGAGACAGAAGCTGTTAAAAAGCTCAAAGAAGACAACGACTTATCTAACCTACGTATCAAGGTACAGAAAGACTATTATGTACCTCCACGTATTGAGATTACAGCAGGTTCTACCCCAGAAGAAGTTGTACGAGCATTCACTGATAAGAAGTATCCTGACTTACAGGAAAAGGCGTTAGAATGTTTACGTATTGCAACAGAGGTATAAATAAATAGATAGATTAAGCCCAGAAAATTCTGGGCTTTTTTGGCATACACCCTTGACATGTAAGTGCTTGTAATGTATACTTATGTTAGTAACAGACATATACTTACAGGAGGTAAAAATGTTAAAGTTTAAACGTGTAAGCGCAAAGAACTATCTCTCTATTGGGGAAGTATCTATCGACTTAGATAATCGAGGGCTTGTCTTAATCGAGGGAATTAATGACACGAACGAAACGTTTCAGAGTAATGGTTCAGGTAAAAGTACGTTGCTTTCAACTGTCACTTATGCACTATATGGCACTACACCTAGTGGTTTAAAAGCGGATGCTGTAATTAACAGACAGGTCAAAAAGAACATGTCTGTTATTTTAGAGTTTGAAAAAGATGGCATTCCATATAGAATTGAACGTTATCGTAAACATAGTAAATTTAAAAATACAACGAAGTTATTTCAAGGAGATACGGATTTAACCCAAAAATCTGTAGCTGATACAGACAAAAAAATCTTAGACATCTTCGGGATTGATTACCTTACATATGCAAATAGCATCATGTACGGACAAGGAAATGTAGAAATATTTGCTACTGCTACAGATAAAGGTAAGAAGCAAATATTAGAAAATCTGGCTGATATTGGTGTATACCGATATGCACAGGATGTAGCAAAAGAAAAAGAAAAAGAAGCTAATGCTTTAGTAGAAGAACTTGGTAGACAGCACATGACTAAGGTAGCTGAGATAGAAACTTTAAAACAAGTTTATTCTAGTGCATTAGAGCAATATGCTAATACAGAAAGAATGATTGTTGCTCGAAAACAAGAGTATGAAGAAGCCAGATTAAAATATACCGAGGCGGAAGACCTACTCACTCAAATGGAACAAGAAGTAACACCAAAGATTGAACAACTAACTAAAGAGTTGGAAGCTTGTGCAGTTCCAGAAGATAGCTTTGCAATATCGGAGGAATTGCGAGAACAGCAAGCTAACCTGTTTAAGTTAAACCAAGCAAAAACTACTACACAACAAGCTATTAACAAAGCACAAGTAGATTTGAGTAACACTGAGCAAGCTACAAATTGTCAGTTATGTGGTGCACCTCTAGATGCGGAACATCGGCAAAAAGAGATGTTACGATTGCAACAAGAAATTCAGGAGAAACAAGCTTTCATTACACAATTAGATTCAGCAATTGTTGCTTACTCTGATTTGGAACAGAAAGCTAAAGAAAAACAGGCAAGGGTACAGCAAGAAGTTAATGAAGTTGTTACAAAACAACGCAATATACAGTCAGCTATTAATGAACTAAACAATCGTTTACGTACGGCTGAAAATGCTGTAGTACTTACACGGAACAATGTAACTAATCTATCAGGAGCCTTAGCTCACTTAGAGGGCATTCCGAAACCAGAATATGACACGGAAGCGGAAGCTCGTATTAAAGCAGAAATGGAAGACATTACTAAACGAAAAGAATTAGCAGAACAAGAAGCAAGACAATACCATATTTTAGCACTAGAAGTCTTCTCAAATAAAGGGATTCGTTCGGAGGTATTAGACCTAGTAACACCATTCTTAAACGAACGAGCTAACCATTATTTGTCTACTTTGTCAGGCTCTGACATTGAAATTAGATTTAGTACACAGACAGAAAATGCAGACGGAAGTCTAAAAGATAAGTTTGATTTAGAGGTAATTAACGGTTCTGGTGGAGACACCTACCAAGCAAACTCTGAGGGTGAGAAGAAGAGAATTGATTTAGCTATTTCCTTTGCCATCCAAGACTTGGTACAATCGAAAGCAAACATTGCGGTGAACCTAGGCTTATATGATGAATGTTTTGATGGCTTAGATTCTATCGGCTGTGAAAACGTGATTAAGATTCTGAAAGAAAGACAGAAAGATATTAGTAGTATCTTTGTTATTACCCACTCAGAGAACCTAAAACCGTTGTTCGAAAATGTAGTTACTATGCAAAAAATAGAAGGTAGCTCCTTCTTAATTGAAAAGAAATAAGGATGGTAATTACATGAAATTATATTCAGTAAATAAAGAGCGTAACGAGGGGGCTATTCTTGTCCCAACAAATGTAGGTTATACGAAACGTTTAGATTTTCCGCTTGATACTTTGTTTGATTGGTACCCATGTTGCCCAAGATATGATTATAAATACAGTGACACACGTGATAAAATGTATATTGTAATGATTGAAGAGAATGGTAAACTTCCGTTACGTTACAATGTACCACCAACAAAAAAACGTGTAAAGTCAAAAACTGCTTGCTTTATTACAAATACTTGGTATAATCAAGAAGTAGCTGACGAGAATAAAAAGTTATTCAGCTTTGCAGAAAACTATGACATTGTAACTCCTAACAAAGAGAATTACACTCTAGAAGACATAAACAATAGTATTGAACGTGTACAGGACATCTTAGACATGTTGTACACAGTTCAAGAAAAACAAGTAGAAAAAGACTTGATTGTTCGAGTTGGCACTTTGGAAAAAGAAGCCCCTGATTCAGAAGAATTGAAGGCAGTACATCAGGAAATTAAAGAATACATGCAGTTAGACCGAGAGGGAAAAGCTTCACATGTATTAAGCTTATTACCCCAACATGTCGAAGAGTTATATGCAAACTTCGGAGAAGTTTATACAATGTTAAATCTAATGAAGAAAGTAGTGTAGGAAATGTTCTCAGACCTTCTAACAAATGAACTAGGCATACCAAAAGACATTGAACATGAATTACGATATAACTGCCCGTTCTGTGAACCAAATCATGACTATAAATTATATGTCAAGGTTAGTGATGATAATACGAATGGATTGTGGATTTGTTTTAAGTGTGGTCGTAAAGGTAACCCTGTATCATTTGTAATGGAATACTTTGGTGTATCTTTTGAAGAAGCATTAGAGATTCTAGAGGGTTATGGTTATAGATTCCAGAATAAGAACTACATTCCAAAAGATGACTCATTAACGGATGAAGAGTATCTATTGTTACTACTTGATACTGTAGGGAAACCTAAGACGGTAGAAGAGGAGGAAGACGAAAAACTCACGCCCCCTCCTTTACCACAAGGATTTCAACTATTATCTCAAAATCTATACAATCCGGAAGCTTACCCATTTTTAGTTTACTGCCATAAACGAGGTTTTACTTTAAATGATATTATCCGACACAATATTGGGTATGTACTGGATAGCACAGTCAATCTCCCATCAGGAAGACAGATTAGGTTGAAGAACCATTTAGTATTCCTTACACATGGTGACGATGGACAATATCAGTATTGGAATACACGTGCGATTGCTGATAGCTATATAAAGTCTTTTAATGCACCTAGTAAGGATGGAGAGTACTCCAAGAAGAATACTATATTCAATCTTAACATTGCATGTAAAACTCCACAAGTAGTCATTACTGAGGGGGTTCCTGATGCACTAACTTTAGGAGAATCTGGTGTAGGTACATTTGGTAAACAGGTTACAGATGCACAGATTAACTTAATACTTAAGAGTGTTACTCCTGAGCAACCAATTTATGTGTATCTAGACAAGGATGCAAAGAATGAGATAAAAAAACTTGCAGAGCGTTTGTATGAACGACATAAAGAAACTTATATTGTTATAAGCCCTACAGACAAAGACCCGAACAGTATTGGTAAAGAGCGTGCTTGGGAAATTATTAAGAACCATTCTGTAAAGGCAGACGGTGTAGGCATAATCAAATTAATGTTATAGGAGGTACGTATGAGTAACATTAAGTATGAAGTACATTGGGTACATCACCAATTAGGGGTAGACAAAACACATGGTGTATTTGGAACATTAGATAAAGCTATTCAGTCCATCTATGATTGGTGGACACAGAATGCCTACAATCCACCCTATGTTCGTATGTGGACAGTAGATGGTGTAACTACATTGGACTATGGGTTTCACCACATGTTTTATAAAATCAAAGAAATAAAGGAGACTAATGAATTGAATCCAGTAGTTAAGTTTACTAAGAGTGAGGGAGCCATTGCCCCAAAACGAGGACGAGAAGCTGATGTAGCACACGACTTGTTTACAGATAAGGATGCTGTAATTTTACCGGGAAGACTGGGAGCAACAGTAGTTACTACAGGAATTAGAACGGCTTTTGACCCTAATTTGTATGGTCTGTTTATCAACCCACGTGGTGGCATGATGAAATACCCATTAACTCTAGGTAACACACAAGGTGTTGTTGAAGGAGAATATCGTGGGGATGTCGGACTTCCTCTTAAGAATACTTTCTCTTTACAATTTGGAGAATATACTAACGCTACTCGTGTTTTAGTTATTACCGAAGACGGTAAGCTTGTAGGAAAACCAGTTAAAGAAGTACGTGAAAGCTATCCAGAATTTGATAAGCTTTACGAAGAACAGCTAACTAAATTAGGTAATGAGCTAGATTTAATCTATGACAATATACTTACTGGTGTTTCTGAAACCCATGTTGTCGCAGGAACTATCTTTATTCCAAAAGGTACTCGTTTATGTCAAGCATTCTTGCTTCCACGTTACGCTACTAATTTTGTTGAAGTAGACGAATTAGACGAAACAGAACGTGGTGAAGGTGCATATGGTTCGTCTGGTATTAAATAATGGCTAGTCGTATACCAGATTTAAAGATGCCATTTCTTTATCTTGTAGGAAGTGCTTCTATTGGTACTCGTGAGCGTGGCTGTGATGTAACAGTTACCTTACGAGACTTTTATGTAGACACCCCTGATGACAAGTTAGAACAACTAATAACTTTGACATACAAAGAAGATAAAATTGAAAATTTTACACGAATTAGTGCAGATAAATGTTCATTTCGTGTTATACTAGGAGAGTAGACAATGAAAAAATCACCAAGTGTAAAACTTACAGAAACTCATACAGTTGCTCTTGTAAACACTGACGTACTTAAAGTAGGACAGGTTATTGGCTTTAGGGTTAATAGTCCTAAACAAGTAGGCACAGAAGTAGTAGATGTTTATTCCGAAGCTGTCGGGGTCATTGAACGTATCTGGTCAGAACGAATTGAGGTCTTAAACCTGATTACAGGTGGTCGTACAGACCTATGGGCAAATACATTCGATTGGAGAGAAATTGAAATACTGTCAGATGCGGAACATCTGTTGGAGGCGTATAAGAATGGAATTTGCTGAGTATTTCAATAAAATGCAAGAGCACTATGCAAAAGGTGAAACTGTTGAGGTAGAAAAGCTTGTTAAAAGCGATGGTTCAAAACTAGTTACCTATGCTGAGTTTGAGAATTCTTTAGCTACTGTAGCACAGGTTACTACACTTGCTATTGAAGAAGCATTTCAAGCACAGGAAGCTAAGTTTGGTCTTGTACTAAAAACATTAAGAGAACAAAAAATTATCTCAGAAGATACTGAAAAAGCTATTCTTACTGAGTTTAATAATATAAATGAACTTATGGAGGACGACATTAATGAGTAAAAAAACAAAACGTGTAGGATTTATTTCTGAGGAAGATATGAGAACATGGACAGAGTATTTAGCTACAGGACATGTTCATGATAAAAACCATGCAAAACAGTTAGAACGTTTAAGTAAACGTGATATTAGCTTAGGGGACGTAGCTACTGTTGTAGATTTCATGTCAAGACGTAATGATGGGTACATCACTGCTTTAATTGAACAAAACTCTGTTAATGAAAAATTATTTAATAAATTGGGCGTAACAGATAAAATGCGTAATGAAGCGAAAGCCGAATACGAAGTTGAATTGAAACAAGCACAGGAAGAAATTAAAAAGTTACAAGAAGAGCTAGCTGAAAAACTACAAAAGGGTGAGTAATATGGGTATTTTAGACGAATTAGTTAATTCAAATATAGTGAACAATCAAGGAAATATTGATTCTACTAGAGATACATTATTACTGGTTGCTGAACTATTAAATAGGGACATTGTAGATGGTGCTTGCATGTATATAAACCCATTTGATCGTTATTTGTTTGTTAGGCGTGAATCTCCATATTACGTTGGTAAAAGTTCTGGTGAATATAGTCTGCAAGTTTATGGTACTAAATGCAGTTTAACCTTACCTGATGTTTATACGAACACAAGTATTTCTTTATCTGATTTTAGACTTTGTTTGCCTGTAGAAAAAGAAGATGAACTTAAAGTTCTATCTGCTATTAAAGAACTGCACTATTTTTATGCCAATTTTAAGCTGCTAGCTTTAGATACAAGATTAACACCTTTTGGTATCTTTGAATACGAAAATATGAAACAGCTAATAGAAGACTTACAGTTATATAACGAAGAGCAGTATAAAGAATTATTTAATAAGTATAACATACAACTGGATAGCTTTCTTAAAGTAGATAGTCTTAGGGAAACGTTGTTACATGGTTTAGGTGATAGCAATGACTGACTATAGTGCTGTAGGTCGTAAATCTAAAAATAAAGGTGCTCGGTTTGAACTAGAAACAGCTAAAAATTTATCTAAGTGGTGGGGACATGATTTTCACCGTGTCCCCGCTTCTGGTGGCTTACACTGGAAGGGAAGTAACAATGTTGTTGGAGATATTGTAGCTCCTATAGAGGCAGGATTTCCTTTCGTTGTTGAATGTAAAAACCGTGAAGAATGGACTATAGAGAACTTATTTCTCAATAATAAAGAAATAAAAAATTGGTGGGCACAGGTTGTTGGTGATGCTAAAGAATCCGGTAAGATTCCTATGCTTATCTTTACCCGTAATCGTGCTAAAACTTTTGTGATGATGGCTTACAACGAAGACCTCATCAAAGAAATCGAAGACCGTGGTTATCCTCTTATGGTCTCTAATGTAGAGTATGTAGACGAGTATAAAGATACCCATTGTTATAAAACATTTACTACTGTGTTAGAAGCTATTACAAGCTTTAAACCTCGCAAGAGCCAAGGGGACGGACATCTACTCCATTATTTTAACCCAAAAGAGTATGATTGGCAAAAATCTGGTCTTGTCCGAGAAACAAAAAAAATGGAAGAAGCAAAACAACTTGACGTTGAAGAGTCTTTGGACTTACTTGTTAATTCTTATTTAGAAGGAGAAAAATAATGACAGAAAAAAACTTTCCAGAAGCTATTAAAACTTACTATTCTTACTTAGGTGTTCCTGATTTAAAAGAACAAGTATCCAGTATCTCTATTGATTTTGTAGAGGATTGGACAGGTCAAGAAGAACGGTATGTAATTGATACGCTCACTTCTGAAATTAAGCCTCGTTTATATAGCTTAGAAACAGCGTATATCATTGAGGACTTTTCACTACCGGAAAACGAAGCTGACGTAAACGTAGATGAATTGAGTAAAGAAGTATCAGAGTTCTTTAAAAAAGCATCTACAGACTTAAAAGAAGCAATTGAGGCATCTAATGACAATCAACCAAGTCATTCAGAAGATACTGAACCGATTAACGATTGACCAATTAGAAGTCACTCCTGCGATGGTAGATGTTGTTCTCGAATATCTACCCGCAGGATTGCTTTTAACAGCCAATAACGAGGGTTGGGATGCGGTAGAGCCTGACCTGCAAGAAGTGGTTATTTCCAATTTGGAAAAAATGAGAGGAGCATCTAAATGATTGAATCAAGCAATGTAAATCATCCAAAACACTATACACAGGGAGGTACAGAAGTAATTGACGTTATTGAATACCTAACTTCTAAGTATCCCCCATCAATTCGTTACTCATTAGGTAACGTGATTAAATATGTTTGTCGTGCACCGTACAAAGGAAAAGAGGAAGAAGACTTAAATAAAGCTCACTGGTACTTGAACCGCAGTCAGTCAGATATTACTGCAAGCGTAAGTAAAACTACGTGCTCTATTCCTACTTTTGACATGGAAGCCTTCATTCAAGATACTGCAAAAGGCTATCGTGAAGAACAGCAACCATTCTTTAAATCCATTATGTACATGTTGGATGATACGGAAGGTACTCCTGTGTTCCGAATATTAAATCTTGTTGAGCGTGACCTTAAGGCTCTTAAAATTGCATAGTTACTACTAGATAGTACAGAGTTTTACTCCTTTTGCTTGTAAGGCGTTCCTGTCAGTTATGTTATAATAGAGATAGGAAAACTAAATAGCAAAAGGAGTTTAATTATGAGTAGCACACCTCGAGTAAAGCGGTTAAATATCTATAATACCGACCGACACTTTAATATAAACTTAATGAAACGTGAAGACATTGCAAATAAAATTAAAGTGAATCGGTTAAATGAAAAAGAAATTGAGAAAGAGATGGATGAACTAAGCGAAGTATCGGTTGTCACACCAGTGTGGACAATGAACATGAAGAATGAAAAATCCTATCTCCTATACCAAGAAAAATATACAAATGATACATTGATACAGAAATTATTTAAACATGCAGGGTCTGTTTCTTACTATACAGATACAATTGTACCTTACTATGTTATTGAACAGATTGCTAAAAATCTAACAAGTGAAGTAATTTATCCAACAAAACCTAAATATGAAAATAGAGAGATTGAAAATATTCAGCTAGCATTTACGGCTTGTCCTGTAACCATTGATTGTCCAGTAGTTATTCCAGATGTTAGTCCTTATGACGTTTTGTTTGCTTTACACCCCTTAAAAACAAGTGTAGACAAAGTACAAATTTCATTTCCGTGGCTGTCAGAATCAGAAATATCTGATAGACATAGACGTTATTATCATAAAGTTGGAGACCATTATGAGGTTAAAGCAAAATATAAATATCAATTCTTTAAATATGTCCAGACCTCACTATCCATCTGGGCTATGAACATTTGGATTGTTTGTGATAGTGATGAGGATTTTGCCAATGTCGATTACTATGTACAAAAAGAAAAAAATAAAAGAAACGTCAATAGAGAACGTGCTCTCCAACGAAAGGAGAAGTCCGATGAGTAAAGATAAAACAATGAACCGGACTGATGTTGCACGTGCCATCTCTCAATATACAGGTTATCGTATGAAAGACGTGTTAGCTATCTTACAAATGGAAGATGAGGTTATCACACAAGCAATTTCACAAGGAATATCAATTAAAAACCATAAATTATGGAAATTGAATATTAAGAAAAAACCTGAGAAAGTCGCATGGGATGGCATTTCTAAGAAGACGTTTATTCAACCAGAAAAATATGTAGTTAAGTTTGTGCCGCTTTCTAGGTTGAAAGAAGCTATAGATACTTACAATGAAGAGAATGATTAGTCATTCTCTTTTTTTTGCCCTTGACATACCTTACAAAAATGCTATACTGAAATAGTAGAATTACAGAAAGGGGAAGAGAGCTTGAAAATACTGTTCTTACAAGATTATATCAGAGAGACCCATGTACATAACAGTCAGAATGGACAATATGTAGACTATAAACGTACTGACATGGGTAAAAAGCTTACAAGTTTACTTAACGACATAGGTCTAACAGGTCGTGATTACATGATTGACTACGATTATGACCTAATTCCTGAACCACAGAAGGTAAATAATAAAACAGGTAAAGTTATTAAATACAAGGAGCCTGTATTAAAACTCCGGAAAGAACCTGAAAAACGTCTATTAAAACGATTAATGAAAACAAAACCAGACATCATTATTCCTATGGGAGGAATGGGATGTAAGAACTTATTGAATAGTACTTCTATTACGAAAGCACGTGGTGTTCCTGTACAAAAAACAATTACTGATGAAGAAACAGGAGAATTTTTTGATACATGGATTTTACCAATGTTTAGTATGGAATACTTGTCAATGAATCCTAATATTGAGAACTTGGTAAAAGCAGACATTTCTACTTTATCTCGTTTTATTGCAGAGGGTGCACAAGCATTCGAGCCAAAGAAAGTCGAATATGAGCTTGTTATGACAATTGAACGAGTGAAACAAATCTTTGAGTTCTTGTCTCGGTTTAAACCTCTTACTGCATGGGACTTGGAAACAAACAGTCTACGTGGAGATGTATTAGGTGCGAAACCGTTAGTTATGTCTCTTAGTTGGGAAGAGGGTCAAGGTGTTACGATTCCCTTAGAACATCATGAATCTCCTTGGAATGAAGAAGAACTAGCTATTGTATACAATCATTTACAAGCTTTTGTAGCTGATGCACAGCAACCAAAGGTAGGACACAACATTTAACAACATGGGTGTTGTAAAATCCCTCTCATATCGGTGAACGCTAAGGGAGAAATCCTATGCCAATACCGAGCCTACATTAATGGTGACGTTAGATGGGGTGTAGAGACTGAGCCGAGTCCTTGCAGGACAAGGTGAGAAGTGGTGTATCATGACAGAAAGGTTGTGATACTATGAAGAAATGCAAAGTATGTGGAAAAGAAAAGGATTTAGACCAATACTACACATATAAAAAATATGGCAAAACCTATATCAATGGTAAGTGTAAAGTGTGTACTCTAGCTCAAAACAAGAAGTATAGAGATACCACTGGTTATGACAGAGCACGTTATCAAAAAGATAAGGAAAAGATTAGACAACTACAAAGAGAGTACAGTAAAACAGAGGAAGGGCGTAAAGCTCGGCTAGAAGCTTCAAGACGTTATCGAGAATCAGAACACGGTAAACTTAAGCAGAAAGCACGAGCAGTAGTTAACCACGCAATTAGAGATGGTAAGCTAATTAAGCCAGAAACCTGTATGGATTGTGGTAGAAGCACTCAGCTAGAGGCACACCATAAAGATTACAACAAGCCCTTAGATGTAGATTGGATTTGTAAAAATTGTCATGAAAATAGACACCACTTAAATGAGGGAAGTACATCTGAGTAGGTACCTGCAAGCAAACCTACTGAATTACCACAGGTGTACTAAGGTATAGTCCACTCCTTTAGGAAACTAGAGGGTACAGTGCAATTTGATATTCGTTTCTTAATGAACACAAAAGGGTTTGCTTATTTTGAGAATAACCGTGATACATTGATTGGGTATTACTTAATCGTAGCACAGAAAATTGAAAGCTCTAAACGTTTGTCAGACCTTGCTTACGAATTAACTGATATGGGCGGTTATGACAACCCGTTAGAAGACTATAAGAAGAAATACAAGGAAGACTACATTGCTCGTAAGAAAGCTGAAATTGACGAGCTGAAAGCTTCTGAGAAAGCACGTGTAGAGAAGGAATACAAACTAGCACAGGCTAAATACAAAGAAGAAGTGGCAAAAGCTAAGAAATTAGGTAAGTCTACTAAATCAATTTTGAAACCTGTAAAAGAAAAAATAGTTGTTCCTTCTAAGACAGAAGTTAAAACTGTGAATGAAATTGATGGTGGGGACTTTAACTATGATTGGATTCCATTAGAAATTATGCACCCATACGCAAGTGGAGATACAGATTGTTGCTTACGTATTTATAACGTACTATACCAACGAATTGCTCCTCATGAAAAGATTCTAGCTCTTTGGACAGACTTCTATCCTAAACTTACACGGACACTTGCTCATCTAGAAGCAGAAGGTATCTTCGTTGATAAAGAATATGCGAAAGTTCTTGAAAAGGTATATGCAGAAGAGGAAGAACGTCTTATCGAAGAATTACGTAAGTTCCCTGCTGTTAAAGAGTTAGAAGCAGAGCATATGGCACTCTATAAAGCAGGTCTAGAAGAATGGAAGAAACCCAAGTCAGAACGAGACGAAGAGGTTGCTAAACTTCGTGATAAATACAAGATTTCTGATAAGGAAAACAAAGTTAAGTTCAATCCCGGCTCTGCTGTCCATAAAGGAAAAGTTCTTTATAAGATTCTTGGTCTAACATTACCTTATGACAAAGAGTCCATTAAAGAAAAACCTTTTGATAATGGTGTTCCTGAAAACGAATTAACTTGGGAAGACTACAAGACAGATAAACATGCTTTGGGCTATATCGCAGAGCACGATGAAGATGCAAAAGAATTAGCAGAAATGCTACTTGAATACTCTAAAGTAAATACCTTGAAGAACAACTTTGCTCAGAAACTTCCGTTACTAGCTTCAAACAAAGATGGAAAAGTACATGGTTCGTTCAAGATTACTGGTACAGAAACAAGTCGTTTATCTTCAAAAGAGCCTAACATGCAACAAGTACCATCTAAAGTAGGAGACCCTAAACGTTTTGACTATACGTACCCAATTAAGCGTATGTTTAAAACAAGTTTTGAGAACGGGGCTTTATTACAGCTTGACTATTCAGCCCTAGAAATGCGTATTCTAGCTTTAGTAGCCGGAGACGAAGCGATGACCCAAGCTTTCTTAGACGGAGAGGACTTACACAAATCAACCGCTTCTATTGTTTGGAAAGTACCTGTATCAGAAGTATCTAAGGATATGCGTAAGAATGCTAAGAGTGTTAACTTTGGTATTGCTTATGGTGAAACACCTTTCTCTATTGCTCCTAAATTAGGTGTAACACCAGAAGAAGCTGAACGTATCTTTGAAGACTACTTTGCAAACAAACCACGTATTAAATCCTTTATTGATGAAACACATGAGTTTGTTAAAGAAAACGGGTATGTAGATACCTTACAAGGACACCGTAGATTGATTCGTGATGCGTTCTCTAAAGACCGTAACACATTCAATGGTGCTTTACGTAAGTCAGTAAACACGATTATTCAAGGAACTGGTGCATACTTAACAAACATGTCTTTGGTTTATATTGATGATTATCTAAGAACTAAAGGTATGAAGTCTCGTATTGCTATCACAGTACATGACTCCATTGTAATTGATTGTCCTCGTGAAGAAGTAGACGAAGTAGCAAAAGTAGCTTGTTTTATCATGGAAAACCTACCGATTGATTTCTTAACAATTAATTGGAAAGGGGAACAAATGCGATTTCCTATTGTAGCCGATGTAGAAATCGGGGAAAACTACAATGACATGGTAGACTACAAAGCAGATGAAATTAATGAATTTGCTTCTTACAAAGGGTATGTTAAGTATTACAAAGACCAAGCTAAATTCGAAGACTACAAGAACGCAGGTATGATTAGTGAGGAACAAATGGAAGTCGGTATTAATGCAGTTAAGGCTTCTATAGAACAGTACAAACTAATTGTGTAAGTCTTACAAGTTTATTTAAAAAAAGTTACAAAATGATGTTGCCCTAACTTGTAATGTGTGCTATAATAATAGAGCAGACAGGTTAGGGAATGTCTGTAATACCGGAAAGGAGAATAAGACAGTGTGCTAGACTTACGAGTGAACGACCTTGAATTTCGTAAGATACGAGTTACCGATGAAAATGGTGAAACTGTTGTGTTTGACCTTACAGAGGAACTACAGGTAAACGAGTTTAGTGTTCGGCAAGCGTTCTTAGAACAGCCTGCGAAATACACGTATTGGACTTCTTTACTTGAACGCTTACGAATGTACCAAGAAAACTACGAGTTACAAGCTGAGAAGCGTAAAGCAGAACTGTATGAACCTTCTAGAAAGTCTTTGATTGAGCAAGGGGTAACTAAGCCAACAAAAGACCAAATAGAAGCACAGATTATGCTTGACGAACAGTATTATGCTCTGAGACAGAACATAATCAGTTTAACATTTAATGTTAGACAAGTGCAATATGTAGTAAAAGCCTTTGAACAAAGGAAAGACATGTTGATTCAGTATGGTGCAGACTTACGGAGGGATTTCGAGTATAGCCAGAAAGTGTCTATGCCAGACCCGCTAAAAGGTCAAAGGACAAGTTATAACAATCCATATAACACATAACCTTAGAACCTAGTTGAACAACACATAATTCGAGAAACCAAAATAAAAAAACAAAAGAATGGAGAAATTAACGTGAACTTTCAAGAACAATTAAAACAACAACTTGCCCAACAAAACCGAGGAGAACGTGCCGAAGTAGACTATCCTTCCAATCATCTTAAACATAAAGAGTTATTTATTCCAAAAGAAACTAATCACGTATTAGTTCGTATCTTACCTCCTAGTGTTTCTGGTGAGAACTACAACCAAATGGTTCGTGAAATCTTTTTACAAGCACATAACCGTAACGGTAAAGAACTAAAATTAAATGCTGTCTTATCTGCATTCCCTAACGTAGAAGACCCATTAGACCAAGCACTTATTAATTGGAATGCCCAAAATCGTGTTCCAAACAGATGGAATAAAAATGCAACTCCAACTAAAAAGTATCTGGCTAATGTTATCCAATTGGTTAAAGACCCACAAACAAATCAATACCGATATGAAACTGACGAGCAAGGAAACTTAATGATTCGTCTATTCAAGCTATCACATTCAGCTTGTCAAGCAATCAATGCTAAACTAACTGATACTATGTTAACACCAAACTTTAGCCCTGATGTTCCTGATTCTGTTAAACAATACAGCTTCATCTCATCTGCGGAAGCATTCCCAATCATGATTAGCAAACCTGCTAAAGGTTCCGGTCAAATGTCTTACGGTGTTGATGTTTATAGTAACATGCCTCTAGGAGCTTTACCACAAGGATGGGAAACTCAACTAGAAGACTTAGCTTACCAAGCTACACCTTCATACAGTTACAATAAAGATTACATTGACTACTTTATTGATGTAGTAAACGGTGTTGAGCCTGTGAGCCAAGCACAAGGTGGACAACAAGCACAACCACAACAAGGTTACCAAGCTCCTGCAATGGGACAAGGATTTGCTTCTGCTCCACAACAACCTGCTTACAACATGGCGCAACCACAGCAACCAATGAATACGGGTTTTAACCAACAACCTGTAGCTCCGACTCAACCACAAGCTACAAACATGGGTACCCCTTCATTTGGTCAAACAAATATGGGAACAGCACCTACAATGAACGGTGGATTTGCGCAAGCACCACAACAACCTGTACAACCTGCTCCAATTGCAGACCCTATGGGTTTTCAAATGCCAATGAATCAAGCACCAGTAACTGACCCATCTACTATTTCAGATGCTGATATGCCTTTTAACATGCAAGCAATGCCAGATGTAACACCGCAAGCAACAAGTGTTCCTGAGCAACCAGTAGTTGCAACTCCTGAACCACCACAACAAGCTCCTGTAGCACCTGTAGAAACAGCTACAAATACTACTTTACCAGATGTTGATAGCTTGCTACAACAAATGCAAGGTTAGTAATAGAGGAACAGGGGGCTGAAATAGCCCCTTCTTCTATTTAAATTTGATATGTAATTCATTACTAGGAGGAACAAATCTTGGCAAGAAAAAGACAAAGTGAAACAGTAGAAGCAGGTACAATTGATTTAACAAAAGAATTGGGCTTAACTTCTTTTAGAGATACAAAATTTTCTAGTGTAGCTGACCGACTACCTACAATGATTCCTCAGTTAGACTACATCTTAGGCGGAGGACTTCCATTTGGACGTATGGTAGAGGTTATCGGAAAGAACTCTAGTGGTAAATCTACTTTTGCAGTACACCTTACTAAAATTGCTCAACTATTGAAGGTGCCAACATTGTGGATTGACGTAGAGGGAACTGCCGACCCTGACCGTTTAGCTGAACTGGGAGTAGACCCTGATGCAGGGGATGTATTCATGGTAGAGCCTGCTTTGAAAAAAGATGGTACTAAGGATACAATGACTGTAGAACGGGTAGCAGAAGAGCTACAACGTATCTTACCAGTAATTAACAAGACAGGTAAACCTATTTTAATTATCTGGGATTCCGTAGCACAGACTGCCGCTGAAAAGGAAATTGAACGTGGTGTAGGTAACCAACAACCGGGTATTAAAGCTAAAGCAATGGCACAATTCTCACAAATCATTGCACCTTTAATGACTAACTCAAAAGCATTATTTGTTGCAATTAACCAAGCTCGTGATGAGATGGGTAGTATGTTCGGAGGTATTGATTCTCCGGGAGGACATGCACTTCACCACTGGGCTAGCTTACGACTAGAAGTACAAAAAGCAAGTAAGATTGAAAATAGTGAAGTAAACGCCTTTGGTGTAGAAGAAAAGTCCTATATCGGACACATCATGCGTATTAAAACGTTAAAATCTAAAGTATCCAGACCACAGCAAAAGGCTGAAATGTACTTAATGGCTGATTCAGGTTTAGACCTTGAAGAAAACATCTACCGTGCATGTTTTGCAACTAATAAGCAATATGGACTTATTAGTGGTGGTGCATGGAAAGCTTACACAACAGATGCAGGTCAAGAAATTAAGTTTAATTCTGAAAAGAATTGGGTAGACTTCTTGAAATCAGAAGAAGGGCAACCTGTACGTGATGAACTATTTGCTAAAATGATGTCTCGTAGCTTCCCTAATGGGTATGCACCTTATAAAAATGAAGAGATTGATATTTGTCAAATACCATTATATAAATACGTTAAAGATTACATGGAAACTCATAAAGAAGAAGCACAACCTGTAGAAGAGCAAACAGCTCCTGTATCTGCAACAGATGTTTCAGACCTATTAGACCAAATTAAGTAAGGGGCGTTATGTCCCTTTTTATAAGAGATGGAGGAAACCTAATTGCGTAAAACTACACCAGTTAACACCGTACTAGAAGCCCTAGAAATGTTTCAACAAGGAACAGCAACTACAGAGGTTCGTACGCCTACTTCTTTACAATCTGTACGTAAACGCTTCTTAGATGCTAAAGAAGCAGGAAAACGTGTATTGATTGAAAACTCTGATTTAAGTAGTGCAAACTCTGTTGTTGTTGATATTGACTATGTAGGTAGCCGTTGGTGCTTAGGTTACCAAAAAGTATTGTACTTTGGAGAAGAGGTACGCATTCCACATACTATCCATTTCTGCGATGTATATGGAGCTTACGGTAATGAACCACAAAGAAGTAAACGACAAGTGAAAATCATTTTTGAAGGAGAGAACCCTTTTGAGTAGAGACCTTAACAAAGAGGAACGTGAGATTAGAAACGGTAATCGTTTCATTACTGAGGTTCATGGTAAGGGGGTCTTTCCACGAGATGTTGATAGACTATACCACCGTTATGCCAACTTACGTTACAAGGTCTACAACACTCATAAAGACTCTTTTCGAAGTGAAGCCTCACGAAAAGAACTAAGAAGTTATATTGATGAACAGTTCATCAAATTAACGAAAGAATACGATATTAACGGAGAGGTTGACTTTCCGGGATATATCAAAAAAGCTCTTAATCTAAGAGTTAGACATAGCTTTGTGAAAGGACGTTTCCGTGATAGTGCTCGTGAACGTCTGGGAGCAGAGGACAACGAGATTGAAACATTACTGGGAACAGACACCTCTGCTCAGGAAGCAATTGAAGATGCTGAACTAATTGATGATTTACTATCTAAAGCGAAGTTTAGCCCTGTAGAATTAGCTGTATTCAGCTACTTACTACGAGGTAAGGTAAAAGATGCTAACATCATTAAAGAGGTGTCAGCGAAGTATAAAGTATCTCAAAAGTCCGTTAGAGATGCAATCAAAAACGTGCGGGAGTACGTTGCGTTAAATCTTAAAGACCGATAGAATTAGTTAAAATCCTCCTTGTGTGTATGCTATATTAGCAGTAGAAACACAAAGGAGGATTTTTGTAATGGAAGAACAAAACAACACTGGCAAATACGCTCCATTTATTCGACTAATTGTAATGGGTATCTCCTTCGTGGCTACTGGTTTAACAACTATGTTTGGTTGGGAACCACTACCTTTTACAGACGAACAAATGAACCAAGGTTTAATGCTTGTACTTTCTGTTGGGCTTGCTATCTATAACTGGTACAAGAACAACGCTGTTACTAAGTACGGTAAAGCTAAAGAGCAAGCAGGTAAAGAAGTTGTCGGAACTCGACAAGACTTCAAACAACAAGGCTAAGTTTGAGGGGGTAAACCCCTCCTTAGTTGATATTAAAGGAGTATGACAATGAAACTAACAAATTTAAGTGCTAGGACATTACCCGAATTAAACGGGAAGTTTCTTGTTGTAGAGACTCTATCAGACGGATACACAGGAACCGTAAACGGTCATTATAACTATGAAGTTGTTACTAAAGGTGAGGATTATGAAATCTATCCCACACTTTGGAACAACGAAAAAGCTCAGTTTGTAAAAGCTGACGAAATGGTTGTGTATACAAACGGAGATACTGTATTCTATGTAACAAGAACAACAAAAGACCCTTATAACCATGCTGTTATCAGTGAGTTAATCGTTGAAGAAGGAATGGACAAGGACAAGCGTACCCTTCAAGCTTTCCAACTATTCGCAGACGATTTATTCTCTATCGGAAACTATAACGTGTTCTTAACACACCAAATTGATGTAGTAGACAGCCCAAATAACGTAAAAGTTGAATCAGTTTCCTTAGACAAAGAATCTGGAACATTATATGTGAATGACACAGTAGAACTAACTGCAACTGTACTACCAGAAAATGCCACAGTCAAAGACGTAACATTCTCTGTTGTTCCAGAAGGAATTGCTACTGTAACTGCTACTGGTGCCAAGGCAACAGTTACAGCTAAAGTAAAAGGTTCAGCTAATGTTATCGTAACTACATTAGACGGAGACAAAACAGCTCAATATGCTTTAACAGTGAAAGAACACGTTTCAGTTTCTGGTATTACTTTAAATAAAGTAGCTACTTCAATTGTTAAAGGTGCTACAGAAACACTTGTTGCAACAGTAACTCCACCAGATGCAGAAAACAAAGCTGTAACATGGGCATCTGATAAACCTGCCGTAGCTAAAGTAGACCAAAACGGGGAGGTCACAGCAGTAGATGGTGGTACAGCTAATATTACTGCAACAACAGTTGACGGTAATAAAGTAGCAACTTGTGTTGTGACAGTAACTGTTCCTGTTACAGGCGTTACACTAGACACGAATGCTATTACTTTAGGAATCAGTGGTACACAAAAATTAGTAGCAACAGTTGCTCCTACTAATGCAACAAATAAAAAAGTAACATGGGCATCTGATAACATGGGCATTGCTACAGTAGACCAAGAAGGTACAGTGACAGGTGCTGCAGAGGGTACTGCTAATATTACTGCAACAACAGAAGATGGTAATAAAGTAGCTACTTGTGTTGTAACAGTTAACCCTGCACAAGCATAATATATTAGGAAAAGAGGAATACTAAAATGGCTAAAGAAATTGCAAATATTGCAGACCTATTAAAACCAAGCGTAAGTGCTGTTGAATTGGATGGTAAATATCTTGTAGTACCTACCCTATCAGATGGGTATACAGGTACAGTACAGGGTGCTTACGCTTATGAAGTGAAAAAATCAGGAACAGACTACAAAGTGAGTGAACTTATCTATGATAAAGATAAAAACACGTTTACTCCTGCGGATGCTCCAATTATCATGACAGATGACGATACAATTTTCTTTGTTACTCGTACGTTGATTGACCCTTACAACTACCCAGTGATTAGTGAAGCTACAGTTAAAGCCCACGAGGTTAAAGAAAAACAAGTACTTCAAGCGTTTATTGCCTTTGCAGAAGACAGATTCAAACTAGGAGTATACAACGTATTCTTAGCAGACGACCCTTACATCTTACAAGACAAAGCAGAAGGCTAGTTTGTTCTAGTACAAAAAAAACTGTACAAAATTTAAATAAAGTGTTGACGACTTGCACCTCTCTTGGTATACTTAGACTATACTAAATAAGAGAGGTGTTTTATTGTGGTTAAAGCTAAAAATCCTGTACAAAGACGTAGAGGAACTTACAACAGTTGTGATGTGCTAGTTGAAGAAGAGAATGGTTTCTTTTACTATAGTGTACTTAATTCAGAGGGTACAGAAATCATGAGTGGTTTTAGAGATAAAGGCTCACAAGATATTTTAACCTTCTACAACTATTTGCTTAAGCTAGTAGATGACTACATTAAATATCCGGAGGGTTTTGTTGCGGATGTTTAAACGTAAAAAATACTATGTAATTCAGTTAGTCGTTCAACCAGACAGTAAGCCTTGGTACCGAGAAATTCTTATCCAAAGAGAAGATGGGTATCTATTAACAGGAGCTTACAACCGGGAATGTAAAGTAGAGCCTAAATACTCAACTTTGGATACGGAGTACAAACAGGTGTTTACTGAAAAAGAAATACGTGCAATCAATCCAGATTACATGCACTTTGCAGTGGAGGTAACCAAAGATGGCAGACCTATTGATGATAACTAAGAAAAATGTTCAAGGTTACGTATTAAACTATTTGTTTAAGCAACTAGCTGTAAAGAGTGGGCATAACTATACTTGTGAGTTTTTGGATAAGTTTAATCTGCCCGATATTGGAAACTATGCAGACAAAGCAGACATCCTTATTGTTGCAGGCTTCCCTTTTTATGAGAGCCAACGCACCGCTTTAGATGAAGCACTACAAGCTATGAACAACCCATTCAGTCAGTTTTATCACTTAGCAACTTTCGGAGATACTTATAGCAACGAGGGTGCTTTCCACTCTTACGTGGATATAACAGTAAGCCCTGTAGGTAACTTCTCAAAAGTAGTTAAAGAACTAAAGAACTTTTTGAAATTCGCTGATGCTATTCAGCCCTTACTTTTAAGTGATATGGAAAGTATCATCGAAGCAACCGATGCGTATAATCGTTATGAGGTAACAGACACTACTTTAGATTGGATTTCTCTTGTAGAAACATACAGAGACCAGTTATACGCAAGATACGGAGTAGGTACAGACTTAGAGGAAATACTTGATAAGGATAAAACCTTAGTCAAAGCATTGCGGGAGAAAAAAGATGATTATATCAAAAGAACACTTGGCAGAACATCTGCACAGGTAATCAATGGTACAGTCGTATGTTTTACTTACGCAGAGGAATATGTAAATGAGGTAGCCCACAAACTGATTGAGTTCTATCAGTCATATAATTATACCCGAATAGCTGTATTTGTTGGACGACATACTAAAGGTGATGATATGTTCAGCATTCGAACAGCAGGTATAGATGCGGGAGAACTTGCCTATAAGGTAAACAGGGGTAGAGGAAAACCTACTACTGCAACTGTTTTCTTAGGTAATTCAGGTCAATCCACATTCAACGCATTACTTAACACGCTTGCTCAAATTGTATAACAAGTAAGTGTGTTATAATAATGTTAGGTATAAAACAATACACAGGGAGTGTGCTACTTGAAAAAGAATAAAATGCTAGAAGACCTAATGAAACAATTAGATAACCCATACGTAATTGGGGCAATTATTGCAGGAACTTTGCAACATGACTTTAACCGTATACACGTTAGCAAATATAATAAATATGCCCGTGAGTTTGGTTTAGACCGAGAGAACAAAGAAAGCTTAGAAGCATTAATTGAACATTTCGATTCTGATAAGTTATTAAAGGAATTATATATGTCAAGTATTGCAGGAGAAATTAATGTGGACATGCTTCGTTCATTTAAAGATAAAACGAAAAAATCTGCATTCCAGACTTTATCTCCATTCGTGGTAGATAACCAAGCTGTTTTAGCTCGTAATCGTGAGTTTAACAAGATTCAACGTGAGGGTGCTTACTTAGACCACCTAATTGAAGGATTGAAAGAACACCTATCCGAAGAGCTTGAAAATACTAATACCCTTAAATACATTGAACCAGAATTACGAGTAAAAGGCAAGCCAAGTGACCGTGAAATGATTCTATGCTTATCTGACTGGCATATTGGAGCATTTGTTAACAATATTGATACAGGCGGATATAATTACGACATTTTCCGTGAACGGTTAAACAGTCTATTGTCAGAAGCTTTTCGTATTGTGAAAGAACAAAACATTCGAACAGTACATGTTTACCATATTGGAGACATTATTGAACATATCAATATGCGTAATGTAAACCAAGCGTTTGAAGCAGAGTTTCCGGCAACAGAACAAATCGCTAAAGGGATTCGAGTATTAGTTGAAACACTAAATGTCCTAGCTAAAGCGGGTCTAGACGTAACCTTTGGTATGGTAGGTGGTAACCACGACCGATTCCAAGGAAATAAAAATGATAAAATTCATAATGATAACGTTGCTTACTTAGTAGTTGACCAATTGCATTTCATGCAGGACTTAGGTTCTCTACACAAAAATGTAACTCTAATTGACAACCGTAAAGACGTTTACAGCTTCAAAGACAATGTAGCAGGTAAACGAATTAAAGTAGTACATGGAGACAACGAAGGTAAGAAAGTAGACGTTAAAATTCCAAAACATATTAAAGAAGAAGTTATTGAGTATCTAATTATGGGACATATTCACACAACACGTATCATTCAAGAAGATTATTCACGATTCCATGTATACGTTGGGTCTCCAATGGGAGCAAATAACTACTCAGCAGAAAACAATCTACCAACAACAAGTCCGGCACAATTAATTATGGTCTTAGACCCTAAAGTGGATAGCCCACAATTTATGCCAATCTTTTTGTAGGAGAGTGATAGAATGAACCCGATTTATTTTTTACTAGCTATCATGTATGTATTCGAGTTTGGACAAGCATTCTTGAATACTAAACGAAAAGAACGATATATGATTGAAGATGGTGGAGAACCTCTTCCTAGAAGCTCTTACGTGTTCTTATTCATCCAATATGTATTGCGTACTCTTTTCGCAATCTTGCTTATTTTTATTGTACCAGAGAGCCTACAGTTCAATGTAGGAGGTATTACTGCCTTTATAGTAGTTTTGCTTATTATTCCATTTATCTCTCGGTTCATTGAAGTTGGTATTCGAGTATTGATTATTAAGTACTTGCAAGCCAAGCACATAAAACGTATTAAGGAACAAGGTGATGAAAAAGAGACTAATTAGAGTCTCTTTTTTGTTATGTTATATTAAGTATTGAGGTGAAAAGAATGAAATATACAGAAATCCAAGTAGGTGACGGACAAAGCACCTTATTAGATGTAAAAAGCAAACCTGCCTTAATTCGTAGAGGCACATTAACAATGAAAGTTAAATCAAGAGATAGTTTAATCAGCAAGGTAGAAGAAAAACCTGTATATATCGTTGAGCTAGCAGAAGAATCCTATGGTACAAGCGTTGTTTCTGTTTTTAGTGCAGTACAGGAGAGAAGCGGAGACCATGTAGTTGTTCAGAAGGCTTACACAGAGAATATTACGCAACCATCATTTAAAGGCACCACGTTTTTAGGTAAGGTTGCTCAAAAAGTTCATGAAAAGAGCTTGAAACCAAAACGAGTGGTAACAACTAAACCTCCTGTTTTTCTAGCGCCTGTTGTCATGGGAGTAGACACCTTTACACAGGAACACGGACTAGGATTTTATGAACGAGAACCCGATAAATTTGTTATGAAAGACGGACAGCCTAGCATTGAGTATGGAAAGAACACAGGAGTCTTTATTTGCTTAAACTCTATTAAGTGGGATAAAGCTTATGTCAATGCAGGACAACTGATTCAAGACTATGTAGCAGACAAACAACTATGGTTTAATCTGGGAGGAACTAAACCACAATTTAAGAGTGAAGTTAATCAATGACCGATAACCGTTTCTATGAGGCAGACATACAAGAGCTAATCTTGAACAAAAAACATATTTTTGGAGACATCGGGGAAAGTGCTATTGTATTTGAGAAAGCAGTTATGCGAGGGAATACTATTTGTGATTGTTTAATCTTTACAGAAAAACGAGGCGTTATTGGTATTGAAATCAAGACAGAACGTGATTCAACAAAACGTTTGAATAAGCAACTTAAAGACTATGAAAAAGTCTGTGATTTTGTTTATGTTCTTTGCCATGATACACATGTACCAAAAGTGGAACAGATTCTAAATAGATACAACCATAGACATGTTGGTATTTTAGCTTATACTGAGTTCATGGGTGAGGCTATGTTAGGAATATATAAAGAAGCAACTCCTTCACCAAGTAAGAGTGCTTATCATATGTTAGACATTCTTTGGAAAGAAGAAATTCTAAAGATGTTAGGTACATTCAGACATTATGGTATTCGAGTAGAGACTGCTACAGGAACCAAATTTATGCACACAGCTAATCGTAGCGGAGGTGTGAGTGGTCTTTATACGAAGTCTGCGACCGGTAGGACGATGCGAAAGCCAGACTTGATAAGAAACCTTATAAATCGTGTAGGGGGTGCTGAGGAGGCTACTAGGGTCTTCTGTGACGTATTCATTCATAATAGACAGCATCCAGAGAAAGCTATTAAGTTAAGACACTTTAAACAGCAACCAATAAGGAGTGATAACAATGAGTAAACAAGGACTACCTTTTGGTACTTGGGAGAACTCCGCAGGAAGAAACTACTCAGGGTTAGGTAATACAGATAATGGACATAATAAGAAACGAATGTCCACAAGAGGATACTATCACGTAGCTCTAACAAAAGAGTATAGAGGACTAACAGAGAGGGACTTTGAACTAAAACTTGAATATGGGAAAGACCTTGTTTCTCAATATACAGGTGTACCGATTGATATGCTTGTTCTTCGTAAAAAAACAGAAAAACAAACACTTTCGTCTATAGATAGTGTATACTATGTTTGTCGAGGGAAGGAACCTATTGGTAAGCTATCTGTAAGGGCGCAGAGACGTTTTAAAGACCTTGGACTCACATTTGTATACCTAGAGAAGAACTATGCCCCTAAAGTAGTGAGAAGGGTGTCTAAGGGACAACGTAGTTTATTAGGGCAAACAAAGTCGGATAAACGTAAAGCCAATCGAAAACAGAAGAAACCAAAAACAACAAACTAGGAGGACAAACATGTTAAGTAAGGGGAAACTAGCTACACTTAAAAAATTAAATAATATTGTAACAAACAAGGAATACATTCTAGTGGGTGCTCGATATACAAATGATTCACTAGAAAGAGATATTCCAATTACAACTGTGATTGATGATGTTGTTATTGACTTAAAGAGAGACACTATGGCAGGCTGTGTGTTTTTTAGACCTGTTGGGGATGCGCAACGAAATGCCCTGTCCTTATTAAAAGATGCTTGTATGCACTTTGGTTATGGGGAGTTCTTAGACGAAGCAATCGAACCACCTGCTATGTACGCAGGACTGAGAGCCAACGTCATGCTACCCGACACAGCATTTTCTAATATTCAAGAAATTCCTTTTAATGTTTACTTCACTGCACCAGAAGTATTCTGTGAAGAAGTGACCATAAAAGGGCGGAAACATATTCAGTACACCATCTTAAACCGTATTAGTTTAAACGAGGGTAACCATGTAGAACAATCACTTGTATTGCTTTTCCGTAAAGCGGAATATGACGGGGAAACTTTATTAGGAGCATACACAGACACAAAGCTTACTCGGACAGAATCTATTAAGCTACTTCAATTTGTTAGTAATGGTTCCTTACTTGAACAAGTAGTTGGGGCAGTTACCATATTCTCAAATAAAGTAGTGTCTACACTTATTCCTTTGTTTAATGATATAGATATAAGCTTTATGAAATCAGGAGAAGGAAACCCTGTTGTCTCTATTACAGCAGATACAGGAGGCATTGTTTTTGACGAAAAAGATTTGGATGGTATGTCTATTGAATCTCCTAGTTTCGGAGCTTACCGTCTTGTGTTACATGTAGGGAAGGATACAGTAAGTATTTTAATTGGATAAATTTTTTTGTAAGGGAGTCAAATTATATATTGACTCCTTTATTTTTGTGTGCTAAGATAAGTTCAGTTGTTGTACAGGGTTACAACGACAGCATGTACAGGAGGGAAAGAAATGAGTATAGCATCAAGTTTAGATAGAGCAGATGATTGGTTGTTGTCGCACTTATGTGATATGCGTTTATTGTCCTTGTCCCAGAAGGAAGAATTAACTTCTAATGATAAAGCAGAAATAGAACTTATTAAAGACCTTAATATGAGGCTGATTTGTAATTCTCAGAAGAAAGAAGTTAAAACTGTAGATGTCTGTACACCAGACCTTACAGAGGGACTTTTAAGTAACGCCTATTCAAACACTGTTGATATGAAGTCAGAAGAAGCATGGTATGCAATGTTGTTGAAGAGAACCTTAGATGTTGTAGATGGTATTCCTTATGTAGGAAATATCTCGGTATTTGTAGAGTCGGATGACGTTTGTATTACGCTTATGGGGCATGTAAGACACGACAATGACTTAGACTGTAATTTATACGAAATTTCTTTCGAAAATCTCGGTGGTTATGAAGACATAGCTATTTGTGTTGAAGGTGTTGACATATCGTTCCCTGAGTATTTAACCTTTATTAAAGAGGAACTTCCTGACATCTTAAAAAAATCATTATGAGGAGAGAGAATAATGGATTTAAAAGAAGCTTACAACTATGCAGTGAAACATTTAAATGAAAATGCAACAACCGAAAGTGAACATATTTACGTATTGGCTGTTTTCCAACTAGGAAGCCGATATGCAGGATACGATGTTGAATCAAGTGATTACGATTTTACAGTCGTTTACATGCCGTCTGCTTATGATTTATTAAACCGTGAGTATGGACGTAGCAAAATTAAGTTTGAACACAATGATTATGAAGTGGAAATGTCTTTCATGGATATTCGCAAATATGTGAACCGCTTGCTGTCAAGTGCGTTAGAAACCCTACAAATGGTGTTTGCGCCATCTAGCATGAGCTACTATGCAAAGTTTAAAGAAGACAATCTATCATTACGAGCAGACGAACTTGTAGATTTTATGTTAAAATTACGAGACAATCGTAAATCCTTTGTATACTTGAACACAGATAAGCTATATGATTCAATTTCAGGAAGAGCAAAGTCTTCTATGGGCAATGCTAGCATTAGTTACAAAAATGATGAATATGGTCGAACAATTAAGTATGCGATTGGTGTTGAATACATGCAAGACCTACTTCAAGCATTATACTACAATGAAGACATTCGAGAAGGTTTAACTGTTTCACCTATACAAGCACCTGTTTATAAGGAACATCGAAACAATCCTAGCTATGAAATTGCTCGTTTGTATCATTCTCGTGCTGTTAACCTTATTGAGAAAATGGTTTTAAACAAAGAAGTGGTTCGTGAAACTTTACGAAAATTGCAGCCGACCGAAGATACAATTAAGGCAGTAAGAGAAGTATGGACAGAAGAGTTTGTAAACATTATCTTGGGAGGTTATGACGACTAATGATGGCAACAGCAGTGAAAGAAAGAACATTAGATGAAATCTTAACCAATCCTAAGAAACCAATGACAGAGAAACTGGTTGAAGCTGAACAGCTAATTAAGAGCAGTGAACATGTTTACGACTTTGGGTTAGGTACAATTACAGAAACTATGGTGATGTCTGGCAAAAACTGGTTAGCTAGTCACTTATATATCAAAGAAGTTACTACTTATGGGTTTATCTTGCAAGCCGTTGTATACAAACAGTCCTTAGTTGAGCAGGCTATTACTAACGATGAAGGTGAAGAAATAAAACCTGCTTCTTATGACTATGAGCTAAACCGTGTCTATGAGTTAGAATATAGTCTACGAGATAAGTATACTAGACTGCTTAAAAATGGTAGTCCCTTGAAATTCTCAGAGAACAACATCAAAAACATGTTTTCAGGTCAAGAAGGGGTTATTCAAAAACTAGACTCATGCTGTAACACTGAGATGTACTCTTCTATGTATGACGTGTTTAGCTGTATTGGAAATGAATCAGTACCCCAAGTAGCTCGCTTTCTTGTTAGATTTATGCAATTGAACGTGGTTGAATTAATTTATAAAAGTGGGGTTCCTATTCCTTTTGCTAAGGACTTTGCTAGAGACCAAGCAAAGAAACTTGAAAAAGGTGGCAATTGGTATTGTAGCCCAGAACCTACAGCTGATTGGGTAGATTGTACAGCTACCTCTCCTGTAAAGGTTCTTAATATTCCAAAGTCCTTGTTTAAAATTATCTGTCAAGGTGATATTACCTTCCGTAGATATGTTTCAATGTACAAAGCAATACGTAAAGCAGAAAAAACGGGTTTTGAAAAGGAACCTCGTAAGGAATGGAACAGGGAACTACGAATGTATATTGCACCAGAAGAAGATGAGTCTGTTAAGGAAAAACGCAGAAAACATAATGAGAAGTGCTTAAAACGAAATAAGCAAGGTATTATTCGAGCTTGTGGCGCATTGTATCATTTGTTTACCTTTGCTATGGAGCTAGACAACGAATATGGAATTGAAAAAGCTAGTGACTTAGCTTCCCATGAGTTTGAAGATATGTTATACAGGGAAGTGGAACCTGACCGTGTAAACAACCTACAGAATAACTCAGCAGTTTGCATTACTCTTTCTTTAGGCTTGGAATTGAACCGTGTTGCCAGATACATGTATTATCAATTACATGTAGAACAAGGATTTACTGATGGATATTATAACGCAACTTACCGTGACTACCTGCGTATGATGCGACAATTAGAGATTGCAGACAAGGGTAACTACCCTAAATCACTGAAAACAGTACATGATGTAGCTGAAATGAATACCAGAATGATTCAGGATAAAGAACTGGCAGATAACTTTGCGGAACAAACTAAGCATTACCGAGAGTGGGAAGACGTTAAAGTTCGTGGTAGCAAGTATATTATGCGTGCACCTGAGAGTATAGATGACCTTGCCAAAGAAGGTTCTAGTCTAAGCCACTGTGTATTCAGTTATGCTCGTTCAGTAGCCCTAGGAGAAACTACGATTATGTTCTTACGTACTAAAGCTTCTCCAGATGATAGCTTGGTTACAGTTGAGATTAAGTACAGCCCTAGTCGAGAATGCTATAGAATTGTGCAAGCTCGTGGGCATTCCAACCGACCATTAACGACTGCGGAGAACGAGTTTTTAGAGAAATGGTGCAAAAAATCGGGAAATGTGGAGAGAAAATAGGCTATTTTAAAATGAAAAAATACTACTAGTTAGTTCATTTTCTTAAGTTAGCTAAAACGATTCATTTCAAATAACAATTTTCCACCTACAAATGTTTCATATATAATTCACAGAAAAAACACAAAAAACCCTACAGTTATGTGGGGTTTTCTCGCGTTTCATTTATATCTGAAATTTAACAGTTATGTGTGCTATATTAACAGTAGAACCTAAGAAGGGCGGGCTTTATCCGTGTTCTTAGAATATAGACATGTTGAAGGAGTTTGTATTTGAAATGGCTAAAAAAGACTTAAATAACAGTTCAGTATTGCTGAACCTATATCATAATAAATTATTGGTATCCAAGGTTGATGAAGCCCTAGACGAGGGTAAACCTTATGATTTTATTATTGCTTTTTGTAAAGAGAAATTTGACTTTGAAATCAGTAAACCCGCATTATCTCGTTATAAAGAAAAACGCAGAGAGGCAATCGAACAGGGTGTAGACCTTGAATCTCTACTTGACAAAAGACGAAAATCTGGTAAAGTTATAGACCTAAAGGGAAAAGAGGTTGAAACTCTACCAAACACAAACACGTCTTATGACCAAACATTTAACGCAGTAGAGCAAATTTATAATGACGTTGAAGTGTTAGACACTATCATTCAAAAAGGCTTTGCTAGCTTGAAAGAAGTCGATTATGTAGAAGCACCTCTTGCCATGAAAGCTATCGAGGTTAAAGCAAAAGTTACAGGTAATCAACTGCAAGGGTTAAGTCTAGTGGGATTGCGTGAACTAAGATTACGTCAGTCTGCTAAAGAACAAGCAATGACCGAAGTTATCCTACGTTTTATCCCAGAGGAACAACACGAAGAAGTTTACCAAGCAATTGAAGAAGCAGAAGCAGAGTTCTACGAAAACTTAGACCTAACAGCAGAAGATGCACGCATAACCAGCGCACTCGAACAAGCAGGCATGAACATTATTTAAGGGGGGCTATTCAAATGGCAGAAAATCTAGTGGAAGTAGACTATAGAGGGCTGACTTTACAAGAAGCACTCCAAGCGCTACTAGACAAAAAAGTATTGTTAGTCAAAGGACTGGAACAAAGTCGGAATTTAGACGTATTGATACGTCTTTACACCGAAGGAGTTGTACCTGTTACTCAAATCAGTTATGATGTTGTTCCTGCTGATGGGCATTGGAGAGAAGAATATTGGCAGATATTTGACATATCTGTTAATGCACTAAGTACGTATCCGTGTTACGTGTACGATGCAGAAACGGCTAATAAAGCACCTAAGTTCCTAATTGGAACAACAGTTTATTATACCAGTAAGATGGATAGCACTCGGGATTCAGCTATTGTTATTGGTTTGTACAAAGATGAAGAAGGTAACTGGCATTACAAACTAAGTAGAGACCAAGAAATTTATGCAGAGACAGAGCTTACAGCAGACAGGTTGTAAGCCTGTCTTTTTTTTGTAATTAAAATGTTGACAATAAACAATAAGCCTGATATACTCTAAGTATAGATTAAGAGAAGGAGAGCTAATCATGGAGAAAACTTATGAAATACCCAATTATTTGCTAAACATGTTGAAGAACTACAAGGACGGTATTAAACATGGTAGTCCGTCATTAGACGATTTTTTAGAAAACAAACCTGAGTATGAAGACTATGTTAACCTAATTAAAAAGCACACAAAAAGTGACGTAGACTTTAAATCACTAGCAGGTAAATTTCTTATTGATGGTGATGTCACAGGTTACGATACAGAATTTGATAAACTATTGTTTTTGCTAGACTCAATAAACCAACAAATAGCCAAATTTGTTACAGAAGCAAATGAGCTAGTTGTATCAGGAAATTACTTTGGTAAGCCTAGTCGAAGTGATAAGGTATCCCGTGTATTTCTACGAGTTAAACCGGGTAAATGTTTAGATAATATTGAAATCTATATCTATACCAGTAGCTTATCATTTCCGGGCTTAGTTAGTGGAGTTGACTTCCCCAATAAAGAAGGGCGCTCAACGGTTATTACACTTAAAGGGGAGCAGGGTTGCATAGATTTTAATGGGTTAAACGCACATAAGTTATACTCATCCTCTTGTACTCAGACTGTACAAGGTAAAGCTACAAAATACATGGAATCTAAACTTTTTAGCCCCGAGTTTCGGGATTTAATTAGTACATTAAATGATTCGTTGTATTATATTTATCAGGGAGAAAAGAATCCAATGGATATTTTAATCAAATAAAGGAGATATAATCATGGAGAAAACTTATAAAATGCCTAATTACATGTTAACCATGTTTAAGGAGTACCTAGAAAAAAATGAAAGACCTTCTTTAGAAGATTTTTTAAAGAAGTATCCCAAGTATAGAGAATATGCGTACCTCATTAGTAACTATACTACTAATGGAGATGATTTAATAGCTTTAGCAGGAAAGGCACTTATTGACAACGACTCTATTCAGGGATACAGGACAGAGTTTGATGCAATTATTGGTCGTATGCGTAATATTAATAATATGTTGGAAAATGTAGCGTTAGGTGTGGTTGATAAAGTCAGCTTCTTTAGGCGCTCAAGAGTAGTTACCCCACAATTTGAACTTGACCTAGACATAGAACAGAGAAAGGACGAAGCGATAGTTTTCTGGACAAGCTGTACGTGTAAAAAGTTTTCTGCGGGTTACCCAGAACAATATCAGTGGGGCAATGGGTACGTAAATGTAAGCCTCTATGCAAAAAGAGGTAACATAACATTTACTAATTTAACTATGGAGACTCTATGTCGTCTTTTTTGTGAAAAAGACGGAGACCAAGAAATCCAAGAGGGAGTAGAGCGCATATTGTTAAGACCAGAGTTCGTTGCCTCGGTTGAAGAATTTAGCAATAAGTTGTATGCAAGTTCAAGAAAACAAAATCCAATGGATATTTTAATCAAATAAAGGAGAGATAACTGTGAAAGACATGAAAGACTTTGTACCAAAATTTTTATTAGATTCAGTAGACGAGGCGTTTAAAACTTTGGAATTAGATTCTAAGGGTAAGTTATATGACATACTTACTGAGCCTAAGACCGAAGAAACAGCTAAGCTCATCAGACTAGTTAACTACGTTTCTACCAGTGACATAGACATTTTAGCAGTATTAGGTAAATATGTTATGCAAGGTAGGAAGAGACTTATTTTTGACCGAGATTATACCGTGTACACCCGTTGGGATGCACTATTAGACATGGTAGCTAAAGTTAACAAGCTATTTGCTGAACTAGAAAAAGATTTATGTCAGCAAACACTAGCGGTTATTCAAGATAAAGAACGTATTATGGAGTACAAAAGATTTTATGATAGTACTGTACGCTTTCACCTAGATATGGCAGATGGTGGAGGGGAGGATATTCATATCAACTTACGTATGAAAGTTCAGGGTCACGAAAGAAAAACTCTTTTTTATTGTAGTTTTACTGATAGCTTTGATTCACGGACAAATTATAAAAACAACTGGCGTACAAAGTTTAAATCTGTTATTAATGTAGGGCTACCTAATAATGTGTGGGTACCTAGTGAAGTAAACATAGATGAAATCATAGATAAACATGGTGATAATATTGATTCAGCCATTTTTTCTCTATTGTCTAAGCTTACTACTATAAGTACAGAAGCACTTCCGGGCAGTGTAATAGTAAGTTCTGCAAGAAAGTAATTGACAGTACTAGTACAAGATGTTAACATGTTTATGTACAAGAAAACAAATCAAGGAGAGATGTACAGATGAAAGAAAAAAAGACTTATACTTTAGAGGAAATTAGAGAGGAAATTAGGGTAAAAGAAAGAAAAGCTGAAGAATTAGAAGCGTTGCTTGCAAAACTACCAGACGATGTCTTATGTAAAGAATATGATGCAATGACATACGACAGGTTTTATGCTTGGGGAAACGATTCTTGTGGACAAGTGCAGGAGTTATTGAGTAAACATAAGTATAACTTGGACTCAATTCAATTGGTTCACGACGTATTCTATGCACTGGAAAATTTGGTAGAAGGGGAAATAGCATACAGGGAAGATAAGTAATTGACAGTACTAGTACAAGATGTTAACATGTTTATGTACAAGAAAACAAATCAAGGAGAGATGTACAAATGAAACCATTCGAAGACATTTTTGATGTGTTGAACAAAGCACGTCAAGACAAAGACAAGGTAACACTTACTTTTATTGAAGGACTAGATAATATTGCTAAACTTCAAATTGAGGATTCTTCTGCTACAGCAGGAATCACTCGTTATGTAAAGTTCTACAACAATGACATCCGTAAGTTCCAGTACGTTGACCAAGCTGACTTTGAAGAAATGTATGCAGGCTTAGAAATGAAAACAGGTAAACCAAAAGAAGAAGCAATTGAGTTTCCTTCTGAGGAAGTAGGTATTATCAGTGCGTTAGAAATCTTGCAACAAAGTGGTGTCTTTAGTGATGAAGATGGAATGCTAACTCTAGGAATTAACACGTCTACATTGAAAGATGCTCACTATATCTTACAGTATATTGAGCCTGCAATTGACCGTTACTTTGAATCTTTGAATAAGAATATTGAAGAATTAGACCGTGTAACGATTGACCAATCAGATGAACTTAAACAAAAAATCTGGGAAAGCTTTGTATTTAGCAAAGATAATCTAAGCAAAATGCTAGATGACTTTGAATTGGCAACTCTAGACACGTTCCCAAATGTACCGTCTAATTTAATTGTTGAGACTTGTTCAGAAGTGAAGAAAACTCTTGAAGGGTTATTGATTGAAGATGCTGAAGAAAATCCTATTGATTGTAATGAAGTACTTGTTGAAGGTTTCATTGGTGCTATTATCCGTATTGAACAATTTATTATTTCTGTTGCAACATTACCTTACCGTAGAACAGAACTAGAACTTAGAGAATCAAGAAAAGCTTATATCAAAGAGCTTGCTTCAAATCTATTTATCTTTGCAGAAGCTATTGCTCAGGTGTATACTAGACTTATATGCTCTATCTTAATGGAAAACTCTATTGATATGCACAATGCTTCTGAATATATCCAAGTTATGGAAACAAAAGCGGTTCACTGGGTAAAAGAAGAAGCATTAGGTGGAACTATGTTAGCTAACAATGAGGAAGACCTCGTTGAGTTATCCCAAGCTTTAAACTCTATGACACTAGATGACGTACGTGAAACCCGAGAAACCCCCGAGAAGGCTGAGTTTAAAGAAGCTTTGGAAGAATTGCTTAATGAGTTGATAGGTGCCTTTTCAGAAGACGAGGACGAAGAAGAAGATGACGAAATAGAAGACGAAGATGAGGAAAATGAGGAAGAAGACAACGAGGCACTTTTCGAAACACCTATGGTAGACATGGATGACCTCCTTGGATACTTATTATCAGGTAAACCTAAAGAAAAAGAAGAACCTGTAGAACTCTCAGATGATGCAAAAGCAGAGTTTGAGGAATACTTTGCAGATGAAATCTACGAGCTTCAAGAACTCCGTAAAAAGGTAGAAGATGCTTTAGCCTTGTATGACAAGATTAATAGTGAACTACCCCTAAGCGAGTTAGATTCAGTATCTATGGAAAATATTCAATTAGCAATTTCAACGTTACGAAAAGCGCTAGATAAAACAGAGCTTGATTACACTAAGAAAGGTCTGCTTGAATCGTTAGCTATTCTTAAAGGAGACAAACATACTTTTTATGTTGAATCCATTAGTCTTTTAGGGGATGCGTACAAGCTTTATAAAACACTTGGTGTAGGTATTACGGACTATGCACATGCAGTTGTTAAAGACATTGAATGTTCTATTAAGGATAAATGGGGCGCAAACCCAGAACGATTTGTGTTGAGTACAGTTACCCAGTTAATCAAACGTGGAATCGAAGCCTTAGAGGACGTTGAAGAATACTCAGATTTATTAGCCTTTTCTCTAGCCCTTTCACTGACTACTGTATTAGCAGACTGGAATAACTCATTTGATGTAGTAAATGTTAATGTAAACGACTTTATCCCTAAGAAACGACCTTCTGTTGTTGTCGAAGAAGATGAAGAGGAAGAAACAACAGACCTAGCTAAAGAGTTAAAAAACTTAATTCGTGGAACAGTATTAGATGCTGACACACAATCAGCTAGTGATATAGACGAAGAAGCCTTGATTGCTGACTACCAGAACGGTGTCTCTCAAAGAGAACTCACAAAATGTTATAATATAAGTACAGGGAAGTTCTACTCAATTCTACGTAGACATGGTATCGCAGTAGACAGCTCTAAAGTAGCTAAGAAGGTTGCGCATGTAGAAGAGAACCCAGAAGTACTTGAACAGGTTCTTAGAGATTATATCGAAGGTAAAACATTAGCTTACATTTACTCAAACTATAATCTATACAAAAACGGTTTGTTCTATCTACTAGACAAGTACCAAATTCCACGTAGAAATAAACGGTAACTTCCAAATACACTTAGGCAGTGGCTACTATGGTCACTGCCTTTAATAAGGAGAATATTTGTTGGAAGAGACGGTTTATAATTTTATACAAGGTTTAAGCGGGACACAACTAACTATACTAGAAGATACATTTGCTTTACTAGGACTAGTTTTTATACTTATAGGAATACATCTTTTGGTAGAAGATACAGTTGAGTGGGTGGAACTAGTTAAGAATCCAAGAGTATCTACATTTGCAACAATACACATGTACTTTACTTTTTACCTACCGATGTTCATTTTCTTTTTAGTAGATGGTAGTACGGTTACTACTTTTGTTGGCTCGTTACTGCTTTTTGCTGTTGCATATACATGGATTGTCTGGTTTCGGGTGGGTAGATACACAGAAAATTGGTCAGTAGTACGTCCATTTGTTACCTACATTAGAGCACAAGACCATGTGTGTACGTTAGTTATTGGTTCAGTACTTTTAAGAACAGTACTATCTTTTATAAAGATTAGGATAGGTTAAGATAGGATAGGATGGAGGATAAGATAGATGAATGAAATAATGAAGTATGTTTGGTTAGGTGTGTTTATTGCTATACCCGTAATTGGCTTTATTTATGTATATAACTACAATAGAAAAAACCCACGTTGGTACCTTCGTAAAAGTTACTGGGCGCCACTAGTGCTAGACTTAACTGTTTTTGGTGTTTGGGCAATGGTAGGCATAATTACACCAGCTATTGGACATACAGAAACTAATACTAAAACATTTAATATTGAACCACTTACTGTTTATAGCTCACCAGAAAATGTTTATGCAAAGGTAGGTAACACGGATGACAGCTATGTTAACTTTGCAATTACAGGTAAGGGAACTCACTCTGCACCACTTGGTAACACTAGTATCCATTACGTTGAGTCCGAAGGTAGACCGAAAGTCACGGTTACTTACTACAAATTAGACTCCCCTTTCTCAGCCTTTATGGGAATGCAGGGAGCACTTGTAACTAAAAAAACTCGTGTAGATATTCAAGTACCTGTAGGTGGGGTCGAAGTTGCAAATACAGGTAGTACATTTGAAGAACAATCAGTAAATGATTTACTTAAATAATTTTCTAAGTAGCGGGTTACAAAAATCCCCTAAGTAGCAGGCTAGAGACATCTTTTATAGGTGTCTCTTTTTTTGTTGACATCCCTATACAATCATGCTACGATATACACGTAGATAAGAGAAGCCAGAATAAATAAAAAATTTGAGCTTACCTATTGACATTAAACAATGTACAGGCTATAATAAGCTTGTAAGATAAAACGAAGGAGGAATTTACAATGGAAAAACAAAAACAAGTGATTACAAGAAAACAATACGAGGAGATTATGGCACGTTATGACAAGGTAGACTATGCTATCATTGCAGGGTTCATTATTTTTGGTACAGTTATCTTTGGTTTTGGGGGATTTGTTTTTATGGCTATTGTTGGTGCGTTCACGTTCCCACGTATGAAACAAAAAAGCATTAATTTAATAGAACAAGACTACATTGTTAGAGATGACGACCAACAGTAAGCTTAATTGTTGACTATGAAAATTACAGATGTTACTATAATGGTACAAGGAGGACAAAGAAATGGCAGAAGCAAAAAAGAGCTATGCTGACATGACAGAGGAGGAAGCACAATATGCAATGGTACTGGGTGCTAGAATCGCTCATGCACGAGAAGGGTTAGGTATTAGTCAAGGAGAACTAGGTAGGTTAGCAGGTTTCAATCAAACAACTATTTCTTTAATTGAGACAGGTAAACGACTGCCTAACTTAAAGACCCTTATCAGATTGAGTAAGATTCTTAAAAAAAGTTTGAAAATTACATTGGAATGAGGTAGAGAAAATAAAACAGGGGGAAATTTATTATGACAACAAAAGTAAAAGAAACAAAATCAAAAGTAAAGAATGGTGAACGTACACCGAAGGAATTTGTAGCAGGGATGAAACGTAGTAAGAAAGACTTATCACAAACGCAAGTGGTAACTTCTTTAATGGAAAACTATCCAGAACTTACACCAAAAGACATCCAAGAAATTACAGGTATTAAACGTGGAACTATCTATACAATCCAAAGTCGTCTACGTAGTGCTCATCGTAAGGAACATACAAAGACCGCAGATACGCCACATATGGATAAAGTAGAGTCTATTAGTGAAACCATGAGTCCGGAAGCTATTGGTAAACAAGACCTATTTAACCGTTTAGCTGATGTATATTTAAAGAAGATTGAAGAAACCGAAGATATTGAAGAAGCTAGCAAATACAATACGTTACTTATTCAAGTGATGGAAAGCTTAGATAAATGATAGTAGGATTCTATTTATATAATTTAAGAGTCCGGATTCTACCGTATATTTAACAGGAATGTGCGGTAGAATTTTATTTACATAAACCTATTGACATTAAACAATAGATAGGCTATTATATACATGTAAGATAAATACAGGGAGATGTTTAAATGCAAACAGCAACTAAAAATTTTGAAGTTATACGTAAGACAGATGATTTAATTTATTACCACTTTGCAAAGGAAAATAGTTACGCTATCAGTAAGGCAGATGATAGGGAAGTTAAGAAGTCTTACAGAGAAAAAGTAAAAAAAGATTAAGCATATCTATTGACAATAAACAATATAAGAGTTATACTATGTATGAAGATAAGGAAAGGGAGAGATGACAATGTTAAACTTTAACAAACATGTAACAGTAGAGGATATTATTAGAGATGGAGAATATGACGATGCAGTGGTAGAACATATTATTGCTGAACTAGAATCAAGTGACAAGAAGAAACTAGCTTTATTCAAACAGTGGGTCGCAGACAAGAAGGAAGACGGAGACACGGAAGCTGTTGAACACTTTAAAGATATGACGGACAAAGAAGTATTAGTATATATGGACTTAGACGAGATTGTAGAGTACTATGAAGAAGCAGGTCTTGCAGATTTTGCAAACAGCTTGGACATTGATTGGACAGGTTTACTAGAAAGTTTTGGAGTAGAATAGGAGGTTAAGACTAATGTATGATATGGTAACTAAAAAGAAAAGAAACCAAGCAATTGTACGTATGAGACAGGCAGGAAAAACGTTCAAGGATATTGCTTCTGAGTATAACATTTCTCAACAACGAGTACAACAGATATACAAACGAGAAACCTCATTAAATAAGATTAGACCTAAAGCGGGTAGACCAAGAAAGCATGAAATTGATGAGAAACGAACAGACATTAGTACTTTTGCAGTAACGAAGAGACAGAGAGACAGAATAGTCCAACAAGCTGAAAAGGAAGGAAAGCCCGTTAAGGAGGTAGTTGATTCTATTATCTTTAATGCGATGAGTGGGGAATATAACAGCCTTTTCCATAAAAAAGGTGGAGATGGTAAACAGGTTCCTATGATAGGGAATAAACAACTGTTAGATGCTTTACGTGCATATCTTGGTGCATATGAGGAAACCCCATCAGAGGCGCTAAGACTAGTTATAGATAGGATATACGAGGATGGATAGCTATTAGGATAGGATGATAGGATACACTTAGGATAAGATAGGATAAGATAGGATAGGATAAGGTAGGATAGGTTTAGGATAGGATACACTTAGGATAGGATAGGATAGGATGAAAGGGGATATGATACAATGTTAGGTACAGCAGAATATGATACACTTAGAGACTACTTAGTAGCAGTGATTTATAACCAGATTAGTGAGGACGAGAGAGACACACAGAGCTTAGACGTATGGAAAGAGGAGGTTAGCAAGCTCACAGCAAATGATTGGAAAGACCGTTGCACGAATCTAGCAGACTTATTACATGTAGCTACTCCTGCTGAACTGGTAGATGTGTACACAGGCTATACAGAAGAGCTAAACGAAATACTTAGAGATTACACAGATGAATTACGTGCAGGAGCTACATTCAATAAGGTAGCTGACGAGCGCTCAGGGTGGATGTGGGAAGATTATGACCCATTAGTACTAGAAGAACACAATCGTGGTTTGGTGGCTCGTTTAGGGCTTCTAATCATTGCTGAACAGCTTGCCACTCAATTAGAGCAAGGGATGTTTACAATACCATATGATAACTAAGTAACAGGCTAGCCTAAGTAGCAGGCTAGCTTTTTTCTTCTAAGTAGCAGGTTAGCTAAAATCTTCTAAGTAACGGGCTACAGTAAAAAAACTCTAAGTAGCGGGCTACAAAAATTCCCTAAGTAGCGGGCTACAAACAGCTTATAAAGTTCCGAAGCGTGGCATTCGACCGCCAGACCTGCCACCTTTGCCCGTTCGATCCGCCACCACTCAAACCCGTTTTTTTTCCTTATATATAGAAGAAAAAAGTTTTTTATCTTTTTTAGTGTTTTCTATTGACATTAAGAAATAAGCGTGATATAGTATAGACAGTTAAAGAAAGGAGAAACAAAAAAATAAATAAAAAAATTTAAAAAAAAGTTATTGACAAAAAGAAATAGACCTGATACAATAAACTTGTAAGATAAATAAAAGAAAGAGGGACTTAAAAATGGAAAAACAAATTATTATAAACTTTTTAAAAGAGATTGAAAAAAATATTAAAATGGTAAACAGAGGTTTAAAATCTGAAAACGAAACTCACAGCGAACTTGTTGGCATGTATAACGGTATTAAGTTAGCAATGAAAACAATCAATCCCGACACTGTAACCATGGACTTACATTATACACGTAAAACACTTGATAACTTATTTTTAGGAACAAACGAGCAAAAAGAAAACGCCTCGAAAGCTTTGGAAAATGCTTTACTAATTGTAGAAAACTAACATATAAAACGGCGGGACACGTTCCCGCCTTACATAAAAAAAATTAAAAATTTTTATGTTTATCTATTGACAAAAAGAAATAAAATTGATATTATAAAGACATAGAAAGAGAGGGGAAAACATGAAAAGAGTAAGAGCCTTTTTAATCGCAAGGAGGGAAAAGAAAGAAGTAAAAGAGATTTTACAGACAAGAAGCAAGGCAATAAACGAGCTTAAAAATTTAAATAAAAAACTTATATAAAACTATTGACAAAAAGAAATAAAGCTGATACAATAAACATGTAAGATATAACAAGGAGGAAAAAGAAACATGCAAAAGAAATTATACAAGAAAAGAGATTTTTATAAAAAGTTGGCTGCCTTTGCTATTATGTTTTTACTAGGTTCGGTTGTTACGGCGGTATTTTCATTCATTGTATCACTGATTATCGGGTTAACTATGTTTCTAGTATCATTTATGATTTTTGACGACTTAGATTATACAGTAAAAAATAAATAAAAAAAATTAATCAAATTTATTGACATTAAACAATAACTGTTGTACAATGTATTTGTAAGATAAATAAAAGAAAAGGAATGATAAAAATGGAAAAACAATTTGACAAAAAACATTTATTAGAGGCTACAGAATGGAGAGGTGCTGGTTACTTAGATACTACACAAATCAATCAAAAACAATCTTACTATATCCAATCAAGACCACGAGTTTATGGCGGTTGCTACGTATATCAATATATAACGATGAACGATGGAACAGTTTACGAGCTTTATAGCATGACCGCAAGCACTAGAGGAATTGTAGCAAATACATGCAAAGCGAAAAACGTACTACAAAGAGAAGTAAAACAATATAAAGACAATGCTATTCATTATTAACATATAAAACGGCGGGACGTGTTCCCGCCTTACATAAAAAAAATAAAAAATTTTTATGTTTATCTATTGACAAAAAGAAATAAACTTGATACAATAAACTTGTAAGATAAATAAAAGAA